TATAACATAGGATTACTTAAAAAAACAAAACAGTTCGGTAGTAGGCAACACCCCTGCGCCGACGAATCGTAGCCTAGCTCATGGAGTTTTTCGCACTGCTCGGACGAGGCGTGGTAGAGGAACTGGTCAGCCAATTTCGTCTCCGCGTCGATAGCCATGGCGGGGCATTTCATCCTGCCTTTGCTAAGGGGGAAGGTGGTTCCCGCCCTGTCGTCTGTCCATTCGCTGTGACCGGCCTCGAAGATTTGCAAGGCTGCGTCGTAGTCGCCGTTCCTAGCCGCCTCCGTGGCTATCTCCGACGTGTACGCGTCGCAGACATGCAGTTTCTCGTTGGTCTCGATATAGTCGTTGTAACCGTCCTGTCCCGGTAGCGGCATGGGGTCTCTCACATCGTCGTAGTCCATAAGCTCTTCGAGCCTCAGTGTTTGATGGTATCTGTTCTGCCCGAGCAGGACGCTGGGATTACCGTAATCGCCTTCCTTACAGTATTCCAGCGAACGGTTCCGACACCATGCCATGAGAGCGTAGTCGGCAATGTCCTTGTCGGCATCACCTTCGAGCCGTTCCAGAGTGTTGGTCGGGGTGTTGCGGTTGAGGGCCACGGCACGTTTCACATAGAAGTTGTCATCGTCCGCCATCATGTCGAGCGTCTTGCCGTCCAGTTTCGGATTGGACGCGACTGCCGTGCGCTCCCTCACGTCGTCGCTGTACTTGAACGAGTCAAGCGTCTCGTCGCTGATGTTCGGGTTCATCAGCGCCTCCAGCCGGTTGTCCTCGTCTTTGCCGGTCTTGGCTATCTGGTCAATTACCGCTGTCGGCGTGTTTTTGGTATCGACAGCCGCCCCATGCTCTTCCGCATAGTTGAGATTTTTGACATTATCGGCAAGACTCGCCTTCGGATTGCCACCATGCGCTTTCATCCACTTGCCCAGCGGGTCACGCGGTTCTGACGGATTATAAACCATAAAAGAAAACCTCCGTTTCGCTGTAAACAACCTTACGCGAAAGGGAGGTTCTATTCTTGCTGTTTTGGTAAAAATCAGGCTCCGGCTTGAGTGGTGTCTTTTTTGACTATGGACACGTATTCGTTTACCAGTTTCTTGAGTTCAGGATTCTGGTCGAGACGGATTTCCACTCCAAGCTTGGTGTTCTTGTAGAACGCGTAATTTTCCTTGGCAGCGATGGAAAGGCTGAAATCCTCGACCTTCCAATTGTCGCCTGTCCCACGGTTCAGACTAAGGAACATGGCTCGGGCGAACCATTCCCTGCCGGTCGTATCCTTGACTGTAATCATAGGTTGAATCTTATGGGTGACATCCGCCGTGAGACGTTTGCCCGGCACGATGATTTTAGGCATCTTCCTTACCCTCCTCCTTATATACGAACATGACGTTCATGTGACTGTTCTTCAAGGCTGCATCCAACGGTGTCTTGCTACGAGCGCGATGACGGTATGCTTCGATATACCATTTCTCGAACGGGAAGTCATCCCCGCTTTTGATGTTCTTGACCTTCACCCAGCGGGACGCGGTTTTCGCCCGCAGTGCGGTCGGTGCGGTGTAGCCGTCACGGTCGTCCATACCGTACTTGTAGTCCTCTCCGGACTCGTACAGTTTGCCGATGAGATATCTGCCGTCGGTGCGCCAGAGGATGAACTGGGAGCAGGTGTCGAGCGAGCGGACTGAGACGATGCTGTCGAACGGGATGATGGCTTTGCCATCGTTCTGTTCCGCATGGTTGATGATTTCATCCATCATGCTTTCCGCCTGTCGCCAGTTGTAGCGGATGATGGTGTCTTCGTCGGGTTTGACGCTGACTTTTCCAATGAGGTCTGATTCCGAACTGATGCGCATGAATACTGCGCGTCTGTCCATGAGTGTTTCGGTCATGGTGTTATCCTTACTCTTATGTGACTACTTCCAGTATAGGGTGTTTTTGCGAATGTGTCCAATACTGGAACCATTCACACCTCACGTAGTCGAATACGGGTAAGCCCCGAACGTCGGGAAGTGGTAGCGGACTTGCGTTTGCCCTCGGCGTCGGCCATGGTCAGCATGGGTACCTTGCGTTCGAACACCAAGGACAATGGTTTGCCCTTGTCCTTACCTGCGGCGAGTTCATACAGGTCTGGGTTGAACCCTTCCAATGGTCTCAGGTTGTCCAACGCTATCCAGTATTTGGCTGGTTCTTTAGACCATGGTTTGGGACATTGGTAGAAGCTTCCTTCGTCCCATGTCCTTGGATTGTATGGGCTTCCGAAGCCAGTCACCTCGCCTATGAGCATGAGGTCTTCGTCGTGCGCGTACAGGATTACCTGCTCCACGTTTTTCATGACGCCGATGATTCCGCATTTCCATAGGACGTGGTTGTCGTGTTCTTTGCTGAATCGGAGGTATTCCTGCATCACGGTGTGTGGTTGGAAGTATACGCGGCCTTGTCGGGGTGCGTATCCGATTCGTATCATCAGGATTTCTTTTGAGTGTGTTGTACCAGTCATGCCCCCATATTACCATATGTAGACAAGTCCAATATAACTTGTACTATCTTAGGGGGACAACTTAACGTCAGCGCGTGTCGTCCTTCTTCGGCCTTCCGGACTTGCGGGAAGCCTTCAAAACGGCGGCAAACATACGAGAGTCATCCATCACGGAAGAATCCTCAGAATTTTTAGAAAAAGTCCCTTCGGGGGGTTCTATGCCAGCTTGCTCATACGTGACATCCCCTGCAAGGAACTCAAACAGAAAATCCAAAGCCGCCAGTAATGCCTCGATAATCACCACGACGGACGGAATGACCAGAAGCCCGACCGCATACGTTCCAAATACGAGATGAAGCACCACAATCGCCAGCAAAGTGAAAAGAAACACCGCCAGCAACAGACTGAAACCCCGATGGAAGGCTTTCAACAATCCGGCTTCGATTCTACGAAACCTTAATCTCGTTTTCTCCGACATGTTTTTTCTGTCTCCAATCATCCACCGACAGGAGAAACAACGCCAGTGGAAACACGACTAGAAACAGTATGCCGCATACGACGAAAGGCAAACCCCAATACCAAGAAAATCGTTTCAGCAAAAAAGAGCCGACAGGCCCCAACAGGGACACCATTCCGGACAGCAAGTACAAACCCAGACCATACCGGAACATAGCATAGGACACTCGCTCAAGGAACGTTTCGTTCTCCTCCTTCATGTCAGCGCTCCTTTCCGGTCGGGTTCCACACGCCATCGGACTTGTCCAGTTTCGCAAGACCACGGGCTTGCAGACGGTAGGCGATTCGATTCTGCGATTCGGTCAGCTCCTTGTCCTGCCAGATGGCGGACAGGACGGTCTGCTCCTCGTCGGTCAGCATGGATTCCAGCAGTCGGATTCGACGCTCCAACGTCTTCTTGGCGCGGGTGTAGCCGGACTTGTGGTCGCAAGCGAGTTCGGCCATGCCCTTCCAGAATCCTCGCATGTTCTGCCAGTTGAGTCGGGCGAGTTTCCTCAGCATATGCACTGATTCGTCGTCCATGTGGAAGTAACAGTAGGGTGGAACAAACGAGTCGAGCGGATAGAGTCCAAGAGGCTCGTAGGGGCTTTCCTCTTTCGCTCGGTTCAGATACCAGAGGGCTTTCCTTAAGTCTTCCAGACCGTTCTTGCCCTGCCAGCGGTACACGTATTTGATTGCGTTGCCTCCTAGGAACGGGTATCGTGATGTCAGTTCGATGCATTCGAAGGGGCCTGACGTGTAGTGGTTGGGGTGGTTGACGTTATCGTTGTGCAAGTTTTTCTCCTAAACGATAGGCTGTATGTGAACGTTTCCAGTATAGCATACTATTTTCTAATGGGGGTAAGAGCCTTGCGATACTCCTTCGAAAGCTCATCATACGAACGTTTCAAAGACCTAGCCCTCCGATTGTCGCCATCCAAATCCGTGGAGCAATGCAGATTCTCATATTCCTTCGGTTTCTTATCCTGCAAAGCGGCCAACGTGTCCAAATCATATGATTCGTCCAATTCGTTGAACTTGGAAGACACCTGAGCATACAGTCGGAGCGACTTATTATACGATTCCGTCATCCTGCTGACTTGTTGGAAACAGGCGTCCTCAGCTTCGGCATGGGCACGCTTCGCCTTGCCTTGGGTATCCCACCAATAGTATCCGCCGCCACAACACAAGGACAGGGCGACAAGAACGGACAGTACGGCGGCTATCCTTTTCTGCACACGCTGTCTCGCCCATTCCTCACCATCCCTCACCCCGGCGGCGATAAGACTATCAAAAGAAGGCGTCTCGCCTATCGTCGTCGGTCGGGCTTGTCTGTTTGAATGCCTTCCCAATTATGGTCAGTCCTTGAAACTCGGGAAAGATAAGTCCAGCCTCGGCTCAAACTCCGAACAATACACGGGAGAGCCTTCACAGAGGGCACGGTTGAGGTTTTCAGCGAACTTGTATGCCTGTAGTCTCCGTTCAGGCTCACTGCCCCGCAAGCATTTGCTGGCGGGAGTGTCTTGGAACCCGTGGGCGTCCTTCTGTGCCTTGGTGAGAAGGTTCTGCAACTGTCCGACGGTCAGCGAAGTGGCCTTCCCCGCTTCCAGTCTTCCGGTCTCACGCAGTTTTTGGATGGCATACTCGTTGTGGGACAAGTCCAAGCATGTATGCCATTGAGTTTTTCCTTCCGGATTGTCTCCCAGTAGAAGCGTTACCCTTCTGGTGTCCTCTGCGAGTTCCGACATTATGTTTTTGTTTCCTTTCAGTTTTTCAGGCCGTAGTAGACGACCCCGTTTGTTTCTTTTGTGCGGTCGAACAGTTCGTGGCCGCGTTGTGTGGTTTCGATGCTTCTGATTACGACTTCCGGCGCGTCGAAAATGGTCATGGGTTCCTGTCCTGCAAGTTTCGCCCACTGGTTTTGGATGACGGTGAGCGTGACCCGGCTGTTGGAGTCGAGTTGTCGGCATTGTCGCTCGTGCTGGTGTTTGCGCACGTAGTCGGATGCGACATCGGCCAGTGTGGTTCTAGGCATGTGTTTTCCTTGCTTTTGCTTGAATGTGGTTGATTCCAGTATAACAAGGAAATGTTTCAAATTTGGCTTTTACATAAATTCCGACGCCAACGGGCGAAATATATCCAAGCCGGAATGTCGGCGGAAACCGCCGCCACACCAATCAAGCCAGTCAGAATAGGTCGGACAATCATATCCTCTGGTTCCGAAACCGGCATGAACCAGAGAAGCGGCACCGTTCCAGCCAAGAAAACAATACTTACGGCGAGCATGACGAATAGCATGACCTGTTCTATGGGATGTTTGGGTTTATCTGTTTTAGTCCGCGACCTTTTGATTTTTGGCGGCTTACCGTCATGCTTGCCATGTCTGCCATACATGGTGGTCTCCCTGTTGTCTGGATGGCTGGACGCCATGCGTGTGATGGACGCGGGGTCGATGACGGTGGTGAGTTCCCCGGTGTCTTCTGATTGTGGTCTCAAAAATACTCCCTCTCTATGTAGATAATCCCAGTATAGTACGTGATAGTACATAGTTTTTTCTCGCGCATCACAAAACGGATAGTCAAAGTCGATAACAGAAAGGAGCGTGTCCAAAAACGCGCTCCTTAAAAACAAGCCAACAGACACTACCAGTCGATGAGCATGTCGCCGTGGACGATTTCTCTCGCATACTTAATCAGGTCGGCGTCCGATTCGACACTGGGGTCGTCCACCAGCCTTTTCAGAGTGTGTAACACCGCTTGCTCGTATCCTTCCCAAAACTCTTTCGGAAGATATTTGCTCCAAAAATATTCCCCCATGAAAGCCACGCAGGGTTTGCACATTCGGACTATTGGAATATGCTCTTTCGGAGCGTTCTCGTCTCCCATGGTGAGGAATTCCAGATAAACGTACTTTTTATCCGCTTTGAAGAACAGAATGTTCTCTTTTGCTGGATTAGGGTCGCCTTCCAGTACGAAGTCCGGGTCTCCGAAATGCATCCCGAATACGATTCCAGCATCGTAATTGTTGAGCCGATTGACGCAATCGCGGAGTGCTGAACTGTTGCATCGACACCAGTTCGGATAATCCGATAACGACACCTCGCATCTGGCACATGCGGGGCATTCTTTTTCTTCGTTTTCCAATATTATTCCTCTCTTTTTAGATAGCCGTTTCAAGCAGAACCGGGGGAAGGCACTGTTTCCAATTGACTCGCAACGCGCTCGTCAAATCGTTCATGTTCAATGCGAACAGTCCGGAATTCATCAAACCGTTCAATTCCACGATTGACACTTCACCGTTGATAAGACACAGGTCGAGCGTGTACGCGCCGTAACCGCAGTGGGCGAACATGCGTCCGGCTCGCGTGGCGAACTCACGGTATCGTTCCGCCAATTCCGGTCTGAGTTCAACATTCTTAACGGTGGTGTCGTCACGATGCTTCTGCATTTGAGGGTCGAATCTCGTATGCATGTTGTCGATTGGTGTTTTCAATCCGATATTGCCAGCGCCGCAGACAGGCTGGTTGCCGACCATGAACATGCGATACTCGTATTGGATATCGACATTCTCCTGATAAGCAGAGCATTCGGGTCATCATCCGCACGAACAAACGCCCAACCTCCCCACTCCTGCACCTGCTGTTCAAGCTCGTCAAGATTAGTTCCGGAGATTTTCAAATTCGGTAGCAGTTTGGCTTGGTTCATGAATTTGATGAAGAACGACGAGACACCGTCCTTAATAAGAGAAGCGAACGCATGTTTGATGTCATCCTCGTAGATGGAACTGAGTTTCGTCTTCCGATGCATGAGCATGCGCACGTTGGGATTGATGGCGTAACGGTCGGCATGAGATGGGTCTGCATATTGGTCGATTGGCGGCATGTTCAACACTTGTCCGAAGTGCGGTAATCCGATTAGCCTCTTCGAGTCGAGGTCGGTTTTCCCATGCACTCGGACTATGGCGTCCTCACCTAGATTGCGGACGCCCCAGTAGAGTCGGGAACAGGTTTCAATCCAATCCTCACGGTCTCCACCTTCCGGCTTGACCTTGCCGACGTACTTTTCCCATATTTGAATGTAATAGTTAGGGATGCCGGTCATGTCATCGGGGCATTTGACGGGTAGAATGGAAATGACCCACGGTTTCCTATCGGTCAATCTATAGCTCCTTTTCGAGTATTGTTGGCGTATTCGATTCCAGCCTTGAAAGCTTCCACCGCGTAGTCGTGGAGTATTTCAAGCTGTCTGAGACTGAACCCATCCTCCAAATGCGGGGACAGGTCGGGTAGGTTTTCTTCTATCGTCTCTTCCGACATGTTGGAGATATTCAATTCACCACTTCTTTGTTTCATCCGGCGTTTGTAAACATCCCCAGTATAACAAGACATGAATGATATGAAAGACGAAACAGGGGTCTGCACACAAAAGTAAGCCCAGACCCCTATTCGACATCAAAGACCGTGCTTGGTCAGATACTTGTTGTTGATGATTTTAAAGCAACGGTTGCTGCCAAGCTCGTTGTACAGGTCGTCGCTCAACCGTTCGCCCGCTTTCGCATGCCAGACGATTCCTTCGTCCAACAAGTCGCGGGTCACGTTGCCTCTCAGACCATCCACTTTGGCAATCATGTCCATCACATCGCCGGTCGGCTTCCACTCGGTCTCGTCTAACAGTGGGACGGCGTTGTCAAGCATGGCTTTCGGCCAATCCCTACGGTCGAGTTTCATGTTGTCACGCCATACGGCGAACACGAATGGACGATAGGACGCCAGCTTCAACCTGTTGCCGTTGACACTTGGGCCGCACAGCTCGAACTGGCAGACCATGCCTTTCTCCAACGCGTCAACCAATCCGGTTTTCACCGCCACCTGCATGTTCGTGCATTCCGGCTTCAACTCCCAATTGCGAGAGTAGATGTGAACCGTATCATCCATATCACGGTAGATTGTGGTGCTGGTGCCGTCCACCTTCACGGTCGGAGTCCACGCAATCCGCCTGATTTCATCCCAATACGCGGTGAGATTCTGCACTCGTGTGGCGTCGGACTTGGAGCATGGCGCGTTGAAAGCGCCAATCATGTCACCGCCTTTCAATGGTGGCAGTTCTTCATACTTCCACACGTCCGCCTGTAAGGTGATATCAGTGCCGATGGGAGTGTCCTCCGGTACGCCAATCGTTGAAAGCGGCATGACTAGTCCTTGACTAGTACACTCCGCGCAGTCGCGCGGTACGTAGCACGTGTCCGGTGATTTCCTTCTCTTCGCCGGTAATCGTGTTGGACACGGGAACGGTACGCTGACCACGCTTCTGCAAGTCCGTATAGCGTGGGTCGTTGGCTGGAAGCCTGGAATCGATTTCGAAATATGCCACATGGTCGCCGGGCTTTAATCCCATGTCCTTGCCTACTACGACAATCCATCCGCCAATGCGAACCTTCTCGATACGGTCTGCGTTCTCAATGGGATACACTCCCTCAATCTTTTGAACGCTCACCATTTTTCTAACCATCAGGTTTTCCTTTCTAACAGTAAGAGGAGGGAAGCCGGTATCGGCTCCTCCCCGAAAAAATGTCAGTCCTTGTCAGACAGTGGGGTCAACCGCAACGGGAACTGTTCCTCCAGTTCGAGGGCGATAAGAACCCTTTCGTCCACCGGAACATCATGTGAGGCCAGCTTGTCCAGCAAAGCCGACAGGCTGGAATGACCTCCCAGATGATACTGTTTGCCACGATACTGTTCCGGCAATGCCACGGGAGTGCGATGCTCCTTGCTCCACGGTTCGCTACGCAGAACATCCAACGTGATGGGAGTGTTGGATTCTTCCATCTTGCGACGCGCGTTCCAATACGTTTCGTCGCACTGGTAGCGGCATTCCGGAACATCCACCTCATACTTTCCATCCTTGTAACGGATGACCGTCACATAGCCGTAAATGTGGGAGTCCTCCTCCCATGGTGTGTAGATGAGCGTCTGATAATCCAATTCGTCGTACATCTGGTCGAGACTGACGTTCAAGTAGACGGACAGAAGCCTGACGGTGCCGAAGGAAGCGTGTTCGAGCGCACGCTGGTCGTGGCTCCAACGGTTGATATCCTCGACAATCTCGTCCACCGGCTTCAACTGTTCCGGGTCAAGGTCGCGGATTTCGTCAACGGAATACGAATCGTATTCGTCGCATGCGATTTCCTCGGCAAGCTCACGGACGGTCATGCCGCTGGTTGCGAGAATGGTTTTCAGCCCAGACTGCGTGTCGTGGCAGAGCGGACAGCCACAGTATTGGATGTTGCGCAGATTGCGCATCAACTCCGTGTAATCCTTGCCGGTCGCATAATGGGTGCCGTCCGGCATGGCGTATCCGGGCTTCAAATGGGCGCGAAGCCCATCCTTGGTCTCCTGCGGGATGGTGTCGGAAACGTATTTGGCGTTCTCTCCGATAATCTGCTTTTCACTGGTGTCCATAAAACGGTTCAGCCTTTCTTCTCGCCGGTTTTCTTGGTGGACGTTTTTCGGGTTTTCGGTGGCCTGTGGAATTCAAGAACGTTTTCCTCATTCAAGGATTTGCGTTGCAAGGTCATGACGGTTTTATGCGTGCGCATGCAATGCTGGCAGATGACCAATGTTCGAGCGTATGAGCATCGACCGTGACCGCCTGTTTGGACGACGGAGATGATGTACTTGTAGCCGGTGTCCAAGTCGGTGACTCTTCCGCACAACATGCACGTGTATTTGGAACAAATCACGATTCGTTCTCGCCATCTTTATCGAGTTCATTGCGAACGATTTCCAAAGCCATGTCGATAGCCTCGTCCCAGCCTTTCCGCCATCCGATGACAAACGCTTCCGCCGGGGCGACTTTACCAAGCTTCGATTGGAGCAATGAGTGGACGGCCCTTTCTTTCAGTTCGTTTTCGTTCAAACTTTCTGCTCCTTTCCCTTGTCGGCCATCAGTGCGACGGCCAACCATGCCGGTAGTGGTGTATTCTGTAATTTTTGTGCTTCCTTCCGGGTTTCAGCCACGCGAAGGAACGGCTCCTTGTCTTCGGTGAGCATGTCGCCCGCCATTTTGACCGTTTTCTTCGAAGTGGATAGAAGCTGTTCGGCCTTCTGGTCTCCGCCCCTCCACATGATTTGGAATCTAAGAGTTGCCCACAACCATGGATTGTCCCAAGAGTCATTCGGAATATCGTTGGCTGCGAACAGGTGGAGCAAATGTCGGACACGTCGGGTCAGGCTGGCTTTGCTTGCGGAATATTTGCCGCGTTTGGAACCAGAGAGGAACGCTTTCATTCCTGTGTCGAACGCGTCTGGATTGGTGTGTTGGAGCACGCTCCCGGACAGGACTGTATCGTTCACGGTTTCGGCGCTGGTCAGATGCCATCCGTTGCAGATAGGGCAATGGTATGCGCGTTTCTCAGTGTGTTTCGGATTTCCTCGTCCTTTGATGACAGCCAATGCGAGTTGGGCTTCCCTTTTGTTGGGGTAGCGGACTTTGCTTCGGTTCAGAGTGCATTTACCTGCGGTCTTGTATAAGCTGTGCATGATGTCCGTCTCCTCTTACTGTTCAGCAAAAGGAAGTAGTAATACGGCAGTATTCCAATCCCAATCGTGCATGAGTTCGTATGGGTCGATGTTTTTTCATGGTGTTCTCCTTTTTTGGAATGGTTTTTTATGTGAACACCCCCAGTATAACATAAACCATTAAAGAGGGCAACTACCCCCTCTTCACAACCTTCGCACCATACTTATCGGCCCACTGACGAGCCAACGTCTTCGCCTGTTCCCTACAAGCACGACGACTGAAAGCCGCACTGAACGTATGAGAACGCTTCATATCCCAAACCTTCCCATTCTCACTATCATGCCGACGATACAATACAACCTTCAAAGCGATGACGGAACCATACTTGTCCCGCACCTTCTCAATGACCACGACCTTCTTGTTCTTGTGGCTTTTGTCGCTATGCTGGGACATTCCGGCTCCTCCTAAAAAAGAAAAACAGCGAGCACAATATTGTGCCCACTGTTCCACATAAGGAACATAGCCGCTTCCTGATTGTTTTCGTCAATCTCCGCTAAGCGTCCACGATGGTACGCGTCGCAGAGGAGCCTTTCGGCTTTTTTATCCAATGCATTCGCCTTTCGATATAATACGAGAACATGTACTTCCGACGCTCCCAGACCGGCGAATAAATCACATACTTGATGGTGTCCGTATCCCGCAGGATGACGCTGATTTCGCCAACACTGTCCCGTTGGATGAACTGCACGATACCTCGAACGGTTAGAGAACGCCGACTCAATAATATCCGGTCGCCAAGCTGAATTCGCTGCCCAACGAAACAATCATCTAATTCGGTCAGCAGTTCCGCACCGGTCTCGATGGACGAGTGGAAACTGTTCAGCGGGTTACGGAGAAAACTTCCAACCTTACAGTTCCAGTCGCGCTGTGCGTCGTGCAAGGTTTGGAAGCCGACTCCGCCAGATGTTTGCAAACCATTATCCACTGGACAAAAGTGGGAGTATCCCCAACCTTTCGGCAGAAAATATTGCTCGTCGTCCCAAGTGCAGTGGAGTTCAGATTTAGCCCGATACTTAAATTCGGGAATGCTGTTACAGCATGGGCATGTAAGAAGGTTTCTCACCCCAGTCCTTTCTGAGTCCTTAAGAGTTCGTCCAGTTTTTCCTCGATGCTTTCCAACCTCAAGCGCAACGCCTTCTGGCTTTCGTAGATGGCCGCAACCTCTCCTGAGACTTCGTAGAGGGTTTTGTCGCCATACATGTCATGCTTCTTGTCGGCCTGTTTCTCAAGCTTCGCTATCTCCTGCTCCCGTTGCGACGGTTTGCGTGATTTCAGATAGTCCCTGCATTCGGGATTGAACATGTCCTCATATCCCATTTAGCACCCAAACTCCTCTCTGCGCATGGCTTCATACAGCATGTTTTCCTGAGTCGCGTCGGACAAGGCGCGATGCTCTTCCACGTCACCGATACCATAGTCGCGGATAAGCACGGCAACCTTATGGCTTGGCTTTTCGGGATGGATTTTCCGACTCATTTCCAACGTGTCCACAAACCGGTGTGGAAAGAAGAACATTCCACCGTTCACGGTTTTCATGGCCGCGTCCAAGAAACTTAAATCGAATGACGCGTTATGCGCCATAATGATGGTTCGCGGGCCAAGCCACTTGTCGAATCGGATGATGGCTTGGCTTACGTCGGGTTGTCCGATGACCATACTGTCGTTGATTCCGGTGAGGGAGGTGATGTGTTCGGGGATATGCTGGTGCGGGTCAATCAGTTGCTCGTATCGGTCTACGAGTTTTCCCCCGTGGATTTTCACGGCTCCGATTTCGATGAGTTTAGCCCCGTTTTCGGGTTTGAAGCCGGTGGTTTCGGTATCCAAGACCACGTAATCGTAGAGTGGTGTTTTCATTGGGTCGATTCTTCTGGGGTCTCGACTTTGGTATCTGTCCCAGCTCATGGTGTGGTCTCCTTGGATAAGTGAATGTGTGGACGTTTCTAGTATAACACCTATTTGGTGATGGCCTTGACGCGACCGTCCAGAACTGTTCTCACGACATCCTCGAAGTCCGTGCCATCAGGCAATAGGTGGGAGTCTTGAAGGGTTCCGATAATCTTCAACAGTTCCGTATGCCCGTGCGGAGTGCGCTTATAGTCGCGGGTCGCACCCGCCTTGTATGCGCGACGCAACTGCAACGACAACTGCTCCCGTGTGAGCGTGATGCAATCGCCTTCCTCGATGGGATACCGTTCTTCCAGTTCCTCGTTGAGAATGCTCATTTTTTTTGTTTTTCCTTTCTGTTTTTTCAGACGTACATTCCCTCATGCCAGCCGTGCAGCAAACCCCATTCGGATAGTTTCCGGAACCATTTCTCGCATTCGTCAGCCACCTTGTTGGGATAATCCAACGTCGGGTTCACGTTGAGTAAATACTGGTAGTCGTAGGGTTGGCAGAAGTTCTCGTCCAACACGTCTATCTGCCAGTCGCTACCGGCCTTGGCAATCTCGACATTTAATGTCATGTCATGGTCGGGGGAGACTGAACGGCAGAGGTACCAATACCCCTCACGGTGGTCGGTGAATCCCAGTCGGCGCATGGTCGAATCTTCGGCGGAACTCATGCTAAGCGCCGCATTGTTCTGATGCTTCGTGTAGGTGACGCCTATGGTCGAGAATCGAGGCGTGTTCTGAGTGTCGGACATGTTCTCTCCTATTCTTCGCTTTCGCGCAAGTCGATTACCGGAATATGGGTATCGGTGGAATAGTGGACGGAATAAGGGTCGATTGTCCTATGCTGCCAACTGACACCACCTTCCACCGGCCAAGCCAACCAGCTTATGTCGTCCAAATAGTTCAGAATGCTGACGTGAGCAATCCAACGGCACCATCTTGCAGGGCATATCACGTCGAACATGGGAGTATCCTCGGTTCCCGGTCGGCAGGAATGCCGTTGCCAAGAACGCAGGTATACGCGGTAGAGCGCATAGGAGTCGTCTGTTGGCAGTTCCTTGGTGTCGAATACTGCGCGAGTTGGGTGGTCATCGAAGAGGATTCGTTTGCCGATGCCAGTTGATTGATTCAATGCGTTCTCCTTTTTGGTTGTCTTTGTCTTTGTGAACAATCCCACTATAACACAAGGGGGTAGAAAAACGCAACACGAAAACCTAAGCCAGCGTTCGATTAAAAAAGAACTCCCTCTTCCCACCCCGATACAAACCCACACGCGAGCCAGACAAACGAAAACCAAAACGACGGAAGAAACCCTCATACACCGGCAACAGTTCCTCCGGCACCGTCACCAGAGGAAACTGCTCGCACAGCAAACCCAACGCATATTCGACCAGAGCGGAACCGACTCCTCGATTCCGAAAGCCCTCGTAAACGCATAAAGTGCAAATCTTCCGTTCCGACGAAGTTCTCTTGAGAACGCAAAACCCCGCCAACCCATCATCCGTGCGGGCTAAAAGAATCGCACGGTCTTTCCCTAATGAGGGGAGAACCGTGCGGTCGAACCACGTATCAAAGCCGGGATAATACGTTCGGATTATCTCCGGAATAGGAATAGAAGCCGCAGTTTCAGCGTCCCGAACTACACTAATCCTCAACGAACTCGAACACATGAAAATCCGTCACACACTTGACATTGACATGAGTCGTATCATCCGGCCAAACATATAAAACCGGCATATAGCCGGACAGTTCTCGAACGGCGAGATTGCTGAAACCGTCCAAGTAGAGGGTTCCGGCCATGGGTTTGCCGTTCCAGTTGAAAATTGCGGGCTTGCCTTCGAGTTCCTTCCAGTTAATTCCGTCTTGGTAGGGGAGTTCTTTTAAGGTCATCGGTTTTCCTTCTTTGGTGTGAACTATCTCACTCTAACACAACAGATGTAGTGCAGAAGGCGAAAAACAGCCTCCCTACAGTCAGAATTCAGGCTCTTCAACATTCAACAACACCAGCCTCGGACGGCGGCGAAGAATCCTACAATCCTCGTCCCAAGCATCCAAAATCTCACAAGCCAACACGGGCGCTTCCGAATCAAGAGTAGGCGTGGTACGCAGAACCGACTGGATGTTATCCAAGTCTGCGGATGGGAGTTCAGTCGCGTCATTAGCCGCGTCCAACAAGTAATGGGGCATTCGCGCTCCTTCCAAAAATTGAGACGAGAATACCCGTGGAAGTCGTTTTCCACGGGCATTCTGGTATCATTTACTGACTCCGTGAAGTTCTAGAACTTCGTTTAGTCCCTCAAGGCAATCGTCCTCAATAGTAGCGCTACCCCAAACGTTTTCCCACCATTCGTCCAACAGTTGCGTAGCGCTCATGTCGAGCTTCTTAAGGGTTTCGGTTGTAATGTCAGCGTATTCCAAAGATTCTTCATTCAAGTATGCGATTGTTCTTGGGGCTACCGCATACTTGTCGGGGTTGGTGTCGAGTCTTTTCAGAAACGCCAGTACGGTCTCTTTGTCGTGCTCGTTCAGTTCAGGGTCGTTTTTGGCTGAGTTGGTCAGATACTCATAGTAGCCGCTGTCCATTTTTCTCCTTTTGGTCTAACGTTTTTTGACGTGGGAGCTAGTCGTTGCTCCAGTCGGTATTGCGTATGCCGAATTCGTTTCGTTCCTTGGATTGCGGGTTCCAAGCGCTACCGGCGTCCCATCCGTTATGAGTGGAACGGTTGTTCTTGTGAGTGTTGTTTTTATTGGAACTGTCGGTTGCTACCCAGTCGTGGTTACTCATTCGTGAACCTTTCAGGCGAACACTTTCACGGACTGGAATTCTTCGCCCATTTCGTTGCCGGATTCGCATTGGTTGACAATAACCCATGGTTTGACGCCGGGGAGGTGGAGGCTATCGATTCTCACGTACATGTCGGGTTGTGCCGTGCGATATTCCAGTATGCCTTCGATGGTTTCGCCGGTTTTGGTGACGGCGATGCACTTGTGGCCTTCCAAGTTTTGGGGGAGGGTGTTGTGCCAGTTGATTTCTGTGGTGGTGTTGCTCATTTTTCTCCTTAGTAGGATACAACTTCTTACTGTGTGAACAATTCCAGTATATATGATATTAGCGCAAAACACAATCCGATAGAACAATAAGGAGGCATAGAAACGGCAGTCTTCCAATCCAATTTCTCAATAGCAGTTATCACACCAGCCGGTATCGCCGCAAAGGTTCTCGTTCTCCTCGCTGAGAAGGCAACCGCAACCGCTGCAATACATGTTGGCTGGATTGTCGGACGAAGCGAAAGAACCTTCCCTGACAATGTTTCCAGCCAAGTCGGTGATGGTGTAGATTGCCCGAGTGTCGGCTTCCGGTGCGGGATAGCCGGACATGCCTAGAATCCTGTTGTACACGTTCGTCAGTAGAGTGCGAACGTTTCCGGCCTGACGAGTCCCATTCAGAATGGGATTCGTCAAATGGTCGAAGAATCCTACCGTCGTATCCCAAGAATGCTGGCCTTCGTGGATTTCAATTTCCAGCTTTTCCTTGCCGTCGGTGAATCGCATTTCGTTTTCCTACAATTCTCTCATGGCCTTGTCTAAATCGGACACAATCGCGTCATACAGTCCGTCAACGTTCAACGATTCCAGCTTGTGCGACGGCAAATCCACGGGAGTGCATTCCCCGTCGTCGAAAGTCCAATGCTCGACCGAAACCGTGTATACTCCTCCACTCCAACGGTAGGAACGTCTGCCGTTATGTTGCGAGTCTGCCACAAGATAGTATTCGAACATCTTGCCCATGTATGGGCATTGGAATGCGACTTCGATTCCGTCTCCGAAGATGGCGCGGGTGGCGTGTGCGCCGGTCACGTATGGGATTTTGACAAGCTTGTCAATGAGTTTCCGGTAGGTGTCTTCGCTGATTTTCGAGTACATTCTTTTTCCTTGTTCTGTATGGGGCGAACCCTTGTTTGTGTGGACAGTTCCAGTATATCATACAAATGACGACATCCCCAAAAAACAGCACACGCCCTACTTGACCTCAGCCTTCAATGTTTGTTGGAAGATACTTTGCGACAGGGCCAGTCGAAGGACGGCTCCCTTTGGCGAACCCATGAGGTGCCGGATGGTTTCAGCCATGCAACGCGGTGATGATTTCGTCAGCGGCCTTACGGACATGCTCGGCGGTGGAACGTACAAGCTTGGGGTCGGCATCGCTCCAACCCGCCACGTAACGGATGGAATACTCGCCGGTGTCCATTCCCATGTATTTGGCCACCACGTAGGCGACGCTTTCCGCCTCGGTCTCGTAGATGCCGCGATGCCGACCGTATTCGCCTTCCGGCAACCCCTGTTGACGTCCTCCCCACGGTTTAAACCGGGGGATTCCTCCCATCCTGACGATGGGAGAGGTTCTGGTTTCTAAGAGACCGCCACGGATTCGCGTGTAGCGTTTCCGTTGGTCTTATGTCCCTGTTCGACCGGGGTGTCGTCCGCGCCCCACAGGTTTTCCGACGTGACGGCGAGCGTGTCCAATCCCCGTTTGAGGATGTTTTTCGCCGCGTTCACGTCAGCGTTCGTCTTATACGAGCATTTCTTGCAAATGAACACCGCTTGGCTCTCGCGGTTTTCTTTCGCCACATACCCGCATTGACTGCATGTCTGGCTTGTGTAGGCCGGGTTGACGAGTATCATGCCCACGCCGTCGGCAAGCTTGGTCTTGTAGGCGAGCATGGACGACAGTCTCCCCATGCTCGTCTGTCGGAGACTACGGTTGAGTCCACGTTTCGCCGCCTGACCGTTAGGGAGGTATCTGCCTTCATGCAACGGGTCGGGAACAGGCTTGTTACGTCGGCTCATGTTCGCCAACCGTAGGTTCTCCAACACAATCAAATCATTGTCACGCACGAGTTGGGTCGTGTATTTTTGGTACACGTCGTCCAGTATGCGCTTGGATTTCGCGTGCAGTCTTCTGATTTCCAGCCGTGTTCTCCGATACGCGCGGCTGGTCTTGCCGCTCTTCGCGTACTCCCGTTCGCTGGAGTATCCCGCGCTCCCAACCCTGCGGGCTTGGGCCTTCTGCCGTTTCCTGATTTCACGGTCGATGGCTTTCAGCCTGTTTTTGGGTAAGTCCATGAATCGACCGTCGGAGTCGGCGGCGGCATGCGCGCATCCACGGTCGATGCCGACCGCCCTGCCGGTCGGCTCATGACTGATGGGCGTTGGAATGTTGTTGAATACTACGGTACGGTTCGTCCAATCCACTTGGATGGCCGTGTATTCGCGTATCGGCTGACTGACGCGCACGTGCAGGAGGATACGGTAGCGTAACGGTTCGCCCGGCAATGACATGCCTTTGGGGTTCTGTCCGGTGATGGTTATGATGCCGTGGTTGCGGTTGACCCGACGGTATACGGCGTTGCGTCCCCCGTTATGCCAGCAGACGAAACGTTGCCCGTCACGCTTGTACGATTTGAGACGGGGCATTCTCCCCGGTTTCAACCGTTTGCTTAATAGGGTCTTGCGTCGTTGCACGGCGGTGAACCATTCGACCCGTTCGATTCTGGTCGGGGATTCCAAGATAAGGGAAGGCACTGCGGTTAGCCAAGAGCATTCTTTCCGGGACTGGCTGACGCTACGAGTGTCGGGCGTGCCGCCAATGGGGATGAGAGTCTTGTCCTTACCGTATTTGCAACGGTTCGACCTTAACTGGTTGAACCGGTAACGCCAAGCGTCACAAAGCCAGTCCATCGCCTGACTGCCGGTATTCGCGTAAAGCTTTTCGGAGCATGGGTCATGCTGGTCGGTATAACCGATGAACGGTTTGGCACCGTCCAACGTCACACGTTCCAACACGACTTTCTGACTCATATTTCTAATAATACCACATTACGCGTAATATGGAAAAAAGAAAGCCGTGATTCCTCCCCACGCCTAAAGGCGGGAGCACCCTCACAGCAAAACGGTGGAAACGTCCCATGAAATCGAGGTAGCGCTGCCAAGTGCCGGAGTTCCGTAGTTCCTTTACGCCGTTTTCGATGTCCTTGCGCAGTTCTTCGATTCGTTCCCCGTGTTGTTTGCTTGCCGTTTCGTCGTTCCTTTTCGGTCACGTACGGGGGGTACTGGCGCGGTCAGCAGCAGTATTCGTTGACTGCGTTGACGAGTTCAGCCATGCTCATGCCGTACACGTCGCTGTGGCGGTGGAAGATGCTTTTGGTGAAGAGCCTTTTTTGCATGATGTCGCGGGCTTCGGCGCTTTGTGCGAGTTTCACGCTTTCGGTGAATGCGCCCGTGGGGTTGTCGTTGATTTGTTTGGCGTATTCGACTGCTTGTTTTTTGGGCATTTTCTTGACGTTGATTGCGCCGCCGATGTAGTGGATTGCGTACATGTTGTGTGCTCCTTGGTTTTTTTCAACCTTGTTTGTGTGAACAATTCCAGTATAGCATATTTGAAAGAAAGAGCAAAAACACAAAACACAAAAAGCCGCGCAAACGCAAAAGCATCCACGCGACTCGATATTTTTTCACCACTATACGGAGGGTTGTGCGGTTGCCTCCGCCGGTGGGCGATGCCGGTTAGTCGAAGTCCGACGGTTCACCATTGACATAGTTCCAAAACTGGTCGAAGGCATATTGCGCGGTGTCCTCATACCGGCATGGCTTCGGCTTCGCGTTCTTTTCTTTCTCTTCCTGCTCTATCAACTGGTCTATGCGGTCTTGTTCATCGCGGTGTTGCCACGCGAGAGGTCTATTGCCCTGAAGTAGGTTCTCCTCCACCGTATATTCATGGCCGCGATACATATAGTCGAGATAGACCATATGGGCGTCGTATCCGTGCCCGTAGTATTTCCTAACGAATGTCGCTTTTCGCATTGTTACCCCTTTCACGAATGGTGGGGCATGTCTGCTGGCACGCCCCTTTGGTTTTGACTAAATCTCGCGCTCGGCACGCTCCCAAATCTTCCGGCGAATCTCACTGTCCTCAGAGAACATCGCACCCAACTTCAACACTTGACGAACCGCCTTGCGATAATCCTCCATACGCACACGTAGAGTCCATCGAGCTTCGCCCTTAAACGCCTGATTGATGAACGAATCCGGCATGTCTCTCATATTCTGAGCCAGCTTGCAACGCTCCCACCCCTCGGCTGCCTCCCACGCTTTCATGATGATTTCACGGGTCGCCCACCGAGGTTTAGCGTCCAGCACACTGGCCACGTCTTGCGGTTCGAGTCGTTTGAGCACTTCGTCCACCTCGCTGTCATCGGACAAGAGGGCCGCTTGGACGCGAATCTCGCCGTAAGGGCTTTCCAGCCAGTGGGACAAGCACTCCTTATCGACGTCATGATTGCTGATGACGTTTTTGACCACGCGCTCATCCTCCTCGTTGAAGAAGTTGCAGACGTCGGCTTTCTTCGCCGCGATATAACGAACCTCCCAATCCTTGTCGTGGGATAGGGCGTTCGATGTTTCCTTGTCAAGCTTGTCGTACTTGTCGAGCAGTTCCACGGCTTTCCGGCGAATCTCCGCGCTCCTGTCTCGCAGGGCCACTTGGGAAAGTGCGTTGACCGGCAGATTGTGAATATCGTATTCGCCCCAGTCGAAGTAGTAGTGTCGGAGCGTGAGTGGGAGTTCGGAGAGTTTGCCGGAGTCGAAATGCTGCCTGATGTCGGCTAGTTCCTTTTCGCCTTTTTGGGTGAGCTTCCACGTGTGTTTTTCTTCGTTGCGTTGTATCAGTCCGGCGTTGGCGAGTTTGGCGAGGCTCCGGTCATCGTATGCCGCTTGGCGTTCTGGTTTGTGTTCGAAGCGGAGGAAGTCGTAGATTACGGTTTCGTTCCAGTTGATGTTGTCGCTCATTTCTGCTCCTTTTGGTTTCCTGTTTGTGTGAACAATTCCAGTATAGCACAAAAATGCGGAGAAAAGGAAATCAGGCACGACCCTCAACGTAATTCTTTAAGGCAAGCTCAAGACGATGGCTTAAGGATGGCTTCTGCTTCCCCTCCTTAGCAACCCAACGAACCACCGAATCACCAAGGAACGCGGCCAATTCGTGAGTTTTTTCTTCGGTTTCGGCGCACACTTCCAACACGAAGTCCTCGCCATTTAGAGGAATGGCCCGAACGGAAGGACGAGTGGCGGTGGCCGGACGTTCCTTTGTGGAGTATCCGAGTTCCTCGACGGTGTAGGTGTTCCAGTCGAAGGTTCGACCAATGAACCTCAATCCCACGCAATGCCAGACGGTTCGGGCTGACATGACGGGCATTGGCTCCAACATGTCGCCTTGATGTTCGTCCGCGTATGTTTCGGCGGCTTCCGGAGTGCTGAAGAGGTGCAGTCCGGTTGCGTCGTTGACAGGCCAGACTGTGAGGGTTTCCTTGTAGGTGTTATGCATTTTTTCTCCTGTGTGCGAGAACGACTCTTTTGTGTGAACAGTTCCAGTATAGTACAGAATAGAGAAATGCTCAACCCCGAACCCAATCGACAAAACGTCCGAAACCGTCAAACGGAACCAACGAATACACCAACCAGCCGACAAGCGCCAGCAATGCAAGCGCCGCAATCGCATACACCAGCGTGCCCACGAACAAGCCAGCCAAAAACACGTTCATCTGCCGTTTGCGCAGCTCCAGCAGCTCGTACCATTCGCTTTCGCACCGGTCGAATGCGTCAGCATCCATGCCGGTGCCTCCATGGGCTTGAAGCCAATCGCGTACGGTCGGCATGGGAGGCAACGGGTCGGATATGCAAGCGTGCGGTACAAGCGCGGTTTTAAGCCCTTGCCAAACGCCGTTGAAAAAGAACGAGGGGAAACGTGCGGCCTTCACCGTGCTGGACATCACTTTTCCACCTGCTGCTTTCGTCCGACAATCTTCTTGCCTCCCACGCTCCGCAACCATGCCAAGCCATGACCATAGGAGACCATACCGGCTTCGACGGTTGGATTCTGCTGGAACATGTAATGCACTTCCGCGAGTCCATTACCTCCGCTTGTTTGCAGAATACGAATCCCGTAATCCTTTTCGACTGCCTTGACCGCCATGTCCCGTTCGAGTTCGTCGAACCAACCGTAGAGCGGGAGCATGGCGAATGCGGTCAATGCGCCTATGGCGATGAACCGCCAACATGTTTTGGCTCCCACCAACAATGCGATTGCCGCCACGAGAATTCCGACGACGGCGATTCCCGCCAACAGTTGACGCCATTTGCCGTTGCAGTCGTATTCGACGGGCGCGTACGGGTTGGTGGGGGTTGATGTTGGAGGTGCGGTTTTGTTGGTTTTGCGTGTGGCGGGCTTATAGGCTTTCGGAATGGGTTTCGGATTGGTTTTGTTTTCTGTCGGGGCGGTTTTCTTGCTCGTCTTGCTGGCGGTTTCGTCGGTGTTTTCGGTGGACTTGTCCGCTGTTTTCGGTTTGAATTTCAATGGTGGTGCCGGTGGGTTCAGCATTTTTCGTTCCGTCTTCTTCACGATTTCTTGCAGTTCGATGGTGGTGGACGAGTCGGGTTCATCCATTGGCTCCTGACCTAACATCATGAGGTCGTTTTCCAGTGAGATATCCCGTTCTTTCATGTAATTCTTCCTTTCTTTTTTGCCAAATATGAGAGAAGTAGAAGGAAGGAGTAATACGGCAATCTTCCAATCTTAGCGTGGGTCAGAGGATTCGGGTTCCCTTGCGGGTGACGAGCATGATTCTGTTTTCGTGGCGGTTCTCGAAAACGTCCCAGTTGCCGCTCAGGACAGCCAAGCACACGTTGCCTTTGATGAGGTTCCAACGTTCGTCGCAGTTGGATACGACGTGCTTCCAGTTGATTGGATTGGGCTTGTGGTGGGAGGTTTCCACTATGGCTTCGGTCATGGGCCTGTCTGCGTAGGCGTGGTCGTAGGTGTTGTCACTTGCGACGATGCTGATGGTGCCGTTGTCGAATGCGATTGGCTGGATGGTGTTCATGTTTTCTCCTTTTGTTGTTGTGGGGACGAACCCTTTTTGTGTGGACATGACCACTATAACACATGGTCTGAAATATCACAATACGAAAAACAAAAAATGCCGACCAGCGCCTAGAAGCGGAAGACCAAGCCGCAAAAGCTAAACCCGTCGAATCCAACGGGTTTGGAATCTCAGGAAATCAGTTGCCAAATCAGCCAGCCGACCAACCCCCACAGTACGAGCACCCCAATCGCATACATCCACGTGCCCGCGTATCCGCCCGCGAGGAACGCGCTCATCCGACGTTTCCGTTGCTCCAGCAGTGCGTACCATTCGCTCTCGCAACGGTCGAACATGTCCGCGTCCATGCGGGTGCCGCCGTACATGTCGAGCCAATCGCGCACGGTCGGCATGGGACCCAACGGGTCACGCAGACGGGCGTGCGGTATGAGGGCTATTTTCAACCCCTGCCACATGCCCTTGAGGAAGAACGCGGGTAGCCTGTCCCCGGTCATGACAGCTCCCCGCATGGTTCGACGGTTTGCCTCAGCCCCCGTTCGACCAGTGCTCTCACCGCCGCGTTCCACGTGAGTTCGTTATCGTCGGCGTATTGCATGGTCTGCCGGTACAGGTCGGCGGGCATCTGTATTACTCGGCTTACGTTTGGCGTCTTCAGCATTGTAGGTTGTCTCCTATCGGAATATGCGGGCGAGCGAGTCCGCGTCTATATATCGGCGGTGCATGACCTTGTAGGTGCGGATTCGTCCTGCCTTGATGAGGTCGTACACGTGCTGGCGGGAACAGTGCAGGTACACCATGGTGTCCGCGATGGTGAGGATGGTGGGCAGTTCCTTGTTATTGGCGCTCATGACCTGACCCCCAGTGCCGTGGCGACGGCCATGTGCAGGCGGTCGGCGTCCAGCTTGTCCAAGGTCTGCGGGGCGAGTGTGGCGGGCATGGTGTTGGCCGCGTCCGGTGTGTTGTAGATGCCGCCGGTCCACAGGTGGCGTCCGTCGGGGAGGGGTTTTTCCTTGGCGGTGTAGAACCATACGCCTTCGCCCAGTGTGAAGGTGATGTTGACGCCGTTGTGGTCGGGGGTGGGTTCGGCGTCCTTTATGCGGGGGTCGTCGGTGAGCTGGTTGCCGCATGCCACGTCCGTGAACGTCTTATCCGAAGCGACTTCCGTCCATTCGAAACGATTGTCCGTATCACCCGTACCTAATTGGCCTTTACCATTCCAACCAGTCGTGTACAAGTGTCCGTCCGTGCTGATGGCGGCGGAATGCTTGCCACCGGCGGCGACTTTCAGCCAACTACCGTTGACCATGGTCGGCTTGTTCACGTTCACCGGAGTACTCGTGTTCGTGGAGTCAGGCTTGAAACCTAATTGACCATACTGGTTATTACCCCACGCATACAACAAGCCCTCGCTCGTCAACACAAACTTATGGTCGCCACTCGTCGCAACCTGCTTCGCACCACCAGACTCGATAGAAACCGTACCGGCGGTAGCGGAAACATCATGCACGTCGGCGCTCATACGGTCAGAAACGACACTGGAAGTATCAAAACGACTAGTGCCTTTGTTTTGTACTTTGACATCCCAGTTGATGACGCATTTCGTATCAGTACATTTGGTGCCGGTGACGGTTTTGTCCACGGTGGCTTTCGGGTCTGGTTTCGCATACCCGTAGTCCACGTTTTTCTGGTCGATGCCGATGCCCAAGCTGATATTGTCGGACGTGTCTTTCGCGTTCGCTTTGATTTTGTTCGACCAGCTTCGCGTGTTCGTCACGTTTTCGACCTTGCCGTAGTAGGTTTTGACTTGTGTCTGCACGCCGTCACTGGTGGTGGTGCCGGTGTTGCGTTTCACCGAAGTCTTGTAAGTGCCGGAGTGGAGCAGTACGAACTCGTAGTAGCCGTCCTTATCGGTTTTCACCGTTTTGACGGTCTGCCAATTACCATTCGCATCCTGCTTGCCGAGGGTGACTTCCACTCCTTCGATATGCTCCTCACTGTCACCGATGAGCGTGTTCTCATCCTTATCCCACCAGACGGTACCACTGATGCTACCGGCCACTACCTTCGCCACGTCAGGCCACGGCTGGTTGCCCGCCGGTTTGTCGGAAGCGTCGGAATAATAGTTGCGGCCAAGCCACAGCGTGTACTTGTCGTCTTTCACATTGTCGGATGGGGTGAGCGTGATGGTGCCGTTCACCGCCGAATAGGACAGTTTATCGTCGGACGCGACGACAGTGCTGGTCAGTCGGATGGCGGTGATGTTCTTCTTCTCGATGGCGGACAATTCATCCCATGTCTTCCACTCGTAGTCAGCCGGATTATCCGACTTCTTTCCGGTGGTGGTTGAATAGTAGACGGTCGTACTGGTCGAATTGTCCATATTGACCGTGACGGGCTGGGTCAGTTCGTAGGAGCCATGATAGTTGCTGTATCCACGCTCATATTCGACCAGCTTGTCCTGCACGTATTTCTCATCACCATTCGCAGGAAGCAGTAGCATGCTATCCATGGTGCCGGTATGTCCGCCGCCCTTGCCGTACACGTTGAACTCCCAAGTAAGCGGGTCACTGATTTCAGCCTTCGTGGTCTTCACACGCATGATGCCACTGTTGGTTTCCGCATTGGAGACAGGGAATGGGACGCTGGGCGTATTGCTTTTGATGGTTTGGGCTTGCAATGCGCCGTTCTCGTCAACGTCCACGCTCATATTCGCACTGGCGGTCACAGTCCCGGTGGCGAGATTGGATACGATGCCACTGAAATGCAGGTCAGGCAAAGTGGCCGACCCCATACGGTCTACTTCAGGCGTGACTTTGCCGGAACGTGGCGTGAACACGAGATTATTCCCGTCCACTTTCATCTGCCAGAACGAATCATCACAGGTCGGATTGTACAAGCCTTTCGGTTTCGGCACCGTGATGGTCGGCGTCATGCTTGTATTGGACAGGAGAATGGTGCGCAATTGTTCCGTGACCGTATAATCCACTCGCATGCCGGGAGTCAAATCGACTGCGCTTCCGGACGGGTGATTGGAACTGTTGTTCGCATACACTTGATTGCCTTCACCATCGTAGGCTTTCAGACTGATGTCGATACTGGTGGTCGGGTCTACCGGCTTGGCAATCCACACCCAATTGGTGACGCTCGCCTTATCGTCTTCGGTAAGCCATGCGGTCAGCGTATCCAAAGCTTCCACATTGCCTTTGGACACGTCGGCTATGGCGAGCGTGTTGAACGTGACCTGAACGTTCGGCGCACCCTTTCCCAAAGTCAACGTGTCGGGGTTGAACGTCACCCGAATCTTCTTGACGTTCGGAGCGTCCGTGTCGGATGGTTCCCCGTCATGCCAATTGTCTTTGCTATCAGCCCATTGAACTTTGTAGTCGGAAACCGGAGCGCCGTTCTGGGTGACTTCCAAGCTTCCATCCCACCGCATGCGCGTATTATCCCACTCGTCCTGCATGGTCGGCGTAGTGTTTTTAAGCTTGTCCGCCGTAACGTTCGCCGCATACATTTCCAAAATGGTTTTGACTTGCGTTCTACGGGACACGGTGTCGCCGGAACCGTCGGAATAGTAATGGTAGATGTCGGCTTTGCCTTCGGCGGCGTCGAACGTCAGATTCTCCTTGTCGAACATGGTCTTGGATGCAGTGTTAGGCCGTTGCAGTCCTTTGCCGAACAGTGGAATCTTGCCAGCTGGAGTCGGCTTGAGCCGTTGGATGATGGCTCGTGACCAGTCATTGTTCGCATACGGGTAGCCGACGCGGGCACCCGTATCCTTGTTGTAGGTGCTCTTGTCCCGTCCAATGTTCCAGCCGGGTTCTCCACCTTTGCCCATGTTCAACAGTGCGTCGCCGTTATCGTCTTTGACGCTGAACACGGTTTCGTCGGGAACAAGGTGGACATCGTAATATTTGACGTCTCCTTCTTTCATGTTTTTGAGCGCGTCGGTTCCGGCGGGAATCCTGTAGCTGATTGTCGCCGCCGTACCGTTTTTGCCACTGGATACGGTCAGATACTGTTCTTTATCACTGTTACGGGTAATCCGCTGACCGCCTACAGTCCACACGGTGCCCTGCGGGAAGTCGGAAATATCCACTTTGGTAGTCCAATCGATGCTGGTGGACGCGCCTTTCGTGGACGAATAACCCGGATAGGTCAACGCGTCGGTACGAATAGTGAAATCGCCGGTCGCGTCGGTGTTCTGACTCCAATAAGTACGATGCTCATACGAGTATTGGCCTTTCACCGGATTGCCGCCATTGTCAATGACCAAGTCAGCCGCCGGAGCGGATACTACAGTCAGCTCATCCGTACGATACGTGGTTGACGTTCCACCTTCGCGGGCGACGACGATTTTCGGAATCTGACCCGGCTTGACCAAGCCTCCCGTGTCTTTTGCTTTCAGATAGAAGGTTTGGGTCATGGTTTCCACGCCACCGGCTGGAACCGTGTAGGAGCAGGAGCCGTCACTGTTTTTCTTCGCGGTGACGAGTTGTCCCGGCTGGCAGAAGCCACCACCGTCAGCAGTCTGCAAATACGGCGCGTCATCCAAGTCGAACTTCACGTTGATGGTACGCTTGCCCGCCGCGTTGAAGTTCAATGTGAGAGAATATTCGACCGTATCACCGGATGCGACCACGCCATCGGTAGGGGAATCATCGCCCGTGGCGAACCCGTTCTTCGAGTTCACGAACGTTTGCGAACTCGTGCCATGCCCCGTACCGTCGGCTTTCTTGACGATTTTCGCAGTAGCATACGCGGGTTTCAACTCGTCCGCATGCGCTTTTGGAGAGGCTACCGGATTGGTCATGCATGTCAGGCCGGATGCCAGTGTGGCGATTGCGGCCAATAATGCTACCGGATGTGCCACATGCTTTTTGAGAATACTCATTAGTGTTCCTTCTTTGCGTGGTTTTTTCTACGGATGATGAGAATGGTGATGATGATTACCGCAAGCCAGAATCCGCCGACGTACAGCATGAGCCATTGGTTCGTGTGGTCTTTCGGCGCGTTTTCGGGTTTGGGTGCGGGGTGCGGCATGCTGGTGCGCGTGCCGGTCACCAAGAGTCGCTTGTTGTTGATGCCGTATGGCGTGCAGGTCAATAGTGTGGAGAGGTCTTTTCCGGTGACGATTTTCAGTTTAGAAAAGTCGGACGGGTCTACCACGCTAATATCCGTGACCTTGTAGGCGAGCGTGTGTCCGGCGGTTATCAGATAGAAGACGTCTCCCTTTTTGGCTTCACTGCCGAATCCTCGCAGCTTGTCGAACATGAGCTGGTCTGCCAAACCCGTGTGCGCGGATATGACAGTATGCGTGTTCTTGCCACCGACGGGGAGACTGGAACCGTATAAGTGTCCGGCTCCAGCGGCCAACACGTTTTGCGACGTGCCATGCCGGATAGGCAGGTTGATGCCCAAGCGTGGATATTTGATGGTAGCCATGACCCCATCCTTGGGGGTGGATAGTTGCTTCCGATACGTGTTGTCCGATTCGGACTTGTTGACGCCCGTCCAAGGGTCTTCCGCCTCACCAAGAATGGGCTGGCCTTCCTCGTATAGGCGTTGATTGTAGGCTTGCGCGTCCGCATACTCTTGGGCGATTCGTTTCACGTCAGTGTTTTCCACGGCTTGCGCGTGGGAGTCGGTCAACCGGTTGGATTGGCTGCTGTTCGAAATCATGAGGATGAATGGGATGGTTCCGGACAGGGCGGATAGGATTAGGCAGAGAAGTCCCGCTATGGCTCGATTTCCCAAGCCTTTCGGTTTCGCCGTATGTTTCCCAAAACCCCTCCCATGCGGTTATAAAGAATCTAAAAAGTGGCGTGTCGATATTTGGGTTCCCGACACGCCAAGCGGAACATTTCATGCTTTTCCAACCGTCAAACGGTCAGAAAAGTTTTCTCATACGGCAGTATTCCAATCTCCAATCTCACGCCTTGCGACGAAGCAGCAGGGCGGAAGCGCCAGCCAACAGGACGGTCATCACGCCGAAGATGGACAGCCAGACCGCACCGGTCTTCGGCATGTCAGCGATGTTGCGGGCGTTGATGACGGTCACTCCATCGTCACTGGTCTTGGAGGCCAGATGGTTGGCATCATCCTTGAACTTGGTGAGGGACGAAGTGCTGGTGTTATGGTCTTTGGACTGGGCCACGCCAACGGTCAGAGTGAACTCCGGCAGAATGCTGCCGCCGAACGGACTCTTGGTTTCAGTCACCGTGTAGGCACCGTACAAGCCCTTCAAGGTGATGACGCCATTGTTCTTATCGGTGGTGGTGATGTCGGCGCTTGCGGTAGCGGCCTCAGTCGAGTCGGCAACACGATACTCGTTATCACCCACCTTGACGAACTTGACGATATTGCTCTTGGCATCCTTGATGTTGAACACGGCACCCGCGAGCGGAGCATTGTTCGTATCGGTCTTGGTCAGAGTGAACTTGCCGACGTACACGTAGTTGGTGTCGCCCGGAGTCTTCTCATGGTCGGTGACGGTGTTCGGATTATGGGAGTATTCGACCTCGCTCGTGTTGGTGTCAACACCGTCCACGTGGGCGTTCTTGTTCACGGTCATGTCATAAGTGACAAGCACTTCCGCATCGACCGGGAACGTGGTCTTGGCGGCGATGATGTCGGAAGAACCATCAGCGGTCGGGGCGAACAGGATATGGAACTTGCCCGCCTCGGTCGTCACCTTGTAATCCTTGCCAGCAGTCAAAGCCTTACCACCGACAGTGACATTCACACTATCCGGGTTGAAAGTCAGACCATCCGAATACGTATCGTTGAGCGCATAATAATAATGGTCGTAGCCAGTCCAAACAGGCACCGCGCCGCTCATCGTGAAAGAGACCTTCTTGCCGATGGAGGTCTTGGCTACCGCATAATATTTCTTCCCTGCTTGGCGAGCCCCCTCATCCTCATGGTCCTCACCGATTTTCTCATCCACATCACCATTCTCAACAGAGGTGATAGCCTTCCTGACTGCGGCGTCATGCACCTTATAGTCCACGGTGCCCAGCGTGTAGGTCTTGTCGCCGTTCTTCAACGTGGTCTTGCCGTCGATGCCGGTGCCGTTGAACATGACGATGGACGCCTGACCGGCCGTGGTGGCGTCCACGACCGCGTACACGCCCGGACGGACGGATGCGGTCATATGCTTGGCGTCGGCGCCCTTGGCGAACGCGGTGCCCTTGTCGCCGGTGACAGCGGCCTCGTTCTTCAACTGGTCGATGAAGTCACGAAGCTTGCCAGCCCACGGACTGTTCTCGGAATCAAGGAGATTCTGCACGACCCACACCATCGGATTGGACGCATTATAGTCGTATCCGGCAGTCTGGTCTTTCTTGGACTTAGTGTCAATACTGGCTTTAGTCAATGCGTCAGCAATAGCAGAAGCCTTGCTCGCGTCAATCAGGTCAAAGCCGGTAATATTAGTGCCATCAGTCTGCGCATACGAATAGTAGGCGAGCGGCACAGCCTTCAACGTGCGATTGCTAATATCACCATTAGCAGCGACGGTCAACGTCTGACGAGCAGCCGCACCAAGCTTGGATGCGTCAACACGAGTATCAGCCGCCATGGCGGAGCCGACTCCAGCCAAACCCATGGCACCGGCCACAAGCGTGGCGACCGTTGCCTTCAACAGGTTTTTGGTTTTCGCCTTTGTTTTCCTTTCCTTACTAGACCCGGCGCGCGTTCATTCATCGAGGGGTCGGTATCGGATTACATTCCTAATATACCGCACGCACCCTCATTAAAAACCTTGAAAGAATGCTTTCAGCCCTTAAAAATAAGGAGGGCATGGCTTCCCATACCCTCCAACATATCCCTGAACAGGTTAGTTTCCGGACTGTTCGGAAACTTTCTCACCTAGTGCGGAACCGGCGGCATGACCGGCCACCATACTGTTCAGCAAGGCTTTCAAATCGATGCCCAAGGATTGCGACAATCCCTCACTCAACTGGCTCACACTGTTCACCGTGTCGCCCACGAGCTTCGTGCTGTTTCCGTCGCCGTACATGGTGATGTGGTCAACCTTGGTGAGCGGTTCGGCGGCGGCTCGAACCATGTCGGGGAGAATCTGAATGTACTGTTGGGCGAGGATGTACGTGTTGTTCATCGCATTGTAGGCTCGGCCTTGGGCGCGGATTGCCTCGGCTTCGCCTACACCCTTCGACTGTGCGGCGGAACCCTCGGCCTTGCCTTTGACTTCGGTCGCGTGTGCGTCCGCGTCGGCTGTGGATTGGATGGCCTGAGCCTCCTGCTGACGTAGGTACAGTTCCGCGTCGGCGTGTTTTTGGGTTGTGTACATTTGCGCGTCGGCCTGCTGTTCGGCGGCGTAACGGTCGGCGTCGGCCTTCTTGCGGATGGTCGCGTTCAGTTTCTGCTCTTCGATTTCGGCGTTCTTCTGTTCGAGCACTGCCCTCTTCTCGGCGGCGGCGATTTCAGCCTCCTGCTCCTTGACCTTGAGAGTCTTGGACTGTTCGGCGGCGGTGATGCCCTTCACCGCGTCGGCCTCGGCCTGCGCCTTGTCGGAGATGGATTGGAGTTCGGCTCGTTTCAGGTCGAGCTGGTTCTGACGGACGGCCACATCCTGTTCCGCGTTGATGGACGCGAGCTTCGCATTCCGGCTGATTTCGGCGGCCATTTCAGCGCCCATGTTGGCGATGACGTTCTGACGGTCGGTGAAGTCTTGAATGTTGAACGTGGTCAATTGAAGGCCAAGCCGTTCCATGTCCACGCGGGCGGATTCGGCCACGGTCGTGGCGAACGTTTCCCTGTTCTCCATGAGTGTCTTCAACTCGGTTCTGCCGATGACCTCGCGCAGCTTGCCTAGGAGCACTTGTGTCACATCTTTCTCCATGCGCTCCTTTGACTGGTTGAGATAGTTTTTGGCGGCGTTCTCCAACGCTTTGACTTGTTTGCCGTTCTCGTCCACGGTCATGGTCTCGGATGCGATTTGGAAGTTGGCGACGGCGTTCACGTCGATGAGGATTGCGTCCTTCGTCGGAATCGGCGTGTCGGTTCTCAGGAGCGACTGCACCGCTCCGAGGGAGAGCCAGTCCACGCGCATGATGAAGGGTATGATGAATGCGCTTCCGCCGGAGACGAAGCGTCGTCCGCCCGGCCCGGTGATGACCATTACCCGGTCGGCGGGGCAGACCTTGTAGCTTGCGGTCGCGAGCAGGATGATGAGTATCGCCACTGCCGCGACGATTAGCAATGTTGTTGGCATTGACTTTTCCTTTCTTTTTTTGTGGGCATACCCACTATGACAGAACTTGTTTCAGAACTCGTTTTCGAAACCTGCGGCCATGTCCGCGAATTTGGAGCATTCGCCCATGAACGCGAGATTGAACGTTTCGGTAGGCCCGTTGCGATGTTTGGCGAGAATCACGTCGGCTTCGCCCGGACGTTCCTCACGGTCGTAGTATTCGGGACGATGCACGAGGAACACCATGTCGGCGTCCTGTTCGATGGAACCGGACTCTCTCAGGTCGGACAGTTCCGGCTTCTTGTCGGCACGCTGTTCCGCATTACGGTTCAACTGGGAGAGCACGACCACGGGGCATTGCAGTTCCTTGGCGAGCATTTTGCATTGGCGGGAGAAGTTCGACACTTCCTGCTGACGGTTCTCGACGGTTTTACCGGAGGACATGAGTTGCAGGTAGTCGATGACGATAAGCTTCAACCCGTTGACCTTGCGGCTGAGAGCACGGCATTTCGCACGGATGGTGCTCATGTTGATGATGGCGGAATCATCAACCCACAATGGTGTCTTCTCGACCTGATGGCAGAGCGCGTTGAGTTTGTTCCAATCATTCGAGTTCAGATTCTCGGGATGTTGGAACGATACGAGACGGATGCCTGTTTCGGCTGCGAACATACGTTGCATGAGTTCGTGACCGCCCATTTCCAGACTGAAAATCACAGTCGGCAGACCCTTGTGCAGTGCGGCGTTACGTGCGAAATCCATGCCGAGAGTACTCTTGCCCATGCCCGGACGGCCCGCGACTATGACCATTTGTCCGGCTTGCAATCCGTGCGTCAACGCGTCGATGTCACGGAAGCCGGTGGGTGTTCCGAACTCGTTCGGATTCTGTGACATTTCATCCAACTGTTGGAGCATTTCGTCGGACAGACGGTATGCGGTCTTCAACTCGTCGTCTTCGGAACGGCTTGAATCCTCCAACGAGAACGCGGCCTCCAACGACTTGCTGAGCACATCTTCGGCTGACGCGTCGGACACGTTGCTCATCTGTTGCAACTGCTGTCCGACCACGTTGATGTGACGGAGGATGGCCGCGTCACGAATCTGCTTGATGAAATAGTCACTGTTGTTCGACGTGGGTGCGGAGCCGACAAGCTGGGCGATGTAGTCGATGCCGCCGACCTGTTCCAACTGTCCGTTGTCCATCATGTGCGAGGACAGCATTTGCGCGTCCACACGGTTATTGTCTGCGGCCAGTTCCTTTATATTATGGAAGATGGTTTGGTTGGTCGGCTGGTAGAAGTCCTCTTCGGAAAGTTGGCTGATGACCTTGTCCAACGTTTCCGCGTCTTGAAGCATGGCCCCCAACAATACTTGTTCGGCCATGTCCTTGTGGATTGGTGTGGGGACGCTCACTTGTCGTTGTTCTCCTTCTTGCCGGTGTTGGTCTGATTCTTGTTCAACGTCTCATATAGGCGGTGTTCCGTTTGCCAACGTTTGACGCGGGATTTGCTGGGATGGTTGACCCACCGGTATACGCAACGTTCTATGCGCTTGTATCCGAGGACTTCCGGTCCGAGATTGTGACTGCGGAATATCTCCGAGGGACGTTCCCCTTGCAGATATCGGAGGGTCACTTCGTCTTGGAATTGGGTGGTGAAGATTACCCACCATCCGTGCTTGTTTTTCAAAACGTTGATGACTTCCGGCTTTTTCGTCAATGCCATCGCCTCTTCTGTGGTCAGAAGTTTCGACGGGGAGTGGCTTTCTGTTTTAGCCATGTTTGGCTTGTTCCTTTCTGGTTCAGATTGCGTCCGGGAACTGTTCGTTCGGAGAGAATTTGAGGAGTTTCACAGTCGCTCCCTCACGCCATTTGTTCCACGCTTTGATGGTGATTCCGACGATGCGTCGGCGGGTTGGACGGTCGCTGTGCGCTCCACGCTTGTTGATATCGAACAGCGTGTTGCGGAGTACGAGAATGGGGCTTCCCTCGTCAAGGTTAGCGCCGGAGGCGAGCATGTCGAAGAACCGTTCGCACGCCTCACCGTCGATTTCGTTGAACGTCCAGTAGAGGAGCGCGGCCATGCTGGTGGACATGAGATGATTGCTTTTCGTGTAGAACGTGCTGGCCTGTCGTAGCGTATCCTCCAATTGCGGAGTGCTTTCGATGAACGTCAGCAGTTCATTTCGGGTCGGTGACATGTTGTTGACGCATGCGGCTTCCACACCCAACTGTTCGCTCAGATAGATGGAACGGGCCACGGTGGAAAGCTGTTTGGCGTTGTTACGGCCTTTCAGTTCGAGCACGTTAGCCATGGTGCGGCCCTTGCCCGCATCCATGGTCTCCTGCGTGTCTTCGGGCAGTCCGCGAATGACCAGAGTGCGGAACGGAACACCGGATTCGACGCATGCGAGGAGCCTGTGCTGTCCGTCCAACAAGCGTCCCGTGTTGCTGAATTTGATGGCTTCGCCGTTCATTTTCCAAGCCTTCTGCGCCATGGTTCGGGCGAACAGTTCGACCTGTGTGCGGCTCACGTTGCGGTTGTTGGTGTTCACGCCGAGCATTTCCTTGGCAACGTCCGGTGTGATGGTTTCGACCCGTCCGGTGATGCTGTCCCAATCGTATTCGTCGGTTTCACTGGCGTAGGATGGCGTGGCCTTGGGTGCTGGCTCTTCCGGTTTCAAATGGATAAGCAACGTGGTCTTCGGAGCGCCGGAATGACGTCTGATTTCGGTTTTCGGTGGTTTCACTTCGACCGTCTCGTACTGTTCGGATTCCTCGACCTGATTCATGGCGAACGCGAACGCTGTCATGGTGAAAGCGAGCATGAACCTGTCCACGCTACGTTTCGGAGGGAACTGTTTCATTCCGTCGATGATGCGGGTGGCGTCCGAATGGGTGATGTATGGGCAGTGGTTCACAACCGTGTCCAGTCCGCCCTCGTATTCCTTATGGGTGAGGAAGACGAATGGTGCGAGGGGAGTACGCGCCTGTGCCATTCCCTTGAAGCATTGGCCGACCTCATTGTAGATTTCACCAACCTGACGGTAACGTGAAACAGTGTCGATGCCGTACTCGTCCACGGGATTCGTGTACTCGTATTCGTTGCTTTTGAAGATGCGTTCGTTGTATCGGCTGGCCTCACGCATTCCGGGGCAACGTCCGAAACCGAGCGTGGTTCCGCTGCTTTTCGTACCGTCAGTCCGTTTCAGATTGTCCTTGCTCAGCCAGTAGGCTTCCATGTCCGCGATGAATGTTTTCGCCGCGACTTTCTTGGTGAGGTTCCGTCCGGTCATACGTGCGAAGTATTCGCCTTCGACGCCGGTGAGTACCGGCAGTCCGGTTCCGACGAACAGATTATCAGGCAGGAGGCCGTACCATTCGGGGTTGATTTCATGGTCGCTCATGTAGGAGAGAATCCGTCCTACGCTGTCACGGTCGATGAACACTGTCCGCGCGTTGGCGAACGGGTCAACGTCGAGATTCAACGCCTTGCATGTCGGGAGGAGGTCTTTCTGAATCATGGTCATGAACCGTGGTTCGGTTTTAATGTCTTTATTAGGCATAGTTTCCTTCCTTCAATCGTTTCAGCATCCGGTAGGTTTTGGGAGCGCAACCGGATGGATTGTGTTCCTCTTTCCGATACTGTTTTTCGAGTTCGCTCCAATGGTCGATGATGGTTTTCCAATCGTCCGACACGTCGCGCATGAGACTCAGATAGGCACGTGCGACTGGCACCATGTCGAACATTCCGAGTATCCGACGTAGGTCTCCGGGGTCTTTCGGAGTGTCCTCGCAACCATGTTCGCGCGTGCCGTTCACGGTCATTGTGATTCCGGTGAGCCGTTGGACGATGGCGAGCGAGCTGAGGCCCACGTCACCGTTGGCGAGCCATGCGGCGAACAGTTCCAACGGAAGTCTGGGACTGTCCGTCATGCCGTCGGAGGCTGGGTTGAGGTTGGCAACGAGCCTGTTCTTCGGAACGTCCGCGATGATGTCCGGCTGGGTTTCGGAGTCGGGCATCCGACCGTAGACGAGATGGTTATTGACGAGTATGGACGGTTGTCGGCCACCATATACGCCGATGGTGCAAACGGTGTCTTCGACCATGGTTCACGCTTCCATCCAGTGGATGCTTTCGTTGAGGAAGTCTCTGATTTTGCGGAGGGTTTCTATGTCGTTGACGACGACGCTGGTCGCGGTGTCGCTGTCGGTGATGGTGAACATGAGTTCCTTGCCGAAGCTGGGGGATTGGAGGATGGTGAGCTTGTTTGTTCCCTCGTTGTCGATGACTTGGAGTGTGGATGTGTTGCCGTTGTCGTATTTGGTTGCGCTCATTGTTTCTGTGGTCTTTCCCGTTCTTGTGGAATGTTTTGTGTGGGCGAGGTCAGCTTAACACATTAGGTGGGGGTGTGCAACCGTTCGGGGATTCGCGGTCGAATGATTTGCGTTCGACCATACCCTTTGTTATACTGGAATCGTCCACAAAAAAAGGGAGCCACACACTCCCAACCACGCCAGAAAAAAAGAAGAAACCATGAGCAAACAGACGGAAAACAACATCAACCTGACATTGACACTCATCACAATCGTCAGCGCACTCCTCATGTGGAGACAGGATTACGGCCACGTGGTAATGGCAATCACCAGCATCACATTTCTACTCAGCTCCACCGCACTGTTCGCTCACTTCATCAAGAAACTCGACGCCTAAAAAACAAAAAGGAATGCCCCAGCCCGAACGGACTGGGGCATAGGCATGTTCGCAAGAACGAAGGAAACCAATGGACGATAAAAACAACACCGAACGAGAGCCGAGAACCGAAGTGGAACGACTCCTGTTCAAAAACGAACGCATGCAGGACGCGTTACTCAGCCTCAAGGACACCATGAGCAGAATGATTGGCGAAGGCCGACTGCCAAACGACGACGAGGTACACCAATGGTTTGAGGGAATCGACCGCAAACTCGAACACGAGGCCGCTGACCGTGAGGTGTTGCTGTTCAACCATGGGGCCATGACCACAGTGCTCCCGAAGTCCACTGAACGATACCAACCCGACCTTCAAGTCCGATATCAGGAAATTCTCACCACATGCAACAAAGCGTATGCGGACGCCGACTACAAATATTGGATTGGCCGTTTCCAACAGGCCGGACTCTGACCTGAAAAACGCAATCCGAGCACAGTGGACAACACTGAAAGGAGTATTCGGACAGGACAATGCCGGAAACCATACAGACATACCATCCAACGTTCGAGAAGGCCAAGAAGCTCTTCAACCTGCGTAAAAGATTGTGGGAGATAGCCGACGGTAAAAGCGACGGAACAATCTCATATGAGGAGGCGAACCATCTCGCCGTGGACGCGGTGGCGACCGCCAACGGAGGAATGCCACGCGCCACGAGCGGCCCCATGGTACGACTCTGCAAGCTTTGCACCAACGGTTGGATTCGTGAAGCGGCAAACGAGATGGGCTTGGTTTACCCGGACTTGGACTGCCCGGAACGGTGGGGCAAACATCGAGACCATAGCCGTAAAAAGGAAAGGAAGGCAACGGTTTGAGCGGCAACGGATTCGGCAAGGAAGACATAAGCAGAACAGCCATTCCGGCACGCCCATACGCCAAGGATATGGCTACCATCAACCGTCTGATAGCAAGGTTGCAAACCATTTCGGACGATAAGGCCAAAGGGAAAATCACATTCCAACAGGCGAACAAGAAGGCTGTGGAAGCAATCCACAAGGCACGGAACACCAAGTCGAAGTCCCTGCAACGCAAGCCATTAGATTATTTAGAACGTATCTGCGAGAACGGTTGGATTCGGGAAGCTGTGCGAAAGATTCCCGAACTGTACCCGTATCTCGACCATCCAGATTTGTGGCTTCGTAAAGGCGTCTGATGTATTCCAAAGAGCAGATATGTTGCATGGTTTCTCTCATAATATTGTCGGCGTTGAGCTTGGCCGCGCTGGTGCATTACGCTCGACTGTCGATAGGGAGAATGAGTCGGATGCCTGACGAGAAATCCCGTTCAGACCTGTTCAACTATCGGCTGATGACCGTCGTGTCACTGCTGGTGTTGTCGGTTTCGGTGGGTTCCATCATCGTCTACGGTTCCTCTCTCAAATAGATTGGAAGACTGCCATATTACTAATTCCTTCTACTTCTCAAACATTGACCATAACGTTTATTGACAAAAATCATTTTCAGAAAGCAGGAAGGTCAGTTGTTAAACAGCACGGAAATGCTTCGACTGGTCAGAGCCGCATGCAACGGAGACCATTTGAAACTGTCCCAGCAAATCGACTTGCTGGCCGACTCGGTGGAGAAAGCCAAGCCGACCGCCTACACTACGAATCTGCGTCGGCTGGCAGAGTCGGAACGAGAGAAGGGACTGTCCGTCAACACGAATCTGGCACCGGTTGACGGGTTGACCGAACCGTTGCTCCCACCGGACGGTACTCATAAGCCTGTGTGGGATAAGACCATGCGGGGATTGTTGGACGGACTGGTTGCCGAATATGGGAAACTGGATGTCCTGACCGCGCATAATCTCGCTCCCCGTAATCGAATCATGCTCACGGGAGCGCCCGGCACAGGCAAGACCACCTTCGCTTCCATCCTGTCGGAGAGGCTTGGACTGGACGGGGTCATCCTTCGTGCAGACCGTGTTATCAGCAGTCAGCTCGGTAAGACGTTAACCAATATCGCCTTGGTGTTCGACCGGCTCCACATGGAACGCAAGCTCCTGTTCATAGACGAATGCGACATGCTTCTGGCACGACGCGACAACTCCCATGACGTTGCCGAAATGCGTCGGGCAACCAATCTCATGTTACAGAAAATAGACCTGCTTCCGGAGGATTGCATTCTCATCTGCGCGACCAACATGGACGGTCTCATCGACCGTGCCGCATGGCGTCGGTTCGACGTTCGAGTTCGCATGACACTTCCCGACAAGACTACGACAAGGCTTATTATCATGCACCGGCTTAAGGAGTTGAATATCCAAGCCGACGTTCGACCATGCGACATCAATGTAGAGAACATAAGTCCAGCCCTTATCGTCCAAACAGTGGACAATCTTGCCCGTAAGACTTTGATTTCCGGTTCGGAAACCATTCCGGCCGACCTGTTCGTCAATGCTTTCAACTCTCTGAAGATGGAGGTTTCCAACCAGTGAACCGTGACGGATACAAGTTCGATATCAATGTCCGCAGAAACGGTTTCATGTCATATCTGTGGAGTGCTGAAGTGGAAGATGAAGGATTCTTCACTCCCATTGCGAACGGTACTGCCCACACTCTCAACGGCGGCAAGAAAGCCGCTATGAAACAAGCGAGAAAGTGGGCGCAACACCAGCTCGCCCACCCCAGTGAAAAGGAAAGGTGGGCGGAATGTACGACGATGAGCAACACCAAAACCAGACACCGGCGAAGTCACTGAAACGTTCCGGAAGGCAACCGAAACTATCCGACGTCGTCATGCTCGACCGGGGTTGTCAACTGTGGATTCGTGAAGCCCGTAAAGGGAACATCACTGACACGTCGAAGACCTTGGAGAAGATTCGGTATCAGCTTCGATTGGAACGTCGTGTGGCCGGACAATCCGGTTCTGGACTTCGTAGACCTGTGGGTAGGGATAAAAAACCCGATACGGATGGGAACGGTTCAAAGCCGGATAGGAAAGACTTGTAACCCATTAGGGTGCCGGTGGACGGTGCTGTCAACCGGCACCTTTTGGTATCCGACCTCACAATACTGGGGGTATCATTGTGTTATCGACGGAACCACACGCCCGTCATTTTTATAAGGAGACACAATGAACGAAGGAACCTATGGGCTGGAGACCCTGAAAGCCGACTATCATACGATACTCGGCTACGATATCGGCTATCTCACCGCGGAATCCTATCCACTGTTCGCACCCTATCGTGCGAAAACCAAGAACAGTTTCTCCGGTAGAGTACCGAGACTGTTAAGCATAATCATCACCACTCTCATTAACACGCCAAGCCGCGAATGGGATGCGGAAACCCGCACGCTCACCATCGGCGACGACTTCTTCTTCCTCGCCAACAAATGCGGTTTGAACAGTGGAGGAGACGGACGCACTACCGTCCGGAACCAGCTTCTCATGCTCTCGTCAATCCAGTTCACCGGAGCGGACGGAGTCAAAGTCACGCCGGTCGAACACACCGAAATCACCGCCGACAGTCTCACTATCGAGCATCGGAAAATCACGTTCACGGAACCGTTCGTAAAAATGATGACAAGGAACGTCCGGCAGATGCCGTTGAAGTGTCTGTACCCCAACGCGGGTAGCGCCATAGCGATAGACCTGCTCGCATTGGCGGCATTGTATTGTCCGAACGACCATAGGCTCATCATCGAACGGGCAGACCTTCCATCACTGCTTCCAGCAAGCAGGCAAAGCCTCTCCAAGCAGAATCTTCTAAATAGATTCAAGGAGTTAAACGACAGTCAGAACGAGTGGACGTATCGTATAACGAAATACAGTGTGACCATCAGCCCGTTCGGAGTGTACTCATCCGAAGACGCTTTGAGATTACGTCGCAGACAATAGTCCAAGCATGAAAAGAGGGGAGCCGACCGTAAGGCCGACTCCCCTCAATGATGTCGGGTTGGAAACTCAGATTTTCAGCTCATCGATAACGGAAAGGTCAACACCGTCACCCCAATTATCGACAATCTTGCTCAGGTTCTTACGCATTCCGGCAGGAGACTGGTCGTCAACCGGACGTCCGAAATTCTTCTCCGGCGCGACCGCGTTCAGCACGGAGAACAGCAGGTTGGTCATATCCTTGCCCTGCGCGAACACCAACGTCACCTCTGCGGCAATCATGCCCGGCTCGGCTGTAGCCAACCCTTCCAACGCGGACGCGAACTCAGAGATTCGACGTTGGTTCTTCGGCTCAGTCAATGCGTCCAGCACTGCTTCCGGAGTGCTCTTCTTCGTATCAGTCAACGCCTTGGCGAGAGAAACCACACGCTCGTCATCCAACGATTTGACAAGAGGAATCAGCTTCTTGCCGAACTGTTCCTCGATGTGCGGCATGGTCTTCTCACGCGGTTTGCGATTGGAACGGCCCTTACCCTTCCCCCTCGGCTTGTCTTCGGTTTCAGTGGACTCAGCGTCCACGTTCACATCCTCACCATCAGCCGGTGCGGACACGTCAGAGACAGGCTCCGAACTCTCCTGATTAAGAGAATCGGATTCCGTCTGCGACTCCTCGACAGAAGACTGCTCCGGTTCAGCATAATTGTCGGAACCGTAACCATTGTCCTGCTCCGACTGCTGGTTGTTGTTGAATCCCCAATTGGTGAAGTCTGGCATCATACCTTCTTTCGTCATATCCAGCGAACACTCCGGTCGTACAGGCTGTTAACAGTCGGAACGAGGTGTTCTGTATTTTCAATTCACGAGTGTAACGCCCGACAGCATCCCTAAACGGGGAAAACGGGAAAAACAATTCCCCGCGCCGCCCGCGCCGGTAGTTCCAACAGAAAAGCGGAACCAAAAAGAGTCCCCAACAAATATGAAAAAAGGAACAACACCCGACCATTATCAGAAAAAACATGAAAACCATCCAGTCCACGCCGGTAGGTCAACATGAATAGCAGACTCAAAAAAAAAGAGAAAAACCAAAAATCAAAAAGACTAAAAGAAAGGAAGCACTACCCACCAAAAAATCAGAAAAAGAAACCAAACACCATCACATCAAAAAAGAATAACCAAGAAAATCAGAAAGAAAAGAAAAACCAAAAGGAAGAAAAGGAGAATATAAGAGCAGCAATCTTAATCAAATAGAAGCAACAGAAGAACAGGACAATAAAAGAAGAAACACCTACCCCTAAATCGGGAATACAACGTATGAAAACAACAGAAGCAACGCAACCATCCACAAAGGAACAGCACATCAACCCATATGGCATACAAAACAGAAGAACAACAGCACCAAACACCCCAAGAAACAAGAAAAGCCAAGCAACAGCACCACAAGGCAACAGGTCAAGCACCAGCACCAGCACAAACAACAACCAACAGCCACTACAACAACAAAAACAACAAAAAGGTCAATAGTCTCACTAACAAGGTCAACGACAATCAAAACAAGGTAACATCAATACAGGAACAGCCAATGCAATGAAAAAAGCAACAGCAAAACCAACAAAAAACTAAATATCAAAAAACTATAAATGCCAGAACTCGGACAAAACCGTAAACGTTCCGATGAAAACAACGGAACATGACCCATCAGGAGGCGGTCTTATTGGAAAAACGAACGATTTCCCTGATAATCGGCTCCGGAGGGCTTCTCACAACCATCAAAAAGGCCCTTACGAGAGCTGGAAACATGCGTTGGCAGGTGCCCGCCGCAGACAATATTCAAGCACAGGCCGACTATCTGGTAAGACATCCGGTGCCCTCCGGGTTCAAGGGAATCATCTTCACTGACAGGGCTGGAAACTGGCTTCCGATAGCCAACGCCGGATACATGGTCTACTGGTGCAACACCGGTCAGATACCGGTCGGAGCCATGGGCATGAGCGAACAGATGTTACGCATGAGCGTGGCTGATTTCGCACGGACTTATTGGGGAATCCAGCTTGCGGACAAGCGTCTCGTAGTCGATATCCTCCAAAACAAAGTGAAGGAGACTGCGGTTCTCCTACCCATCACATCCAACACCGGAGGAGTGGGGAAGACCACGTCCAGCCGACAGTTGGCAGACCGTGCGTCGCAAGCCGGATTGCGTGTTCTGCTCATCGACGGCAACATCAGACAGTCCAGTCAACGTAGTTTTTTCGACCCGAGACAGGACAAGCCATTGCATACGATAGCCGACTGGCGACCGGGCATGCAGGTGCAGGTCGGAGCCAATCGAGGACGTGACCTTGGGGTTCCATACGACATCTGTTTCGCACCTCCAGCAGGCGTCGGAGTGGACTGGCAGATATACCGTCAGTACATCCAAGCGGCACGCCGACTGTGGGATTTCGTCGTGCTCGACCTTGACCGAATCAGCGCGGACGATTTGGATGATAGGGAGAATATCGCCAACGGTTTACTGCTTCCATACATTCAATCGGGAGACCCTTGTCTGGTTATCGTCAAGGCTGGAAGGCAGACGCAGATAGACGCGTTGAATCTGCTGACGGCCTTGGCTGAGCATCATCTTCCGAAGGAACTCATCGGAATCAAGGACACCGTTCCGGTCGGACTGCAAGGTTACAGACGACTCGACTATACGAGATACGGAACGTTTCTCGGAACCGAATATCAGACGGTCGAGGCAAGCAACCATATCGCCAACGGTGATGTCAGATGGGATGACCCCGGTCTTGCTTTTGCTAGGGAGAACATTCTTAACTGGGCTTTGCCCGACCGTGGTTTCAATCCGGAAAGATTCAATCCGAACGCTAAGAACAGTGAAGGAAAGAAAGGTCGTGGGCGTAAGTGACATTCGATGACCGTTTTCTTTTCGACCCGAACGACGAGAATCTTTGGAAGACCGGAAGCATTGCCGACTGGTATAAAGGCAACGACATGTTCGAGATGGAGCATCCCGGATTGTTCGCGCAGACCCACCCGTGGTTCGTTGCGAACAAACTGTTCGCGGAGACAATGGTGAAAGCGAACAGCGAACTCGTTTCGAGTATCCTCGGCGCATTGTTCACTTGGAAGACATGCACGGTTGACCAACTACGTGCGGGACTTTCCATCAAAGGCGCTCCCGCTTTCGAACGTGACGAACCGAACCTGTATGGTGCGATGAACCGTTTGGGAATCATCAACGTCGGTTTCAGTCAGGCGGAACGATTGTACGGTCAGACCGTGAATCATGTTTGGCTTTCACCGTCGAACAGTCCACGTCTTATCAACCGTGCGATGAAATTGTACGGGATGGAAAAGTGGATGCGTGAGACGATGGCGGTTTCCTATTACGCGGGGAATCGTTTCCATGTTCGGCATAACACTTATGCGGCGCACGCGGGATTGATGTTGGCACGCGATTCACGTGTGAAATTCTCATCCGGTGATGGTTGGGGAAAATTCCGTAGCGTTGACCCACAGGCTGTTGCCGAGTCGAAGGTCGGCAAGGCTTGCGCGACCGACGTGGTGACGTTGTGCCGGAACAATGTGTTGGCGGGTATCGAAATCCAAACGTCCAACAGCGAATTGGATAAGAAGATGCAGAACTGGGCTAAGATGCTCGCCTATTCTCCGATGAAGCGTCGCGGACTCATCTGCGTATGGTTGCAGATACCGAAGGCAAACGAAGGTTACGAATCGTTCAACGCGGTGGTACAACGCACGCAAGGCATGACGGAAATGGTCGTGGGCAATCCTACCGTGTCGCAACGAATGGGAATCGCGGTCTGGGACGAATGGTTCGAGCATGGGATGCCGACCGACAGGTTCGGTGACTATACGGATATGAGTGGAACACGACGCAACATTTTCTCCGACGAGTGGGCGCAATATACTCCGCAGGTTCGTGACGTTCGCAAAGTCAGCGAATGGGGTTGGGACGTGACGCGAGACATCATAAAGAAGGATTGGGGTTGGGATGTTTCCGGTTGGACAATGCCGGAAGCGTACCGTGGCGGTTTCTACGGTTTCATTGGAAAGGATTGCGATGGTCTCCACTGAGGAATCATTCCAACAGACGCAGGACGCGTTGGATGTAGCAAGATTGGAACGTGCGCGGGCTTTGCAACAGGTTCAGACATTATGTGAGACGGGACGTAGACATTTGGTCATTCCGTTTCTGATGGCGAACATGCAACGTGTTCCCGCATTACGGAAGATACGACTCTGGCAATTGGATTCGATAATGTTCAACACTTCCCGGCGGATTGCGAACAAAACAATCCGCGTCATGCGTGAAACCATCAACGATGATTCGAGCGTGAACGACGGTTACGTGACATTGGGTTGGGCTTTGGAGTCGAAGGAGAAAACCGTCCGTATGACTACATGGCTTCTCCAATTGTCGTTACGTGAGAAGCTTTCCACTTTCCAGAAGCCGGAAGGTTTCCCATACGCGCAGTTGTATCAGCAGAGCACGAATGATTAAACAAAAAAGGAAAGGAAGGTAAAACATGGGTAATCCGAACTGGTATCAGATAACCAGAACATTGCAACAGCTTGACGCGGACGAGCAACGTTCGAAAATGGAAAGCATTCCAGCCGAACTGGATGGTTGCACCCTTCTCCTCATCAAGAAGGGCGAGGAGCCGGTCAAGGAATACATTTACGGCGACGGCGAGGGAATCATCAACGCCGGACAGTTGGCTGGATTCGACGCGAAATTGGTCGAAGACGACGACGGGCCGGTGTTGCCGGACGGTGTGAACAGTGCGGCACATCCTCTCATCCCGTTCCGTGCCCGGTTGAACTCGAAAAGCAACATGGAGAAAATGCGGACGAACTATTCCGGCGTTCGTACAAGCATCGAGAAGGTCATGCCGCCGGACAGTTACGTGAGCATCACCCTTCGCAATCAGGGATACTTCGAGCAGATTCGTATTCGCAATTGGATTAGCGACGAATACAATGCGGTCGAGGATTCAAACGAACTCGCTTCAACCAACACGATGTGCGCCCGTGTGAGTTTCGGTTGCCGTCAGGCTTCCCGTAACCGACAGCTTGCGCAGAAGATTGGTCAAATCATCTGTCCGCTCATATCCAACATGTCCAGTCATGCGAGCCGTCCGAAATTCGGTTTGCTGTTCGTCAGCATGCTGTTGGAAGTGTTGTCCGTGATTTGGAGTGTGTGCGGTCTTGCAAGAGGATACGTGATGGATGGGATTTTCCCATTGTTCCATTCCGCTTGGGGTTTCGGAATCGCGCTTCCACTGCTTGCTGTGACGTTGGTCGTGTTCCTGTTCCTCATGCTGTTGTCGTGCATTCCGTTCGTTTACATTCCGCGACCTCAGATTGCCGGTGGCGCGGTGGCGCTCATGCTTTACCTGCTGTTGGGGTTGCTTCCGCTTCCGACATTCATTCCGATTCTTTTCGTTCCTCTTCTTGTATTCGCGTTCATCCGTTGGAAGAATTGGACGTTGTGGGATGACATTTTCCAAACGCCACGCAGATATTATGCGATTGCGAACGACCGTGGTGCGAACGAGTCCGATAATCAGACCCGTCTTGGCGTGCGCACGCATAAGGAGCGCGTGTCGGCTTATGGTGCGCAACGTACCACGTTGATTCTTTCCCCGATTATCGTAAGTTCCGTGTTCACTCCGGTCACTCAGGGAGTGGCGATGAAACAGGAGTTGCATCCGGTTCCGGAAGTATTGTCGCATGATGGAATCTTCCTCGGGAAGGATGATACGGGACGTAACTGTTATCTCGACCCGTCGCAACTGTTCGGCGGTATCGCCATCAACGGCGAGGCCGGTTCCGGTAAGACCGTGCTCACCCATGGCATCAGCCAGTGGGCAATCAGCGCACGAGAAACCACCAGTCCGAAAATCTGGGGACACGACTCCCGTATCATCCATTTTTGGATGAAGGATGATACGGGAGTGAACGTGTTGGAACGTTATCGCAAACGTCACGGTTTCACCAGTCCGCAGCGAGTCATCTATTTGGCCGACCCGAACAGCGTATGTTTGGACATGCTCGGCATGAAGGACGGGAATAATGCGATGGAGACTGCGGCGAGCGTGGCGAAGACCATGCGTTACTCGTTCGATGACGGTGATATTCTGAACGACTCGCAGAACATCATCACCCAAGCGTTGACCATCGGCGTGGCGGTTGACCGTTACGTACAGGAGGAACGTAAGCATAATCCCGAATCCGCGAACAAGGATTGGGAAAGCGAGATTGTGAAACGTTGCCATCAGCTCGAACAATCGTATCCGGGTGCGGAACAGTTGCGAATGCAGCTAAGTCCAATCGGATGGGCCGTCGTCGCATTATGCGGTTCCGACGGTCAGGCCGGTTCCGCGAAAGCGTTGGGTCATGTGTGCCGCGCGTTGAGCATGGAGTTGAAGAGTGGCTACATGTTCGAGGAGATGACGTATGCCGCCCGTGCCGCCGAACAATTGTATGGCCGTCCGGACGCGGCTGGTCATACGGTTCGTTCCGACCGTGACATTCTCGCCAAGACGAACGCCTCGTTGAACAAGGTGAACCAGTTCCTTCCCATCGAACACATGTTCACGGCACGTCGTGGCAAGGTGACTTGGACGAACATTCTCGACCATGCTGGCGATTATCACATTGTGCTCGCACCTCATAATGGTTATTCGTTGCCGGAACGTATGGATAAGATTCTCGGCGGCTGGCTCATGTACCGTTTCTGGAATACGGTGTTCGCGCATTGCAAGGATTGGGACAAGGCTGGCAAGTGGACGATGCTCGTGTGTGACGAGTTGAGCTTGTTGGCTAACGGCAATGACGGTATCATGCCCGCGTTGCGTGAGCAGGGTCGTTCGTTCGGTCTGCTTCTCGTGTTCGCCACCCAGTATCCGACCCAGTTGTCCGACGCGATGTTGGATTCGTTCATCGGCTATTCGACGTTCATCACATACAATACGACGATTCCGCGTATCGCCGATATGACGGCGAAACGTTTGACGAACAATGACGGGGAGGATGGTTGGCGTTCGGGCGCGGTCATGAATCTTCCACGTTATGCGGCGGCTGTTCGCACTCGAACCCAAGAACAGTTGCAGCCGACGTTCCTTGTTCATGTGAACGATTTCGATAACGGTTATCGCAATGGTGACATGGATGATGATGACTAGCTTTTAGCGTTCATCATATTGCTTTTCAGAATCCGTTCGGAACTTTCAACTTCCGGACGGTTTTTTTATCCTAAAAACCTCGCTATGACTGTAAACAACCGCGTAGGTTGATAGGATGAAAAATGCAGGAGAGTTCCGTTTGGAAAACGAAAGGGAACTCAAAAAATGGGTGGAACCATTACCTTGGCTGGAAGCAGCCTTGAGAGCACCTATCATAAGATGTTCGACACCATTTTGAACAGTAGCGCGGGAACCGTGTTGACCAACATCAGTCTTGCCGCCGCAGTGCTTCTCGCTCTTGGCCTTATCGCCGGTGGCATTTGCAAGGCGTTGGCACGCCAGAACAAGCTCGTGCAGATGTTCTGCCCGAACATCGGACGTATTCTCATCGTCCTCGCAGTCGGATTCATTCTCGCTGGCCCGACCGTCACCATTCCGGCAATTCTTAAGTTGATTGACTGGTTCATTGACGCGGTTGGCGTCAGTGGAAAGACCTATCTGGGAATCTGACATCCGCAGAGGGAAAACCGGAGTGGATATGCGAAGAGGACCTTTCCGGTTCTGTTCCCACTCCGGTTTTCTTTTAAGAACCTTACGTACGAAAAGAGTTGAATCATGAGCGATGAGGAAGACGAAGGATACAAAGGTCCCTTGCATCCGAGGTTGACGATGGACGACATCACGGAAGTGTCCGGCCCGGAGGAAATCGAACGGAAGAACACGTTCCAGATAACCAAGAACACTGAGGCCCGTTCCAAAACCGTGTTCTCCGTTATCGTCGGCGCATTGGCGGGCTTGGCTCTTTGCCTCATATTCGCTCCGTTGCTTGGATACATGTTCAGCTCGTTCTTCGTACTGTTGGGCGGAATACTGGCTCCGTTCTTCGCAGTCGGCACCATTAGAGACCGCACCCAACAGACACGGTGGAAGAGAACCTTGCAGGATATGAAGAGCCGCAAGATTGAAGGGCAGGTCTTCTACCCGAATTCCACTCAGCCGGAAAACATTATCGACCTTCAAGAAATGGAAATCCGTTGAATACAAAATATCGAGACCCAGTGAAACGGGCGGGTAGAAGGAACCTGCTCGTCATTCTGATGTTGTGCGTGGTCATGACATTGTTCGTCTTGCCGTCCAGCGTGTTCGCCGCACAGGTCAACGATTCGACCACGACGATAACATGCGCCAACGGCGGGACTGACAGTGCTACATCAGACATCTCTAGTTGTCTTCCTTCCGGACGTTGGGGAAACTACGTTGGGGAAATCACTTCGCGTACGGAACCGTACAGTGGCAGCGATGTCGCCGGTTGGTTCTCGAACGTCAAGCAGACCATCAGCTCGCAGACCCATATCGTCCTTCCCAACATTCTGATGCAGTTGACTCAGGTCTGCTGGTCTTCCGCATTGTCCATCAGCCAGTTCGCCGCTTCGTTCGAACCGATGAAACAGGCTGGTGCGAACATCGACTCCGCAGTGTCCACCATGGTGACGAGTCTGATGGACGGCGGTATCCCCGCCACCATCGCAGTGCTCGGCATCGTGGCTTGGGTTGGCGCGGCTGGATTCCAAATCGGCACCGTCAAAGAGGCGAGCAAACGAATCGTCATCATGGTTCTCTGCTTCGCTTCAATCACGATGCTTGGAGCTGGAGCGGCCAAGACCGGAAAGAACGCCACAGAACCGGCGACCGGAAGCCCATGGTGGGTCGTGCAGACAATCAACAACACCATCAACAAGCTTTCGGTCAACCTCGACCTTGACGGTATGTCCGACAGTGATAAAAACATGATGTCCTACCATCATGCGGCGAACGGTGCGAAAACCAATTGTCAGGATTACCTGTACTTCATGCATCAGGCGTATGACGAACAGGCGAAGTCCAACGGCAATCAGGATACAAGCAACATCACCAAGGCCATCAACCGTATTTGGGAGGAGACCTCCCTTCGCTCGTTCGTGACCATGCAGTACGGAAACCCGCAGACCACCGGAACATCCTCGTTCCGTATCGCGGAAAACGCCCGGCAAGGTTACTGCCACGTGTTGGAGATGAAAGCCAACACGAACACGACCATCCAGAAGGATTTGACCAACAAGGCCATGGCGTTGCACATCAGCGACCAGCGAGCCAAATGGCTGTTCTCCGTGGACGGTTGGGTAGACCCGCGTAATCCTTACTTCACCGACAAACCGTTGGAAAGGGAGAACGCGACATATCTCAGCCGTGCGGGCGTGTTCTGGGAAACCTGTGGCACGAAACGCAATCAGGAAATCTACGCGCGAGCCGGATGGGCGACACTCATCAACAATCTCGGTGACACAGGAACCAAGAACATCAAGAACGGCAGTACGAAAGTACGTGTCAAGATTGACGACTTGGACAATGTGAAACCGACCAACGGTGGCAAAGGCGTGATGGACGCGAAACAGAACGGCAGTGAAGACGAAACCATCCAACAGACCACTTCGGTCTGCCAGACGATTCTCAAACAGGGTTCCGTAATCTTCTCCCGTTCCACCGATATCAACAAGGAGGATGACGGAACATATAAAGACCAGCAGAACGACACCAACTGGGGCGACTCCGCTACGGTCGGATGGCGTTTCGACGTGCCGAACGTTTCCGGAACTTGGAGTGAGGCGAATCTTCGTGACGCTCAGGATGATTCCACTGTCACGGGCGGTGCGAAGAAAACCATCGACTACATGTATGGCAACAACAACGTCGATACGTTGGGTGCTTGCGGAACACTTATCGAAGGCATCGTCAATCTCGTGGTCTGGGGATTGTTGAGCCTTGTTCTAATACTGACGAAGCTCATGCTGATAATGATGGCGTTGTTCCTCGTGGTCACGTTTCTTGTCCAAGCGTTCCCGATTGGCGAGAAGCCGAAGAACGCGTTGAAGAACTGGGCGACGTACACCTGCCAGTTGAGTATGGTAGGAGCGTTGTACGGTGCGCTCGGCGCTCTCGCAACATTCATTTGTGGCCTGACGTTGAAGTTCACCTCTGCCAGCAGTGGTTCGTTCACCTACCAGTTGATTGCGGGATTGAGTCCGGTGTTGGCTATCGCCGCAATCGGCATGTTCTGTTCGAAAGTGTTGAAGTGGGGTAATCCGTTCAGCATCAACGCTCTCATGGGAATGGCGGGTGGAACCGCAATGGCTTCCGGTCTTCGCAAGGGAATGCACATGATTGGACAGCACCGTATGATTCGCGCCATGCGTGGCGGATTCCGTCGTGGCGGCAATGGTGTCGGACGTTTGTCCACGAACGGTACCGGCGCTGGCATGGCCCATAACGGAGCACGTCAAAGCGAGACCGTCCTAAGCAAGATGAGCCGCGCGCAACAGGAAGCGTTGTCCAACGGCGACAGGAACCTGCTGAACCGTAGTCAGAGCGAACTCGAAGCGATTCAATCCCATGGACGCAAGAGCAGGACGTGGGCAAGAATGGACGCCAATACGGTGAGGGGAAGTCTCGCCGGTACACGACTCCACATGGAAAAGTCCCACGACAAGTTCCGGCAACGGTTGAACACCGCCGCCTCCAAGTTCAAGGGAGCGGACAACACTGAAGCGTTCGCGCATCGTATCGCACAACGGCATCCGGGCATGTCTCCTGAACAGGTGCAACGTAGGGCCAAGATGTTGAACCATATCAACAATGATGGCCGTAAGCTACAGGCTGGTGCGAGAGCTTTGGGTGCTGGTGCCGCGATGGCGGGTGCCGGTCTCGCGTTCGCCGCACGTGCCGCGAAGAGCGCACCTTTGCGCAACGTTGCCGCACGTGGAGCGAAGGTCGCCGCGAAGGCCGCTGTCACCGGAGCTTTGTTCTCCAATCCGATTACCGCACCGTTGGGATTGATTGCCGCTGGAAAGCTGGCCGCCGACCGTAACCTGCATCATGGTATAGCGGTGGGTGCGGGAGCCGCGATGGATAAAATCCGCGACATCAAGAACGCCGCTCCCGGCAGTATGAGAGAACGCGCCCAGTGGCGTCGCAACATGTTGGACATGGCTAATGGTGACGCTCCGTTGTCGTCTCCGTTCTCCGGCGCCGGTGACGGTGGTTCCGACAATGGTGACAGTCCTATGCCTTCTCCGTCGGCTCCGAATCCGGATGTCCCAACCCAAACCGGTGGTGCCGGTGGCGCGTCGCCGATTCCGACTGACGGTCAGACGGAAACGATTCCGGTGGACACTCCAACTGAATCGGTTCCAGCCGACGCTCAAGGACAGGCTCCGGTGTTGACCGAACAGTCCGCGTTCAATCAGGTTCGTGAGGGAATGATGGCCGACTTCGTGGATAACCAGCACATGTCCCAAGAAGAAGCGGAACAAGCGTTCCAAGAGGCCGTCTCCTCCGGTGAAGTCGATAATTCCGTCCAAGCGTACATGCGCCAGAACAATCAATCTCCTAATGAGAATGCGACAGCTCAACCCGAAACGAACGCCAACCAGCCGGTGTACAACACTGAGACAGGTGAGATTGTTGGTGAGACCCTACCCTCCGGAACGATGGACGCCGCCGTGTCCTCCGCCTCCACTTGGCAGAAGGCAACCGACAATGCGACTCCGATGCCTGAATCGGTGAACAATTCACTGCAACAGGCGTACATGCGCGAGAATCCGGTGCAACAGTCTCCGGAGGAGCATTTGCGGATGGCTCAGGAGGAATGGACCGCGACGACCGGACTGCCGGGGTCTACGATGCCGTCGGGTGCCGAACGGGCTATGAACCCGAATGGAATTCAGCCGAGTAGAAAATTCACGGTGGATTCCAGGCAGACGCAACAGCAGGGTTCGGTACAGGCGCAAGCTCCGCGACAGCAGTCTCAACCGCAGCCACAAGCTCAGGTAAGACAACAGCCGTCGGTTCGAATGCAACCGCCAACCACACCTTCCCCGACCGTCAAACAGCCGGTGGACGCCAACCCGTCAAACCTGACAGGTTTCCCCTCCGTAGGCAATCTTCGTATGAAGAAACCGCCGACCGGAGGACAGCCGACACCCAAACCGCCGTTCATGAAGTGACGTCGGTTTGACCATCCGGCGTCGAATGTTTTAATCATCTTCCACAGCATTCGACGCCGGTTTCCCTTTCGAAAAACCTTCCAACGTCAAGGAGATTAGAAAAATGGAAGAGGTAGGAAACCAAGCCGCTGACACTGCGGGACGAACGTTGGGTGACGTGCTCACTGTGTTCTTCTCTTGGGTGTTCACGCCGACGGGCGCAATCCTCACTTTGTTGATGATTATTATTTGCGCCGGTAGTGTCGTGTTCGCCATCTTGCAGAAAAGCACCCGCGCGTTGATGACCGCGTTGACCATCTGCGCGTTCCTGTTGTTCGTGTGGATTATCACCGGTGTCTTGGAGGTCATGGGTTTGCCCGTGCGTGAATGGATGAAGGATATCGCGGCCCAGATGCCTGATATCGGTTCACTGTTCATGGAGTTCCTTCGCAAACTGGTGTTCACTGCTACCGAGTAAAAACGAAAGAAAGCCGTATCCGTTTCATCGCGGACGCGGCTTTCTGTTTTTCTGTTCCGCCTGTAAACCTGTACGCCGTTCCATTGTTTTACTGGAATGTTTCTCCGAACGGTTTTCCAGTTCGGCGTGCCGACTTTTCGCCGTTGTTATCATCGAAACAAAAAACATACCCCCACCATGATTCCGTCCACACCGGAAGCAGAAAAAGGAAACCAGAACATGAGAGTCAAAAACCATACGGTCATCATCACCGTCGCAATCATCAAAGGCGGTTCAGGAAAAACAACCACATCAATGGCATTGGCCGAACTATTGCACAAACGCGGGGAACAAGTCACAGTCTTGGACTCCGACAACACGGGCGGCGCGACCATGTGGGAAATGTACGTCGAACAGGAAAACCGCAGACGCAGACAGGACAATCCGGACGCGAAACCATACACGCTCGGCTTCCCCGTCGTGCAAACCAACGAAGCCGTATTGAACAATCCGGAACTCATCCGCGAAAAATATTCAGGCTGGGTCATCATCGACACCCCACCGTCCGACGCGGGAGTGGTACAGGCGGCGATAAACGCGGGCGACGTGGTGATAATCCCATGCCAGCCATCCGTATCCGATTTGACCCACGCGGGACGCACATACGCGGCGGCACGCAACGGCATCGTCCTGTTGACACGCGTGAAGCCGAGAACGAAACTCGCCCGGAACAGCATCAGCGAACTGGATGAGGAAGGCATCGCACGGTTCGAAACCGTCATCACGGAACGTGAAGCCGTCAAGAACATGTACGGCACAACCGAAATCGACAACAAGGAATATTCCAGCGTCGTGCAGGAACTCATCGACTATCTGTCTGAAATCAATCTGGTGGAAGAATAAAAACAGGAGCAGGGGAGTAAGTAGGCAATCATGGTCAAGAACATCAAACGCAACGCTTTCGCAACCGGAATGCAGGACAAGCGTGACATGCGCCCATTGGAATCACCGGAAAACATTAGCGAACCGAACACGGAGCAGGAACCGACACAGGCCGTTCCTGAAACGCGGGAACCGTCAGACCAGTCAGTCCAAACGTCCGCCGACATGCATGCCCAAACGCTCACGGAGGAAGAAGCCGACCGTCGGGCACGGCTCATCACCGACATAACCCATCCTGAAACATCGGCACCATCCGAAACGCATCAGCCGCCGAAAGAGAAAAGAATCGGCAGCAACGTCACCGTCGAAAACTGGCGTGCGTGGAAGATGAGAAGCATCGAATACGGGACGAAGCAGGCTGTATTGTTGAATGCCGCGATGGATTACTGCTTCCAGCAGGGGCACTTCGACCAGACGCTCATCGACAAGTACGAGCAGAAGGATTAGGCTCCGGTATACTGATATTCGGATGAACAAAAAGACTCCCAGAGTCTTCCAGATGGGGCGGCGCTCATATTAGAGCGTACGCCCCATTGGTTTTTCTAACGCGGGAAGATTTTTTGTTTCCGCAGTAAAAAGGTTCTTTACATATATGCTGAGGTGGTTATGGTGTAGGCTTGCCGATAGAAAAGCAAAAGCCCCGCGCTGGTGGAACAGCCGGGGCAGGGCAACCAGAGGCTTAAGGAAAGTGGTTACATGGGTAATTCTATCAGACCTATCGACAGTGACAGTTATCGGTATGCTCCCTCCGTGATGTCCCAGCTCAGTTTCTTTCCCGCACGCAAACCTGACGTGAATTACATCAAGAAGACCAACGGGCGTTCCGCAATCATCATCACTCCGACTGAAGGTAAGTGGTCGTATGGTTCTGTGCCCCGATTGTTTCTTCTTTACATTCGTACTTTGATTAAAAACAAAGACTCTCGGGTCGATTTCGAAAGCATGACTGTGAACCTTGGAGGAAGCTATCGTGCCATGTGTGAAGCGATGGGTGCTTCCACTGGTGGGAAAAGCAAACGTCTTCTCCTTGAGTCAATCAAGAATCTTGCTTGCACCCATATAACATTGGAACATTGGGTTTCGGATGATAGCGGCATGTATGAGAGTTTCCCGGTAGCGCAGAAAGTATGCATTGATTTTGGCGGCGAGGATAAGGAATCCTATATTACGTTCTCCTCTCAAATGTGGTCTCTGCTAATAGAGGAAGCCGTTCCTGCTCAAATGTCCATTATCAGGAACATATCTAATTCTGCACTCGCTTTGGATATTTACATGTGGTTGGCTTTCCGAACAAATAAGTTACGCTCGTGCGGAATGAAAGTCCCGTGGAAAGACCTAACCGTTCAGTTCGAGGACGGCGACTATCCGGTCAAAGAATTCAAAAGACGATTCACGACAGCCTTGAACAAAGTCAAGGAATCATGGCCTGAATTGAAGGCAAGTCTTGATGAATATGGCATAACCGTCTATCCGAGCATTTCGTCCATTCATTCCAACGGCAAGATTGTGGACGCTGTTGTTGTGAAAGAAGAATCGGGTTCCTGCGACGGACATGTAATCAAAGCGGATGTCTCATGCAATTCGGGACAAAATGATTCATCGACAGATGATATAAGGAATGCCGCTAATCCTTTTTGACGGAAGCGTGGGCGATAGTAGGAATGGAAGAAATGGTTCCACTTCTTCCGACTTTCTGTGTCGAAAGTTCCAATTCGAGAAAATGCCATTTAAAAAAGGCTTCAAATATTTTGATTTTTTATTCACGGCATGTATTTTTGCATATTTTCTAGTGTGGACTTTTCCCACCAAAGTGTGGACTTTTCCCACCAAAGTGTGGACTTTTCCCACCAAAAAGTGCCCTCAGTCCTACTGCCACAAGGGGTTTCAGCGCCGCAAAAGGTTACAAAAGGTTACAAAAGGTATTAATAACCCTTATATTCCCTTCTTTTTCAAAAAACAGGTTTTTTCAAAAAGAAGCAAAAAAATCAAAAATCAGAATAAAACCATTTTTCGGATTCCATGTTTGGGCAGGTCTAAACCCGCTTAGGGGTATTCTCAATGCTTTTAGAAAAATCAGGTCAACGTGAACGTTTAGGCATGTCCGAATGCTTTCGAAGGAAGAGAGAAAAAGAAAAGTTCCGGAAAAAGAAAAACAGAGAAGCCGACACCGGCGGCGGACACTTTTCTGAAAACCTCGAAGACGGTGAAATCAACCTCCGATGAACGGTAGACTGGAGGATGCAAGTCAGACGAAAAACGGATTCGGAGCGGGACTGTGTTCGGAAGCAAGAAAGACAAGAACGGCAAACAGCCGATGGGACAGCAGAAGGCGAAGCAGAACCCGAACAATGAGACCGACCTGTTCGCCGACGAAAAAGAACGCAAGGACGAGATAGAACTCACCGCGTGGAAGAAGGCGTTGAAGAACACCCAGAAGTGGAAGGTTCTCATCATCCTGTTCATCTGCACCGGTCTGGTCGCCCCGATGATTTCCGTCCGCGCAATCAACACGTTGAACGAAATGGGTTCCTACCTGACGGAGAAGTACAAGGAAATCAGCGGCGACAAGCCCGGCAAGCAGGTCGCATTGCAAGCCGTGTACAGTTGGCTGGATGATGACAAGGGCGCTTTCCAATACGGGTATGCGAACCTATGGTGGAATGGTGCCACCGAGGTCAGCACATCCACTTCGGACGATTCCAACGGTTCCACCACCCAGTATTGGAGTCATCAGATGTCCCTCACCGATAAGTCGGATGGAAGTACGAGGGATATCACCCAGCTTGTCGCCGTCACCGATGGTGTGGCTACTGCGGTGGGAACGCCGACCGTGCTTCCAAAGACCGTCACTTCGAACAGCAATACGGACACGTACCGTCCCGACGATTACATTCAGCTTGACCAGAACACGAGCCTGACAAACGTGGTCAGCGCTTGGTCTAAAGCATACATCGGCAAAGACTCCAACGCTTTGACGGTTCTTGTCGGAGACCCGAACAGCGACCACATGTATCAACCCGCAAGCTTGGGTTCTTATCTGAACTCGTCCCTCGACTGGCTTGTGCAATGCACCAAGGACGGCAAGACCGTTGACAAGCAGAACAAGTCCGACAATCCCGAATGGGCGGCGGCGAGCGTCAGCATCTCGTTCAAACCCTACGAGAAGAAGGTTGATGCAAGCACGGCCAACGACCCGAACGCGGACACTGGTTCAACGAGCGACGTGGAGACGAGCGTCACCGTCCTCATCCATAATCCGACCCGTGGTAGCGCGAAAATCGTTGACTGGGGTGCCGAAGGCAGTCTGACCACGTTGAAGGCGTTCAGCAATGCCATCGACCGTTCGCTGATTGGCTCTTCCAGCAGTGATGACGATGATGATTCTTCCGATTCCAGTTCATCGGATTCCGATAGCGGTTCCGGTGATGACGGTTCCGACAATGACGATTCCGACTCCTCCGATTCGGATTCGTCCGACAACAACGGCAGTAGTTCATCCCAGAATTCCGATGACGGTTCCGTAACCGGCGACCCCAATGAGGGGCCGAACGACTAATCCGAAAGGAAAACTAAATTGACAGGACATAACAAGCCCAGTGAGGGTGACAAGTTCGCTGAGTTCATCAACAGCAATGGCCCGTTGACCGGTGCGATTATCGCCATCGCGTTCATCGTGTGTCTCGTCATCAGCATCATCTTGAACCTGTGATGAGATTTTTTGGAGGTTTCCTATGGCTAAGAAGAAAGGCGGAATGTCCGCCGGTTCCCTGCTTGGCGGCATTCTGGTCGTGTTGACGGCCATGGTGCTCATCGTGAATCTTGGATTGTGGACTCCCATGTCGAAGATTTTCGGATTGCCGGAAATCAACAGTCTATCCCAGTTGATGCCGGGTGAGGATTCCAAGGTGAAGCCGGATGTGAAATTAGGGTTGAAGGAGCCTTCCTTGAAGTCGTCCGGCTCCAATTCGCAAACCAATACTCCAGAAGCCGCAGAAACGCCCTCAGAAACGACGCAGACACAAAATGGGGACAATTCCTCAAGTCAAGCACAAAAAGCCTCCACAAGCGTTCCTGAAGGTGCTTTAAGCCCTATCAGCACGAAACAGGCGCTTGACAAACTCGCTGACATCGAAACCGCAACCCCGCACACCAAAGGATACAATCGCAAAACCGACTTCGGCACATGGCAGAACAGCAACCAGCTCTGCGGATACGGCACCACCCGCGACTACATCCTCAAACGCGACATGACCGACGTGACCATGGACAAGAACTGCAAGGTGCTCACCGGCACCCTCCAAGACCCATATACAGGCAATGCCATCAAATTCCAGCGCGACACCTACGAGACCGTCAACGGCAAACAGAAGAAAACAGGCGGAGACAGCATGGCCGTCCAAATCGACCATGTGGTGGCTGTCAACGACGCTTGGGCCAGCGGACTGTGGAAGGACTCGCGCAAGGGCGACCGCATCACCTATGCGAACGACCCGGAAGTGCTCGTCGCGTCCGAAGGAGAAGCGAACAACATCAAACAGCAGGGCGTGAACCTTGTTAAGGACGAGGCGTTGAACGGTTCCTCGACCAAGTGGAAGGACGCAACGCCCAGCATTTGGCTCCCGTCCAACAAGACGTACCAATGCTCGTATATGGCTAAACGCGTGTACATCAAAGACAAGTACAAACTGTCCATGAGCAGTTGGGAAAAAGCCGAAACGAAGTCGTTCCTCACGCAATGCGTGGCCGACGGGAACTGATAGCCGGTTTCTCCATGAGACCCGTCGCCTGTAATCTATGGTTATAGAGATTCCATATGAGGGCGGCGGGTCGTCTTTTTGCGCGAGAGATAAGGGTTCATCTAGAAGAGAAAAACACCCGTTAAACCCCTTGTTGGGAAAATTTTTCCTGTTTTTCCGGTTTTTCACCAGATGAATGTTCGAGGTCGTTTACTGTAACAGTTGAGACCGGGTTTTCGTGGTATATCTTCCACCATCTGGTTTCTTTCCCGGTCTCTGTGGAACGCTCCTCACGGGGAGTGTGTTTCGGGTTCCGCCACCCGTGTGTGGATTCTTTTTTTGGGTGGCGAAACCATTTTCTTTTCTAATCGACATTGTGGCGATTTGAGAAGAGAATGATGTTATACTAGAAGCGTTCACACAATAACAGAAAAAGCCAGCCAAGGAGAAAAACATGAGCAACTACTTCAACAGCATCGAACATCAAATCAACCTCATGCTCGACAGGGAACAAGACCTCCAAGACGAACAGGAACAGCGCCTACGGGATATTCACGACGGCATCGGAGACTACGTGCTGTTGCCCGAAGGCGACCCGTGGAACATCGATGACTACGAGCAAGACCCACAGCCCACCAACGTCAACAACACTTGCAGTCACGGACTCTATGTTGACGAAGGTGTGAAATCTGGAACCATGTATCATCTCAACCCTGACCTCGGACTGTGGGCGGCTTGTGACGACTACGAGGACATAGAAAAAATGGTCAGGGAAGGCAAAACGCTCACCCAGCCCATCGACGATTACGATTCGAAGCTCGCCTGAGAAAGAATTTTTCCTGCAACCTTCCTTGTTTGCGAAAAACTACGTTATAGTGGAACCAGTCACAAACAAGGAAGGTTCCTTTTTGAACACCGAAACGGACATCACGGACAGTCAAACCCAAGAACGTTCCCGTCCACGCAAAGACCTTGACACCGTAGGAGGGTTCCTTGACTCCTGCAAGGACGAGACGCCAATCCTGCTTTACTTCAACACAAACGACGGAATACAAAGAATCCCCCACATCCTAGGAGACCCGCCCACCGTCGGACAACTCCGACTCAACAAATATCTGCGGCCACTGAAAATCCAACGAAGAGTCCGCTACCAGATTGCCGGAACCAGCGACACCGGCTGGGTCATCCGGGTCGATGAACGATTCAAGAAAAAGAAATACGTCAAAGCGTCGAAAGCCTGAATACTTGGAATATCAGAACAACACCGTGAACAAAAACTGCCTATACTCCAACGGAGACCGGGAAGCAGTCTTGCAGACCATCTTCCGTAGGGGAGTCCTCCCACAGGTCGTGGTGTACGCGCTCGGACTACTGGTGGCGGTATGGCTTCTCGCATATTCGAACTCCCTGACGGGAGGATGGAAAATCATCTTCCTGTTCCTGTCCATCCTGAACTTCGTGTCCGGAATCCGAGGACTCGTCAAGGTAAGCGCCAGCTGGACAACGCTCCGTGACTGCGCGTATCCGAACATCGACGCGAACGCGGCTGAAACATGGGATTTGGCAGTATGGCTCGCCAACAGTCCGCAATTCGGAGGAACCTCAATCCGGGATATGCGACAGCAGGAACTACGTGAGGCATTGGATGAGTACGGGCCACTGTTCCAAGCGAACAATCCCGAAGACGTGACCATCCAACTGAACCGGTTGGAACGGCTCATGCACGAAGTGGATTGGACAGGCCAATACGTTCATGCTCTCCTTCTATTCCGACAGTTGAAAGACTCGCATCTCAAATATTGGAGCCAACTGGACGGAGCCTACCGTCAAACGTTAATAAAACTGACGTCAGGCATGCGTTTGGAAAACCTACGCGAAGACGTGCAACTCTCCCCACACCGCATGGTCATCTTGGACGGATTGCAGATTAACTGCGGACTGCACGGTACCGCAGGAAAGTACACCGTCGGCTATGAGGACGGCGGTGTACTGTGAACTATCAGATGCTACGGGACGCTCGTAGTGGACGAATCCACATGTTCTCCGACAATTGCTGGATGCTCCGGGACTGGGTGGCGAAAAACATCGGGCTGGAAGAGAACGGCGTAGCACTCATACGCAGACTCGACCTGTTGGAAATGGAAAAATACTCCACCAAAATGATGGACAATCCCGAATCGTCCAGCGAGGAATACTGGCAAGCGAAAACCATGCATGACGGCGTGGTCAGAACCTTCAAAGAACTATCGCCGGTGGCGCTACTCGAATACTGGGACTGTCTGAACGACACTCCCGTCAACATCCTCTGAGCTTAGAAAAACCCCAAAACCTCTGAAAGGAGCAGCATTGGACGAAGAATCCTCCACCCAACGTTTCCGTGTCCTCATGGCCGGTATCAGCGAAGGTGAGACCAGAATCCTCTACAACATCGAAAATGGAAGGTTGACCGCCGACATTCTCAAAAGCAACATCGGCAGACGACTGCTGGATGCCGGACTCATCCGACGTAACGGGCAATCAGCCCCGTCCCTCACCAAGGATGGCATGCGCCTCGTATCCACGCTCGCCCAAGGCGAGGCAGACCGTCCAATCCGACTATACGAGCGCAACAGCGAAACGCTGCTCCGCCAAGCCGGACAGGGAACGGCCAACGCATACAAGACCGGTTTCGAAAACGCCGCCGTCGAACTGTTGACCGACCGGCTTGTCCGACTTGACATCGCCTCCGGAACCCTCACCCTGCTTCCTGCGGGAACGGAACTCCTGTCCAAGCTCGACAAGGCGGCTTGACATGCTGGGCTGGCTGACTCAACAGAACGTGCTTGTGGCGATTGCTATTGGAGCCATCATCCTACTGCTCATGTTCCTCATCCCCGCCGTCGAGGAACTGGTCGGCACGTATACTCCGTTGGGAGAATTCTGCGAAAGGCCGAACATGAGATGGGCTGTGGTCATCCTGACCATCGTAGCGGTTCTCACGGTAGTGGTCATCTGACTTTTTCCCTTGACGGGGACGGCTTGATGCCGTCCCTTTTTTGTTTCCCGCATCAAGTATGGGACAGTGTTCCAGCCGACTAATCTAGGAAAGGAAAGACTCGAAAGATGGAAACGTGAAAGGCTTCCTAAAGAACCTATTGGCTTTGACCGGGCTGGCGTCCATCATCACCATGCTCGGCTCCCTCGCATATGTGGATAAGAAACTACATGATGTGGGCAACGGATACAAGTACGGCCCCGCACGGCATCTGGAGTATTTGAGCGCGCTGTTGCACTCCTTCAACCGTTCTATAGATGTTATTGCCGCCGACACGCATCGGAAGGTGTGCGATGAGGAGAATCGGAAGTATGACCGTTTGGAGGATGAGCGGGAGAGGGCTTGGAGCGCGGCCCGCTGAGTATTTGGTTTTCTTTGCGTCTGTCTATGTTATAGTGGAACTGTTCACATAAAACAGATTCGAAGGAAGACCATGAACCAAAAAGTCCTCATCACTCTCAACAACGGAGCGAAACGTATCGTATACCGTGACGACCTCTGCCACGAGCTGGCCGACCTGCTCCGGCTCTACCTGCACGCCGACGCGTTGCCGGGAACAGGGGAACGTTGGGAACTGTTGAGGACGCTTGCATCCACTCTCATTGGTCGCGCTATCGAAAAAGGGCTTTTTGAGGACTGCGCCCGCGTGAACGTGTATCCGGTTTCTTTCCAAATGGTTCGGCCTGATTGACATATTCAACAAACTGAGTTACAGTGGAACTGTTCACACATATAGACCCAAAGGAGAAAACCAAATGACCGTCAACGAACTCATCGAACAATTAAAGAACCTACCCAAGGAAGTACGCGAACGCCCCATCATGGACGGCAATCCGAACAATGAATACTGGTTGGCCGACCTCCGCGCGATTTCAGTCGCCAAGGTCGTTGTATCCGGCGATGGCGCTTGTAACATGTACGACCCGGTACTTTCCGACGAGGAAAACATCGAAGAACTGGAAGACAGATACGACATGTCAATGCATGTCGAACATCGGGCATTGGCATTCTTCAATTGAGATAGGGGTCGTACAAATGGACGCGAACACTCCCATTAACATTCCCATCCGTCTTGAACAGTGGATACATGACAACTACATGGAAGTCGAAACCATTATCATCGATGCCCGGACAATCCTAGACGCAACCGATTTCGATAATCTTCCCGAATGGGAGGATTGGGATACGGACTTCATCGCGGAGGACGCTCAAAGAATTGGGCTGCTGAAAATGTGGTCTGGGCCATTCACCGTCGAACTATTCAACTGTGACGAGTATCCCGACTATCTCGAATGGCGCAAAACTCATAAGACCGTCGAAGGTGCCGCAGAACACATTCTCGACTTGAGCAAGAAGGAACTACTGTGGCAAATCGAAGAAACCAAGAAGCAACTAGACAAGTATGTTAGCCAATATGAGGCGTTAAGCGGGGAGAATCCGCGTCAAACTTCTAGAACGGCACTGGTTGGCAGACCACTCGTCTAACATCCGAGAGAAAAGAAGAAAACCAAATGGTATGCAAAAATACCCCGGACAACTGGGCTACCCGCCGAGTCCTCGCAATCTCATACAGTCCGGACGGCAGATATAAGGAAACACTATTCGAGCGTGAAGAAGATGGAAACTATTATGCGGGCTGTGGAAGATTCTACGCCAGCGATATCGAGGATAGAACCAAGTTCTATCCGATTCCGGACGACGAGAAACTATCTCGCTGGGTGTTGAAGGATGGAACAGTAATCACTTCGTCCGAGAATAGTGACATCCTTAACCCGGAGGCCATGCGTGTTATGACTTTCGACGGCACTCGTATCGTAATCCCAGCCGAACAGCTTAACTACGTGCAGGACATGTGTGAGGATACCAATGCAGAATACTGAACAAAACCGTTGGATATTACTGGATATGGCTCGTGCCATGGGTGGGCTACGACTACGACGAGATGTGGCGGGCCAACGCTTTGCCGGGCATAATCGGGTCGGCCTGTACGACGAACAAGGAAAAGTTTTTTAATGTCGGTTGATTCAATTCTCTCATTGGTGGGCATGCTGTTCGCTGTTCTGGGTGTGCTGGCCGCTCTCATCTCCTATGCCTTCGGCTTGGAGTGGGCGGACGTTCTAGTTCCGTTCTGTTTCTTCGTTCTGCTGGTCTGTCAGATGGTGCGACTTGTCTGCTATCGGGAAACCGACGCGCTGGCTCCCATGGCGACAGCAGGATTTGCCGTCATCATCTGGCTGGTGGCTCTCACGCGGCGGAACGGAGGTTCTTGAAATGATTGACATGCAGGACACTGAGGAAAATCGTTGGCTACTGCTGGATATGGCTCGTGCCATGGGTGGCTACGGCTACGACGAGATGTGGTGGGCTGACGTTTTTGAGCCGGACGAATTGGAGTATTCCGCTCCCGACTTGTATGAGAAGTTCGTCAACTCGTCCGACTACGACCCTGCTGCTCATTGGTTCCGTCGTAAGGAATACGGTGTCGGTTTCGAGTCGGTCACGGACGAGAGCCTGTTGGCGGATGCTTGGCATATGCGGGATGATATTGTCGAATTGGCTTCTCGTAGGGATGTGTGGCTGAATATTCCGGATATCGATTTTGTTTCGCGTATTCGGAAGCTTGGGGTTGTGGTTTCTTAGGATTGTCTCTCTGAAAATTCCATGCTATACTGGAAACGTTCACAAAAAAGTTTTCGGAAAGAGCAAGAAAAATGAGCGACATCAAGACGCCTGTCACCCCAATAGACGAGGAACGGGTCAAAAAAACTGGTACCCTCGCTACTCGCATTCAGACATGAACGACAATATTCGCCTCCGCTTGAACAAGGCGATTGAAACCACCGATTCTGAGGAATTCGTGGACATTGCCTACAAGCTGGGACTGTTCCTTACGGAAGGGGAAGACGATTGAGCGTCGAAGAAACAGGAGTTTGGACGGAAACTTATCCAAAAGAACCTTGCCCATTCTGCGGAAAAACGGTTGCTATTCGAATCAGCGAGATTCTTATTGTGGACAAAAAATACTGGAAAGTCCGTATTTTCGACGATAGTGGTTGCCCGTTGTCCGCAATGTTCGAGCGGGGCTTGCGAATGGGGTCAGCGGGGGAAGTGTGTGCCGTTCTTAAAAAGGATTGGCATGAGATTGTGGAAACCGTTTCCACTATGCCGGTTTGTCCCGAATGTGGACGCTCCCCGGTTTGTCGTTATTCCACGAACCTCGACCGTTGGATTATCCTTTGCGAAAAAGGACATTTGAGAACGGATGAGGCTTTCGTTCTCTCTGCCATGAGGAATTGGAACAAGAAAGTCGGTCAATATGTTTGCGACAATCAGAACCAACGACTCGGTCAATGTCTGATGGAGTTCTGGCATCAAGGGGATACGTCGGACGAGAATCTTCCGGAATTCATGCGGCAAAGTTGGCGGATAAAACACGCCGATTGGGAGAGAAAGTGAACGAAAACGTAAATTACCATCCGCTACGCCGTTGCGTCATCTGCAACGAATCAGTGGAGGCCGACGACCCGACATGCGCGGTCTGCGGCCAACCGGCTTGCAGTAACCACGCTTACGACGTGGGTGGCGGCGAATGGTATTGCGCCGACTGCCACCACGGAAAAACTCACCCGTGCGCGGACTGTGGTACGCCATCCCATTGGCGGTGCAAGGATTGCGGCAAATGGGTTTGCAAAAACCATTCGACATTCGTCGCGGTTCAAGGTGAGGAATTCTATACTCTTTTCGGCTACTACTGCGATAATGATTTACGTTGGGAACTAGCGGAAGAACAAGCTAAGGAGGTGACGTTGTGAGCGAGAAAACCAGACGGGATAAGACGTTGAAGCTTATCGAGGACGGCGATGACGATGATTGGAAGACTGCCGTATTTATACTTCCTTCTACTCGCTTGAGTTTTGGCCGCTCCTTTTCTGGGAGCGGCTTTTATTTTTCTCATCCAGATGTTATAGTGGAATTGTTCACAAAAAATGGTTAAGGAGAAAAATATGAGCGACAAAAACACCACACCAAAACTTCCCAAGTACAAGAAGACCATCGACGCTACCGGATTCGGACTATCCTGCGTCACCGAATACGGGTTCGATGACGCAGGGCTGTTCCACCACTCATACACGTACAACTACAAGAACAGGAAGGCCGTCATCCAAGTGATGGGAAGCCAGCAGCCCGCCGACTGGCATACCCGCCAAAGCGCCTACGCCTCCTACTATGAGGATGGGAAACAGGTAGGCCGAACCCGTGCCTATAACATTCTTGAAAACGCTCAAATCAAGGCAGTCCGTTGGATTATGGGCTTCGGCTCGGATAGCAAGGCGGAAGAAGCCTATCGTGCCGTTCGACTGGAGAAAAGCCATCGCAATCAGCAAATCTGCCGTCGCATCCCCAAACCATTGCGCATGGAAGTCGAGGGGCTTGCAAATAAGCTGGGTTTGAAAATCCACGGCGACGAAGACAACAGCATTGTGGAAACGTTCGTGAACACGTATCTCGCCACTGCGGAACAGAATGGTCTGATTGAACTGAGAGAACGTCAATACGGTTACGAAAAGTCGATGACCGTATGGCTGGACGGGGATGCGAGCCGCAAAACCGAAGACGCCCCCGACTGGGAGAAGTTCAAGGAAACCGTCGTGGAAATCGTCCCACTCTATTTGGAATGTAGACGGAAAACGGCGGAAAGCGTTGGTCTGGGGGAGAAGCTGGCTGAAAACTAATCCTGATGGTTGGGACAGAAAACTGCTCCAACCATTTTTGTTGCGTTCTCCAATATCTGCCTATAATCCTCAAGGACACCTACTGTCACGTTTAAGTCCACGGCCATTGGGAAAAGCTCACCCTCATAGATTCGTTCGGATTGGATATATTCGAACGGATTGATAAGCAGTATCGCCGTCTCCTTACGAACGTATGATTCAGCCTTGTCATCGTATTGTTTCCAGCAACAAGTATCACCGTGAGTCCAATGGAATAGTTCATGCGTTAACGTGCATCGTTTCTGCCGCTCGTTCAACCGTGGGTCTATGACGATGATGCGGGTTTCCTCGTCATATACGCCGTTGATGTTTTCCGGAAGTTCCTCCTCGAAAACGTATGGCGCTTGACGTGTGAGTCCTACCATCCGTTTTATCTCTTCATAGCACATTCGCCGGTCGATGGCGACGCTTCTGTTGTCTACTGGGGGATGTTTCAGCAAGCGTCCTCGCTTTCCGATTCCGCTTGCTTGTTGGGGTCGTGGTTTGCGGCCAATGTGAGGTCGCCGGAATTGATTTTACGCAGGACGGCTTGAAGCTGCTGTTCCACAACGGATTGCGTGGAATGGTATCCGTTTTGTCCGGCGATGAGTTCTTCTGGGGTCATGTTCCATGCGTGGGCGAGTTTTTCCACGTCGGCGGGGAGCCATTCGACCGTTTCGTTGTATCGTGTGGTGACGTAGCTGGGGCTTTTGCCTAGTTGACGCGCGATGTCCCGTGCGGAGAGCCGTCGGATTCCGGCTTCCGCTAGGATGCGTTGGTTGATTCTTCTGTTGAATTCGCTGGTTTGGTTTTTTCTTTTTCCCATGTTTTCCATGATAACTGATTTTTAACATGAAACGCGTGGTTTTAGATTTGACAGCATACTTTTATATGCTATTGTCTGTAATTACAAACACTTGTTCACCTGAAGAAACAGGAAGGTTAATGCATAACATGAGTCACGACAAGGCACGGGCGCTCTTGCGGATGGTCAGATAGACACCCCAAGAAGCCCGTTCCACATACCCCGCCTCAAAATTGGAGGGACACACCCCCAATTTTGTGAATACGCCCAGTATGACTAGAATAAAAAACGTCCACACAATATAAGCCAGACTCCACACAGGCCAGACCAAAAGGAATGTTTTGAGAAAGACAATAGACCAGAAAATCCTCTTGGATAAACACTTCACAAAATTGGACATCCTAGGCCAGCACCTATGGATGATGCTCCAACTGCATCCGAAGACCAATGCTCTCGGCGTATGTGATTGGACGTTTGGAAAAATCAACGCTTACACTCACGGAAACACTCCCACCCTATTCCAACAGGCGGGCCGGGAACTCGTAAACGAAGAACTACTGGTCATAGACGAGGACACCGAAGAAGCACTCCTCCTCGACCACATCGACCTCACGGCGGACTCCGGAACCATCGAATCCGCATACCTTGGAACCGCCAGCTCAAGACTGCGCAGAATCCTAGTCAGTGAACTGAACCGAACCCTCCGACAGGGAAAGCACTTCCCGTTCGAATGGGAGGAGATTCATGACATCCTCAGTGAATCGAATGCCGACTCCGACGAATATGAGGAGCCGCATCCAAGCGTGGAACCCGTCGAGGATGATTCCCTAAACACCTCCCAGACAGATAATTCCACCTCCAAAAAGGAAAAAGAACCCGCCAAGCAGGACGATACCGAAACCTCAAGCGTGAAACCCGTAGAAGCGGAAGACAAGCCCGTCAAGAAGCGTCGCGGTCGCCCACGCAAGAATCCACTCCCTCCGGAAGGAGAAGACAAACCGAAGCGTCGGCGCGGTCGCCCACGCAAGTACAAACCCGAACCGGTCGAACTGATGGACGGAACCATGGAGCCTCCGTTCGAGGAGCCGATGACCATGGAACAGGTCGAGGTTCTACCCCAATACGATTCCAACGCTCCAATCGACGTGGATGATGACGGGGAACCCAAGTATTTGCAGTGGGATGAAATCCCGCAACAGCTTTGGTTCTGGCATCCTCTGCCGGAAGACTGGTCTCCGACCAAGAAAGCCGCCGACTTGTACAAGGAGCTGGGCGGCGGAAGCAAGATGACCATTTTGCAAGCGGCTGACTCGTTCCGTAAGGTCTACGATTCACGTTTGTACGTGAAACGTGACAATGGTTTCAAGGCCGCTCCGCTTTCGCCTGACCGACTTTTCATCCAACAGTTGCTTCACTGGCGTAAGGAGAAGGACGAGGAAAACGAACGCAAAGCCAAGGAAAAAGCCGAGGAGGAAGCTCTCCTCAACGAGGAACCGACAATCGACGTAGACCCCATCTGGGGAAACCCCGAAGACTTGGTTTCCGCCAAAGTGGAACAGGAAAACCCCCAACAGGAGGAAGTGACCCCACTGATTCCAGACGAGGAAGTACCGAAAGTCCGCCACTATAAGCGGATGGTGCCGAAGGATTGGAAACCGAACCAGAAGCACATCGACCGAGCCAATGAACTGAACATCGACGTGAACACGGAAGCCGAGAAATTCTACAACTACAGCCATTCCAATGGCAAGAAATACTTGGACTTCGACCGCGCCTTCGACAATTGGCTCCTCAACGCCGACAAGTTCAACAGGAACAGCCGAAGCACACGACGCAAAACCCGTAGCGAGGAAGGATACGAGCACAACATGAACATGCTGAAAGAATCCCTCGCCCAAGCCGGATGGGATGAATGATGACAGCACAGGCTCCCACACAAGGAACGTTGACCACGGCACAGGCCAGCAATGGACAGCATTACCCACGCGCCTTCGAACGCCCGTGCGCCATCGCGCTGTTGACTCAAATCAACAGTCATTACGGCAACAAGCCGTTGGATGACGCGCAGGTGGATAACTTCGTCAACGAAATCGACCATACGATTAAAGCTGACGAAGCCCGTCAAGCCATCATCGAATTCTTCCAGACACATTCGTCACGGGAAGCTTGGATTGCTCCCTACGACATCAATCAGATGGTCAGGAGGAAGCGTTTGAGCAGAGTGCCATCCAATGCTGAAATCAGCCGCATGCTCGACGGATATGGCATCACCGACGCGAATACCGCATGGGGATTTCGACGAGGACTGACCTACGCCATCTCCAAAGGCGCTTCGCCGGAACGCGCTATCGAGTATGCGAAAAGACACTGTGATGACGTGAAGACCATCTCCAACACCCCAGACCAGTATCCACAGCTCACAGCCGGTGACAACGTGGGCAAGGAAGACGGTGTCACTTCATTTTCAGCGCTATTGAAAGACTTCCGGTCAGGATTGGAACGGCCATCCACACAGGCCAATCCAATCCCAGCCGAAAACAATCCAATCCAGAAAACCGATAAGAAAGAAGAAAACAAACAATGACCGACGTCACCACCAAGCTTATTCACGACACTTTCATCCAGAACCGTCCCGATAAGGTAGGCGAACAGGAAGCGGAAGAACTGTTCAACCATTGGCTTGAAGTCCACGGATTCCAGCCGGAGGAACAGCCCATCGCACCAGCCGGATTCGAGTATGAGACCGTCAAAACCAAGGAGGATTCCACACCATCCTCCGACGATTTGGACGCCATCGCCCTCGCATCCGACAATGCCACCAATTCCGCCGCAATGATTTCCGACGTGATGGATTCTCTTCCTGAAAGCACTCAGGAAGCGCTTGCGTGCGCGTTGAACGACTTCGACTGTGCCGCCGAGCATCTGCACAGGTTGCTCGACAAGTACAATTACAAGCCTTTGGAAGAAAGGGAGGAAGAGTGAAGTAGCGCAAGAACACAAAACCAATCACACAGTAAGAAACCAGAAGGAAAGATTTGAAAAACAAACTCCGAGGGAAAATCCCCTTCATCGCGACAGTGTCCGCACTATCCATGCTCGCCTCCGCAAACGTGGCATTGGCCGCAGAGGTCGGCAACCCAATCATCGTGGACAAAACCAACATGTTCACAGCTGATGAAACCGTTGACCTGTTGGGCGGCGACTTGGGCGAGGCGGCGAACTTCGGTCTCGTCGGCTTCGACTCCGTCCGTCTGAACGCCCACACGAACAGTAATATCGCCACCGAGCACGCCTATATTGGCGCGGCCTTCGGCAATCATGCCAACGGTGTGGACGAGCCGGAAGTCAGCTACATGGACAAGGTTGACGGCAATATCAACGTCAATCTGCCCGCCGACTCCAAGATTGTCTTCGGACAGTCAAACATCATCGGACAGACCGACAATGGCAACAGTTGGACGGTGAACGGGAACAAGCTGGAAATGCAGACCGGTGGAAGCCTTCCGAAGTCGGAACGAGTGCTCAAGGATTCCAAGACCGTCAAATATCTTGACTTGGAGGCCATGGAAAAGAGCATGACCAGCCTGTCCGCCAAGTGGTCGAAAGCTTCGGAAGCCAACGCGACCCATGATTTCTCCGACATGAACAAGCGTCACATCGACGCCAACGGTGATGTCGCTCATATCAACATTGACGCGAAGGAACTGCAAGGTAATCGTGTGACCGCCACGTTGGGGGAGAAGACCCGTCTCGTCGTGAATGTTGACGCCGAAGGTGCGGGCAATATCACTCTGCCCCAATTGGACGTGGACGGTATCAATCACGCCGAATACGCCAAGTGGACGGACAAGGGTGTTATTTACAATCTGACCGACTCCAAAGCCAAGGACGGGCAGTATCACGGCAACGTCGGCACCGCTGGCGCATCCTCTTCCGTGATTCTCGCGCCGGAAGCCAACGTGGACGCGTCGCAGAACGTTGAAGGGCAGATTATCGCCAAGAACGTGACCATCGGCGGCGAATTCCACCGCAACAGCGTCAACGTTCCCGCCACCCGCCACGTCGAGGTGAAGCTGGACGGTCAGGACAAGACCGAGACCACTCCGTTCGTCGTGCCCCAGCCCGCTAAAGACCATTACCGTTTCACCGTCTGGACCACCAACCCGGACGGAACCGGCGACTCCTACAAGCCGGGCGAGACCGTGACTTCGATTCCGGAGAACACCACCCTGTACCCGCAGTGGGAGGCGAAGCATTTGCTTCGCTATGATACGAACGGTGGCAACGGCAAGTATGTGGATTCCGACCTGCCGTCAGATGTGTCTGACACGGTTCCAACCCGCGACGGTTACGAGTTCGACGGTTGGATGATTGATGGAGTCAAGGTCGATTCCGGCGATAGCGTCGAGGACAACGGCTCCGACGTGACCGTGGTCGCGCAGTGGACGCCGGTCAAGCAGGATGTGACCCCGACTAAGCCGGAAACCCCGAAGGACGACAACAAGACCGACAACGGTGGCAACGGTTCTGAGATTCCGAAGGATGATAAGACGGATACTTCATCCAAGGATGACAACAAGACCGACGATTTCAAGCCGAACACTCCGAAGGACGATATCAATACTGATACTCCTTCCAAGGGTGATGATTCCAAGCCGGAAACCCCGAAGGATGATACGGACAAGAACGATACTCCGTCAAAGGATGATTCCGACAAGTCCGACAATGATACGAAGGCTCCATCCAACGATAAGAGCGATGTGAACACTCCGACCAGCGATAAGACCGCCGATACTGGTAAGACCGATACCGGCAAGAAGACTGTGGGCGCCAAGAACAATACTCAGGCCGTTCAACAGGACGGTCAGGGCTTGGCTACCACCGGCGTGGCTGTTGGCGTCATCGCGGTCGCGGTCATTGTGCTTGCCGCCGCCGGTGTAATCCTCTCCGTCGCAAAACGACATGAGGGCAACCGCTGACATTACCTCTCTATTCGATAGGGAGATAATGTGACTCCAATCCCGCCGTCTTTTTTGATGGCGGGATTTTTTTACCTATGTTATACTGGCAGTGTTCACAAAATCGGTGAAGAGGTAAAACTTTTGAAAGACTACGACTGGTGGGTAAAAGCGTGGAACGCCTATAATAATCCACCCACCAAAACGATTCCATTGGACGCGTCCGATGCTCTCCAAGGGAAAATCACGTCCGTGGTGGTTCTTGTCATAGCCATATTCGCAATCCCGTTAATCATCCGACGGGCCATAGCTGACGCTAAAGAAGACATGATGGGGAAAATCGAACTCGTCGCCGCAGTAATCGCTTCGGTCTGTCTGTCCGTTATGTGTGTCTGGATGGTTTACGACGCTTTTGCCATGGAACAAACCCAAGAAGTCAAAACCAGTGTCACCCACCCGCTCGGTTTCGAAGACCAATTGGAAAAAGACTTCAAAGTGTCAAATCTATCTTGTAAGACCGACGCCTACTTAATCCTCCCCGACCATGGTTCCTACGATTGCACGTTCACCAGCAAGGACGGGAAATCAGTAACGAAGGGCACACTTGTTATAACCGAGAGCGAAAAAGTCGGACTATACGACGCCAATGGAAAGCTGGTTGAAACAAGATGAAAGATTTCAGCAACTGGAAGCGTGGAAGAATTATCCTCCTGTTCCTGACTGGTTAAACATTTTAGGCACTATTGTTATTGGTGTTCTCCTAGTATTGATGGCCGTCGGAATAATTGTCGGCTTTATCGGGGCTTTTCTCCGCGATAGTCTCTTATTCGTAAGAATTATCGGCATAAGTCTTGTTAGCGGGTTTATGGGCGTATTCCTCGTAATGTGCGTCAGCGGCCTTATCGACAACTATTACGAACAGCGTTCGACGGCACCTCCCACTATTCGCGAGCAGATTTCCAAAGTTTGGAACTTGGACGACATCGACTGCGATTTTTCTAGCAAAGACAAACTTCCTACCGAAGATTTGAAATGCGTCGTCTACCGTGGCGACAAGAAGACCAAAGTCACACTGCACGCAAGCGAAAACAAACTCGGCCTGTACACACAGGATGGAAAACGTTTCCCAATCAAATAGGAAGGATTTAAAAAAGTGTTAGAGCATGGCGAAGAACTTAACCTGAGAATGTTGCAACCATTGGACACGGACACTACGGCTGGCATACTTCGCGAATCCGGCTATCTGGTTCCATTATCCAAGTGGAGCAAGGCCCGGCAAGACTACAAAGGCAATACCGACCGTTGGGCGTTCAATATCATAGCATGTGCTTTCATTGGCCTCATGGTCGCCTGTTTGGAAATGTGGTCTACCCGAAATATTCCAATCAAACTTCCGAAATATACTCCCGTAGCCGTTTTTCTACTGGGTTTCGCTTTTGGTTGGGTGCAACTGTTAGGCACGTCCGATAGGCGGAAAAGGGTTTTTCGACCGAAGCCGGATAATCCAGTCCAAGTATTGGAGTCTACTTTCGACGTTCATGTGGCTGGAGACAGTGACACGTCGCTTTTCGACAAGACCGGATATAAGAAATTTCTTCTTCGTGTTGACGGCACTCACTACGCTCAGGCTACATTGTTTGTTTGGGAAGAATCATACGATTTGAAGGAAGAGCGTACTTGGCCTTTGGTTAGTATCGCATTGTTCGATGAGGACGGAAAGCCGGTCAAACTGCAATCGGTTGAGTCGAAGAAGGAATCTGAAAGCGTTGAACGGTAGACCAACTTCGGAAGAACGGGATACGAGGTGGTAAGAACCGACGCAGTTCCGGGGCACAGTGGACAGACAGTCGAATATGATGTTTCCACCATCGACCGTCTACATTCTTCGCAAGAAAAAACATTAGAAGACTGGAGTAGGCATGGCTTATTATGACCCGTGGCGTGAGGCTGTTGAAAACGCTAAAGAACTTCTCCGATTGGGAATGCCACCACAGAAAGTGCAGGAGCGGACCCGACTCCCCAAGAGCACCATCGACAAGATAGCCCCACCTATACTGCAAGAGAACGCAGACCGTGAAGCCATTCAGGAAGCCGAGCGAGCTTTGAAGCGGGAGCATGAAAAAATCCTCAAGGAAAAATATCCATGCCCGCTCTGCCATAAAGGTTATGGGATTGTTGACGGTGGAGCGCTCACCGCGTTTTTGAACGGTTCCGTCTGCCGTATCGGCGCGGAAGATGAGACCGTTGGCAAGGGAAGCCCATTTTTTCGTCCTTATTATGCCCACTGTTCGTATAGGCGTTGTCCAGCCCGACTGATTTTTCCCCGTGACACGCGGGAGGAAGCGTTGAGGGCTTTCCTGTTGGGAGAGTGGATTAGACCACACCCGTTCGTCAGTGTGAGCGACGGTTCTGAATGGACGTACACCAAACAGGGATTGGCGTCAGCGGTTTCATCATTGATGAATGATTATTCGCCGGAGCAGATAAAACAATTAGGTTTCAATCCGATTGCCGTGGACGAGTTGGCGAACCGTAGGGCGTTACGGATTGCTAAATTCAATCCAGATGCTTTCGATTTGACGCTCATGTGTCCCAAGTGCGGTAGTCGGGGAGAGTTCCGTAAGGCTGTCAATCCGACGAATCATAGCAAGGAATCATGGTGTTGCTGGTGGAGGGTCGGCTGTCCAAGATGTGGAGCCAGAACCGTCAACTCGTTTCCTACCCGTGAACAGGCGCAGTCCGCTTTCGAGGAGGGGGACTTGTTAAGGGGGCTGAAAATCGATAAGTCCGGAAGTGGAAAGGATTAAACGAAGTTGTTCCATCTGCATGCAAGACCTAAAAACCGGTTGGAGTCAATTCATACCAGTACGCCATCGTTAGAAGCCGAAAAACTGAAATCCGTCATGTACGGTCTCGCCATCGGTGACGCGTTGGGAGTCCCATACGAGTTTCAACAGAGAGACACATTCAACTGCACTGGAATGATTGGTCATGGCGAGCATAACCAGCCAGCAGGAACATGGAGCGATGACACCGCGTTGAGTCTAGCAACCTTGGACTCGCTCACCGAATGCCATGGTGAAGTCAACACCGCCGACATGCTCATGCGTTACCGAATGTGGTTGGAACACGGAATGTACACGCCGGACGGGAACACGTATGATTCCGGTATCACAGTAGCCACAGCCATCAGGTCAAGGCATGGTTGCGATGGTTTGAACGATAACGGCAATGGTTCGCTAATGCGGGTCGCACCATGCGCCTTCTACAATTTGCCAGACGTGGAAATCAAACAGGTCAGCGCCATCACCCACGCTCATGAAATCAGTATGACGGCGTGCGTACAATACGTGCGAATCCTCGAAGGACTGTTAAACTGCGTTCCTTCACATAAGGCGATAACGGATTCAGGATTCCCGTTCGACCCGACCATTCCCAGAACGGAAGTAGAATCGGACGGATTCGTACTCCACACATTGAACGCGGCACTCTGGTGCTTAACCAATACCGACAATTATCGGGATTGCGTAATTACCGCAGTAAACCTTGGAGAAGACACGGACACCACAGCCAGTGTCGCGGGAGCGTTAGCCGGAGCCGTCTACGGATTCGACAGCATTCCTACAGAGTGGATTGAAAAATTACGAGGAAGAGAACTTATAGACATGTATGTTTCAGAATCGGAGCTAAGGTGTTAACCCTACCAATAACTCGAAAATGGTTTGACATGATTCTTTCCGGCGAGAAGACGGAAGAATACCGAGAAGTCAAACCCTACTACGATTCTCGCTTCCGCCGACTGTTCGACATGGACGAGTCGAATAATCCAACAGGATTGGACGAGCAGCCAATACTATTCCGCAACGGATACTCCCATACAAGTCCGAGCTTCACCGCCATCTGCACGCTCTCTAAAGGAGAGGGACGTACCGAATGGGGAGCCGAACCACATAAACGGTATTGGATATTAAACATCCACCGAATCCAAAAATAGGTTTTTACACCCTTTCGGAGTATGTTTTAGCTAAAAAGAAACACACTCCGAAAGGAAACCTAACCGTGAAATACCTACTATTAATACTCGTCCCATCCTCCATCCTGCAATGGTTACTACTACTCGTATGCGGCGTGGGAGGATGGTTCCTGTTCTCCACTCAGTTTAAAACCTCAAAAAAGTCCATCGCCATGGTCAACGTATTAGGTGCTGTGTGTGGTATCGCATTCTTTTACGGATTGAAGAATGGTCTCGGTGGTTTGAGTGACATGTTCATGTCACTCTCCGGAAAATACGTGTACGGGTATCCGCATTCGCAAGTTCCCCTAATCAACGCGTTTATCGCCATTCCTCGTATCCTCATTGGTGTTTTTTGCATGTGTGTCGCATATGGTCTTTATCAGCCGGTATCTGAAAAAGAAGGCGAGGAGTACAGGAGGCAGAGTCAGCAGAATGAGGCAAAGGAAGTTGAACAGGCTCTCAATCAGACCATCGACCAGATAGGCGTAGTCTTCAATCTGCTCAAGGCCGAACCCGGACGTCCGAATTATCACGGTTACAGGCTAGTGAATGAGGATTGTGGTGGTCAACCAGACCCATTGTGGAACACCATGAACCCAGCCAACATCCAACAGGCGAGAAGCCAATACCGCCTCTATGGCAATCCGGGCGGCGGTCTATCACAGTCGAACTTCACCACCAATGAGATTCAATCCGGCCAGAAAGGTGAACAAATCCTCGCCAACATGATTACCGGCAACTGTCCCAACGTGGTGTCCTTCTGGTCGTTGCACGGTCTGAACGAGCAACACCAGTTCACTGACGCGGATATCGACTGCGTGATTGCCGGACAGGACAAACAGGGCAAAACGCATTTGTGGTTCGTGGATGCGAAGAACTATAAAGGCAATGCGGACACTGCCTACCGTAACCTCACCCCAGACCAACTGTTGAGAATTAGCGTCAGTCAGCGTGCGTTCGAAACCGGTGTGGATGGTCGTCCGGATTTGAAACTTTCCGCGAACATGAACTGGCAGAGGGACATGTGGGCTTTCATGTTCAACGGCAAGCCGGTTGAAGTGGAGTGGCTTGTCTGCATGGTGCCGACTTCCGATAAGGGTGCGCCGGATGTGACTGGGGTCATGTGGCCGGGTGATATTCCTTGCGTGACGCCGGAGGAGCTGGTGCGACGCGTGAATGCGGTTGACTTGGATTCGACGCAGAATCTTCCGTTGGACTGGTTGGATACTTTGAAACGGCATGTCAAGCACTGAGCTGTTTTTGGGCGCGGGTTGTTTTCTTCTCGCGCCTTTTTTGTTTTTGTTGTGTTCAGCGTGTCTTCTCACTTTCGATGATATACTGGGATTGTTCACACAAAGGAGGTTGGAAATGCCAAACCAAACAACAATCCTCGCCCAACACGGCCTAATAAAAGCCGACACAGCCACTTGGACAGACTGGCAAACCATCGACAGTCATCGAGACAAACGATTCAGCTTCCCACTCGAATGGAAGCAAATCCAACAAATCCTCACCGACCACCCAACCCTTCGCCCATACCTCTACCTCTCCACCGGATTAGATGGACTTGTCCTATTGGACGTTGAGACAGGAGAAACAGCAAACGCGCAACCCCTCATATTCGACACCCTCTCAAACAAGAACAACACCATGTTCCAAATGGTCGAACAATACATTCGCAGATGGAACGAAACCACACCCACAAAAACCCTCATACAACAAGGCAGAACAGACGAAGCCAAACAGCAGATAGACCACGCCACCGCACTGGCGCCAACAGCCCTAATGGAACTCATCTACCAGCTCGTCCCATGGAAAGAACTGAACGACAGGCAATACCAGCGCATGACGGCATTGAACGTCAGAAAGAACGAGGAATACCCATCACGCCAATTCGACAGGCACCTCGTCAAGCTACTCCAGCAGACCAAGCCCTGCATTGGGGGAGAGGGTGCTTTGGAGAAGACGTTCGACAAGCCTATAACAGTGTACAGGGGTGAAATCGACAAGAGCGTGCATATGGGGTTAAGCTGGACGAGCAATCTCGAAGTCGCGGAAAAGTTCGCGGGCAGATTCGGTAGGCAGGGCACTATCTGGAAGACAGTGCTAGAACCCGAGAAAATACTTGCGGCTTACGCGGACGATGGTGAGCATGAAGTGCTCGCCATCGTCTCAGAAAATACCGTAAATAATGTTCGCGAATTCAGTTAGACCTGTATCCTTAACTTCTAGTTGCAGGGGGTGTAATATGTGCTGTTGCCCTGAGAATCTAATGTCGCGCAGAGCTTGATGTATCCAGAATTAGAGGAACTATTATTCTGGTTCTGGCTTTGCTGTGGCGCAGACTGTTGGGTCTGGGCATGTTGCGTCGGAGCGCTGTAGGTGCTGGTGCCACTGTTCGTACGATTGTAGTTCGTGTTCGAGTAGGTTTGGGCTTGGGCTTGCGACTGCTGTTGTGCGGCTTGGCGTGCGGCTTCCTCGGCTTTGGCTTCCGCGTCGGCTTGTTCTTTCGCAGTCTTGGAGTCGTTTACGCTTTTGACAGCCTTGGACACGGCGTCTTTCTGCGCGTTCAGGGTTTTCACGTCAGACTTCTTGTCGTCAACGGTTTTCTTTGCCGTGTCGATGGCGGTTTTCAAGCTTTCACGGGTCTTGTTGTCCTGCACCTTGCCTTCGGAATCCTTGTATAGAGTTTCCGCATCACTGATGGTCTTGTCGAGCGTGGACCTCGCATCCTTGACCTGCTTGTCCGTCTTGGACTTGTTCACCTTTCTCATGGCCTTGTTGATGGCGTCGATGGAATCATTGGCTTCGGTGTTATCGTCGGCAACAATGGTATTGGCTTTGGTCGTGCCCCACAGGTTCCACTTAGTGGCATGCGATGTGGTCGGAACGCCTTTCAGGGCATCCCCGGTCTTGATGCTTTTCGTCAAGGAGTCCAACATGGTCTTGTCAAGCACGTCCGTTTCCTTCGTAGCCTTGACGAGCGTCCGTGCTTCCGCAAGTGTCTTCACCAGCTTCGAGTCAGCCTCCTTGGCTGACTCAAGCTGGGACTCATAGGAATCGTATGTTGTATTGGACGCATACGCGTAGCCACCGCCCACGCCGGCAAGGACAACAACCGCCGCGATAGTACTGACAATAATCGTCTTCTTGGCGGGCTTCTTGGCGTTTCCCTCGTCGTTTTCGTTTGGGTTGAGGATGGTGGTTTCCTGCATCTCCTCAAGGTTTTGGTTCTTTTCCATTTTTGTTTTGCTCCTTGGTTCTTATGTTCGATTCTCCCATGTGGGGTAGGCGAACACTACTCTTTAATGTGGACAAATCCACTATAACACGAGAATCGGCATGTCGCAACAAAAGATATGCTATACAGCCCAAAAACAAGAGACGTAGCAATACGGCAGTCTTCCAATCCTAGCAATACCAGCGTCTACGCCGCTGATATACGTTTGGTTCATCCCAATCCTCATCCATCATGCCGCTGTTGTAAGTGTTAACGGCGATGCTCAGTGAGTCACGGATTCGGGTTTTATTCCCGTAATCCGTATACCAATCGTCCTCAATCCACCGCCAATCCTCCCACCGACGTGCCGGAATATGCGGATTCCTCTTCCGTGAATACGCGTATTTTGCGACTTCGACATACTCCCAGTGAAACCGTCCGCAATCATAAGTGTGACTGAAACCGCGTGAACGGGCCTCGTCCTCGATAAGCGCATATGGTCTGTCCTTGAATGTTCTCGACATCATCGCCTCGTTTCGTGTTCTTGGATTAAATGGTACCGGTAGCGGATAGGTAAACGAAAAAAACATATCCTCTTTCTATAAGAAAATTCCGTTTTTCCGAAGGTTGATTGTAGAAAACCTGATATATGTGGAAACAACAATACAGACCTCTAGAGGAGTTAGTCTATGGGTAATCCATTGAGTAAAACTTCCCGGAAAGTCAAGGACTCCATTCTTAAACGGGTGGGGAAGGCCGCTGTCGCACTGGTTGCGGCGACGGCTACCTTGGCTTCTGGAGTGATAACGACCGGTAGTGCGCTTGCCGCCACGACTGACGGCCCCGGCTACTGGTTCAATGCGACGCGTTCTGGGAGTTGGTGGGTTGGTACTCACGGTAGTTCTCTTGGTCCGCAACGTTATGAGAACGGTAATCCGGTGTACTGTGTTGAGGCCGGTGAACCTGTTACTAATACCGGTACTTGGAATAAGGCTACGGATGTGAACCATAAGGTTGGTGCGTGGCTGGTTGAGAAGCATAAGGGTGATAGCAGTGATTTCACTCAGGCTTCGGTTGCTTATGCGATTCATGAGCATCTTGACCAAGGCAGTAGCCATTTCCGTCAGCTGGTAGCGGCTGGTTTGGAAGGTGCGGATATCAATGCCGTCGCTTCCAATGCGGCGAATCTTTGGAATGATGCATATAACACTCTTCCCGCTAACCTTAATGCCGCCTATGCCTATACCTCTGGCAAGCGTACCGGAACTGTTGACCCCGCCGTTAAGAACTCTAGCGGACAGTACATTGCTGGCATTCAGTACACTGCGACGTTGAACGGCCCGGCGAAATTCGACCAGACCGGAACCAATACAATCAGTGGTACGACCACCGGTCAGGCAATGCATATTCCGTGGACGGCAACCGGCAACGGAAAAGTAACAGTCCATGTTTCGATTAATGTTCCCACTGCCGCCGTTCTAAATTCCCCCGGTCAGGATATGATGCGGCCTTCCGACCCTGAGAATCAGACTGCTGATGTTCAGTTCTCTGTGTCGCGTGATTTTCAGCCGACCGTCAGTACCAGAGTCAGCAAGAAACAGTTGACCCGTGGCTCCCCGGTCGAAGACCGTGTGACCTCCGGTGTCGCCTCCTCCGACGACGAGTGGGCGGACAACGTGCCCGTCAAATTCAAGGGCTACTATTTCGTCGGTGACTCCAAGCACATCCTCCAAGTCATCAAGAAGAACAATGGTGAGAATCCGACCGACTATTTGAAGCGCCTGCGTGAAACCGATGGCATCCGTCAGGTTGCCGCAGCAACCACCCGCTTCATCAAGAGCGGTCAGACCAACACCGTCAAGGCGAAGGCCGCTACCGGTGGCATCGACTATGACAGTGTGAACGGTTTGGACGATTATCAGGTGTCCGATGAGGACGCCGGACTGTTCGGAACATGGGTTTGGGTTGAAGTCAAGTCAGACCAGTCCCAGCAGGATTACATCAAAGGCGATTACATCGATGAGTTCGGTAAAACTCAGGAAACGTCCGTGAGTGTTCTGCCGCCGAACCACGACTCCACCGTGTTGGAGCAGGAGTCCGGCATGAACAAGGACATCCTTGATGAAATCAACATCAGCCGTCTGCCGTCCGACTACGGTAAGTTCACCGGTGATACGAACTATGGTTTCAACGCTGACGCGAAGGCCAAGATTCGTGTCTGGTGGGCTGGCTCCGGAACCGGCAACAAGGATGAGGACAAAAAGTACGTCCCGACCACCGAAGAGGAGCCTACTCAGGATGCCAACCACAAGCTGGTTGGCGAATGGGAAGTTCCGGCCATGAACGGCAAGTACAAGGTCGGCGGCGGTAAAATCGTTCTCTATCCGAGCGATGGTAGCGACGCCAAGACCGTTGCCACTGATGTGAACATCAAGGTCACGGATAAGGCCCATTGCGGCTACTACGTGTTCATCTACGACTTCCCCGGCTCCGACCGTGCGGAAGGATTCAAGAGCGCGTACAACAATCCGTGGGAACGTTCCTTCGTCACTCAGGACGCGCAACCCGTCACATTGACCACCAACGTGAACAAGACCACCGTCACCCAAGGTGAGAAGTTCTACGATACCGCGACCATCTCCGGTCTGGTTCCGCGTGGCTCCTATGTCACCTTCACCGCGTATGACGCCGTGTCCGGCGAGCCGGACGTGTCCACCAACAAGCTGTTGGACAACACTCGCGTGAACGTCACCAACGACCAAGCCGACCATTCCGACACCACCCAGTTCGAGGTGAAGTCCCCGGAAATCAGCACCAACAAGATTGGTAAGGTCTACTGGGTTGCGAAACTCTACAATGCCAAAGGAAAGGCTCTCGCGGGTCACGCCATCGGCTTGGAGAACGAGACCATCGAAGTGGTAGGCCCGTCCCTCACCACCAAGACCAGCGCACAGCAGACCTATGTCGGTCGTCCGTTCCACGACACCGCCGTCATCAACAACAAGATTGACGCGGGAGCCTATCTGACATTCACCGCCTATGACGCGGTTTCCGGCAAGCCGGATACGAATGCCGCGAAACTGCTTGACAACAAGCGTGTGGACATTCCAGCCGACAAGATTGCATCCTCCGGCGCCGGTAAGAGCTTCACCGTTGACTCCCCGGACGTGACCGCCACCAAGGCCGGTATCGTCTACTGGAAGGCGACGCTCTACAACAAGGGCGGAATGGAACTCGCCACCCACGAGCTGGGTGCCACCGGCGAAAGCGTTCTCATCAAAAACCCGTCCATCACCACCAAGGTCAGCAAGGAACAGGTCTCCATCAACGAGGAGTTCACCGATACCGCCACCATCAACGGTGAAATCGAATCCGGCGATTACGTCACCTTCGACGCCTACGCTCCGGTTGACGGCGCTCCGAACGCCCAAGGTGCCAAACTGCTCGACTCCGAGCGTGTGAACATTCCGGCCAAGGATGTCACCGCAAGCCAGAACGGACAGGCCATCAACGTCACCAGCCCGAAGACCCACGCCACCGAAGGCGGAAACGTGTATTGGAAGGCCACCCTGCACCGTGCCAACGGCACTGTGCTCGCCACCCATGATTTGGGTGTTGGCGGTGAGACCGTTCAGGTCAAGTATCCGACCATCACCACGCACGTGTCCTCCACGAGCGTCGGTGTCGGAGAGGACTTCTACGACACCGCCGACATCAAGGGTGTCGTCCACGCGGGTGACTTCGTGGTGTTCCGCGCCTACGATGCGGTCGGTGAGAAGCCTGACACAAACGCCAGCCTTCTGCTGAAAGACCAGAAGGTCAACATCACTGCGGCTCAGGCGAAGGATTCCGCTCAGGACAAGACCGTGACCGTCAAGTCCAAGACCGTCAACACCATGAACGGTGGAAACGTGTATTGGAAGGCAACCCTGTACGACAAGCAGGGACGCCAGCTTGCCACCCACGACCTTGGACTTCCGGAAGAAACCGTCACGGTTCGTCCTCCGACCATCACCACCCAAGTGACCAAGGGCAAGGTCAAGCCGAGCGAGGAGTTCGCTGATAAGGCGACCATCTCCGGTAAGGTGCTCAAAGGTTCCTACGTCACGTTCACCGCTTACGACGCGGTATCCGGCGACCCGGATGCCAATGCTCCTAAGCTGTTGGACAACGTGCGTGTGAACATCAAGGACTCCGATGCGGAAGCTTCCGCGTCCAAGAAGTTCACCGTCACCAGCCCTACCACCCACACCGATAACTCCGGTTCCGTGTACTGGGTTGCGACTCTGTGGTCTCCGCAAGGCAAGCAGTTGGCTTCCCACGATTTGGGTCTGCCGTCCGAAACCGTTCAGGTGAATCCGGGTGGTATCGTCACGTCCAACGCGCAGAAGATGGGTGCGACCGGCGAGCAACTGTACGATGAAATCACCGTTTACGATGAGACCAGTGAGGCCGAGTCCGCTGATGGTCAGGTTCACGAGGGTGAAGGCAACAGCAATCCGACCGGCGTCATCGGTCGTATTCCGCAAGGCTCCACCGTCACCGTGGAAATGTACCGTCAGGCCGAAGAGGATGACGGCGACCAAGGCTTGTTCAAGATTGCCGAGAAGACCGTCACCATCGACACCAACAAGTTCACCGCAATCAAGGCCGGTCAGGAAGGCAACCGTCCGGGCAAGCTGACTTTCAAGGTCACTGACCCGAGCTTCAAGACCACCAAGGCTGGCATGATTTACTGGAAGGCCACGTTGAAGACCCCGCAGGGCGGCGTGCTCGACCAGCATATCTACGGTGAAAAGGGTTCCGACCACAAGACCGGTTACAAGAGTTACGAACGCACCCCGGTGCAGAAGTTCTCCACCACCGTGTCCAAGAAGTGGCTGAGCGACGCGAACGGCAATTACGAGGACAAGACCACGCAAATCTACGACGTGCTCCACCAGACCTCGTATGAGCAGTTCGACGGCGAATCCATCGACGGAGACACCTACACCACCGGCAAGACCGCCCAAACACCGAACGGTGCCAAAGTCCAGTTTGAAATCTGGGCCAAGGACGGCGCGAACGCTGGCAAGATGGTCAAGCAGTACAATGCCGAAGACCTCCCGAAGGTTCGTGAACTCGCCAAGAGCGAAGACCCGGACAAGAACCATCCGTATGTGGGTACCGATGGTCTGGACAACTACCAGAACGTCAAATCCTCCACGTTCCCGATTCCGTCCGACTGGTCTGCGAACAAGTACTACTACCGTGTGAAGATTACCGTCCCGTCCACCACTCCGGGCGCTGGAACCGACCCTGCCGACAACAATCGTGATGTTGTCTGGTATGGCGACGATGACGAGTCCGAAGAGTTCGACGTGATTCACATGGACACCAAGAGCACCGAACCGTTGTGGCTCGACAGCATGAACGTGTCCGACGAAATCACGTTGAAGGGCAACATTCCGGCTGGCTCCCAGTACGAGGCCGAATTGTGGCGCACAAGCAAGGATGGCAACGTCCGTAAGGACGCGGCCACCAAGCAGGATGATTCCGACCATAATGGCATCGCCTCCGAAAAGGTCGCCACCACCGGTCGCGTAAACATTCCGTCCAAGGCCATCGGCGCCCACCTCAATGGTGTCACCTTCCGCTCCAAGAGCGTGAAGAATCCGGGTGTCGGCTCCTACATCTGGCGTGTGAAGATTTACACTCCGGAAATGCCTCACAAGGATGGCAACGGCGTGGGCACTGGTGGAGACACCAGCATGAACTCCGCATTCGGTGTCATCACCAAGGAGTGGATGACCGCCGCCAAGGCCACCACCGACGCCGATGACTCCCAAGCCGGTGACTACTGGCAGAACGCCACCGCCAAGCAGAAGGGCAATGGCGACGGTTACGCCGACCGTTGGCTCCTGTTCGACGGCAAGAACATCGCATCCGAGAAGTTCGAGGTCGTGAAGCTGACCACGAACGTAACCGGAACCCCGAACATCCACACCAGCGAAGGCGAGCATTACGTCGATGTCACCAACGGCAACGATGTGAACGATAAGCTCACCATCACCGGTTATATGCTCAAGGACTACAAGGTCGCGTTCAAGCTGTACAAGCAAGCCGAGAATCAGACCGCCGACAAGGACACCGTCGTCAAGACCCTTGACCCGGTTGCCCTGACCGAAGCCCAGAAGACCCTCGACTCCGCTTCCGTACATCTGACTGACCCCGCCGACTACTACTGGCAGTGGGTGTTCACCAAGCCGGACGGCACCGCCTTCCAGCCTGACAACATCAACCCGGCAGTCTCCGATAAGCGCATCAAGGACGAGTCCTTCCACGCCGTCCGCGTGACCACCAGCACCTACAAGTGGGCTTCCAAGAACGGTACCGTTCAGGATGTCGCACGACTCGAAGGCCACCTGCCTGAGAACGCGACGCTCACCTTCGAGATGCATGATTACGCAACCGGCAAGAAGGTCGCCTCCACCAAGTCCGCCACCCTCAAGGAACTGGGCTTCGACAAGTCCAGCATCGACCAGCAGTTGACCAGCCCGAGCCTCAAGGTTCCGGACGCAATCGACTACTACTGGGTTGAGGTTCTGAACCTGCCGAAGGATGACCAGAACACTCCGTTGCACACCGGCAAGGACAAGGTCAAGAACGAGTCCTTCCGTTCCATCGAAGCGCAGACCGATATCGCCACCGAACGTTATGTGGGCACCGTGGTCAAAGACCATGCCGACCTGACCAACGTGAAGTGGAAGCAGTCCGGCGACATCCGCGACGATTTGGCCCAAGGATTGGACGCACGCTGGTTCCTGTACAAGCAGGGCGACGGCGATGTGAAGACCGATAAGAAGATTTTCACCGGCGACTACGTACATCTGGCCAGCGGACAGACCGAAGCCTACGGCCCCGAACACAAGATGGACGAGGTGGGCGACTACTACTGGGTCATTGAAATCAGCGACCCGAGCACGAATCACAAGGTTGTCAAGCTGGGAACCCAGCGCGACCCGCGTGAATCGTTCCGCATCGTAAAGGCTTCCTCCGAAGCTCAGGTAGCACAGCAGGTCAACAAGCCCACCAAGGACACCGTGACCATCACCGGACATCCGGCAGAAGGCACTCTGGTCTCTTGGAACCTGTACAAGACCAATACTGCCGACGACGACGATTATCTGATTGACAAGACTGAGCAGCAGCAGGGCGAGAGCGAAGGCTCCGACGATACTGACGCCGATGTCGAACCTCAATCCGATAACGGCGAAGCCTCCGACAGCATGCTCGTCGCAAGCTATCAGACCCCGGCTGATGGTGCTCACCTCATCACCGCCGAGGAAGCCGCCGAAGCGTTGAAGAACGGCAAGGTGACAGTGGAAAGCCCCGAGTATACTCCGACCGAGGTTGGCGAATACTACTGGGTGTTCAGTCTGACCAGTCCGACGAAGAACCTCGCCGGTGACGGACAGCCGAACAAGCCGCAGAACGATAAGGACACCAGCCATCTGGAGTCCGAGGACTTCTTCACCGACCGCGCCCATGTGGCCGATGAGACCGTCCAGATTATCGACGCGACCACCAAGACCAAGCCGCTGGGACACGTCGGGGAGAAGTTCCATGACACCGTGCTCCTGCAAGGACGCGTGCCGGAAGGCTCTCAGGCGGACGCCACCCTCTACCGTCAGGTGGACGGCGACGATTCCAGCAAGGATGAGGAGGTTCTGACCACGAAGCGCACCACGCTCTCCGAAGGTCAGGCGTTCGCGGACTTGGAGGATGTGACCGTTGACAAGGTTGGCGTGTACTACTGGCGTGAGCACGTGTACGTGCCGACCAAGCACACCACCACCGCAGACCACGACAAGAAGGTGGAAGTCGAGAAGACCCCGACCATCACCGGAAAGCCTCGCGTGAGCAACGAGACCGTCAGCGTGGTCAACGTGACCACCACCACCCACCGTCTGGAAGAATCCGGCATCAAACTTCAGGACAAGGCGAAGATTGAAGGCAACGTCGTTGACGGCTCCTACATCATCTTCACCCTGTGGAAGCAGTCCGATGGCGACGACTCCAGCAAGGACGAGAAGGTGTTCACCAGCGACAAGGTGATGCTCAAGGCCGGTCAGAAGGAAGCCGACTCCCCGACCTACGAGGTCAAGGAGACCGGAACCTACTACTGGCGTGAAAGCATCTACAATCCGGTCGAGGACACCGACGAAGACCATCCGTGCGACACTCCGGTTCATACCGAGAAGCCGCGCACGCCGGGTGAAACCACCGACGTGGTGAAGGTCGCGACCAAGGCCCAGAGTAACGGCACCGCCACCAAGCCGGTCAAGGATACCGCCCTCATCGAAGGCAAGATTCCGAACGACGACTACGAGCTGGTGTTCGAACTGTGGAAGCAGAACGGCAACGATGTGAAGGACGACCAGAAGGTCGCCACCACCGACGCCGTGAACGTCCCGCAGAACGCGACCACGGTCGATTCGCCGGAAGTCACCCCGTCCGACGCTGGAACCTACTACTGGCGTGAGAAGCTGGTGGAGAAGTCCACCAAGCGGCTCGTCCACTACGGTGAGGCCCGTGTTCCGGGCGAGACCGTAATCGTGGGCGAACTCGCCAAGACCGGTATCGCAAGCGGCTTCATCATTCCGCTCATCGGAATGCTTGCAGTGCTTGGACTGGGATTGGCGGTCGTTTCCGAAGGAAAGCGTCGCATCGCTTCCCTCTCGAACGGCGCTCATCTGTCCGGCTCCACGAAGTGACGGACTGAACCGGTAGGGGAGGGCCGATAGGGTTCCTTCCCTACACCGCCTAGTTTGGGGAGGTGGGAGAGCATGACTCCCCGCCTCCCCAAACTTTTCTTTGAAGGTCTTTAACATAGAAAGAAAAAATACGGAAAGAGGATACATGCGTAAACCTATCGCCCTGCTTGCGGCAGGTTCGATGATGCTCATGCCGCTATTGGGGGCAACGAGTGTCGTGCTGACACCCGTATCGGAGGCTTATGCCGAAACCGCCGATAGCACCGCAAGCGACTATCCGGAAGGTGTCACAGCCTATCTGGACGGTACACGGCTAGCGAGCTTCGACCCCTCCGGAAACGGAGTATATGACGCGACGGGACAAACTGTGGAACTGTCCGGTGTGCCCGACGATTGGACGGTGCAATGGAGAAGCATGGTCAATGGAATCACCAACAAGGATTCCATCATGTACATCCTGTCCAACGGTTCCACCACCTATCGTTACTGGTTCGATGGGGCTGACGGCGCGGTTCATACCGTCGAAGAGCTTCACGGCATGACAATCACTTTGAACGGTCAGGCTGTGGACGGCGACATCACCAAGGGATTCACCATCTACAACGTGACCGCCAGCGACATGAAGGGATATGAGAACACCCCATACGGTTGGGTGCTCGACGGTGATTCCGAAGACGACCACTACACGTACACCGCCCATCCAGAGGATTCGGACACGCCAAGCGTCCAATACACGTTCATGTATGACGACACCCGACCCCACGACAGCATCAATTCGTTGAGGAACCTGAAAGCGTATCTGACCGTTGACGGCAGCGCCGTGAAAGGATTCGACTACACGCTCGCCAACACCGACACCATCGCCATTCCAATGAACACCGACGTGCGTCTGGAAGGCGTACCGGACGGCTGGAAAGTTGACTACAACAATCCTTCCACCGGGAAACTGAACCGCGTATACACGCTGACCGGCCCCTGTGGGGACACGTTCACCTACATCTTCCATCCGACTTCGGATTACAAAGGATACTATTACATCAACCAGCTCCAATACGTCCGGGCATTCGCTGACGGGGAACTGGTTGACGGATTCGACTACAGGGGAGGCGCATGGAGTTTCCCTGAAACCACCAAGAACGTCGAAATCGCAAACGTACCAGACGACTGGAACACTCAACGTACCGTTAATGGCAACATCATCACCTACGTGGTATCCAGTCCGAACAATTCCGTCTCTGTCACCTACGTGTTCAACATCGCCAAACATCAGGCAAGTCTGGACGAACTGGCGAATGTGAAAGCCATCGTAGGCGGCAACTATGTTTCCGGATTCAACCCGAAACAGTCCGGTATCTACGAATACGAAGACGGTCAAGGAATCGCCATCGTCAACGTGCCGTCCGGATGGACTCAGACCACAACCGACGGTGACGGATATAAGGTGTATACGTTGACCAGTGGAGACCTTTCGGTGTCCTACCGTTTCAACAAGCATGTGAAAACCTATTCGGTGGACGAGCTTGCCAAAGTGTCAGCTTCTACCGACGACGGCGTGGTTCAGGATTTTAAGCCGATGGAGTCCGGCACCTACACCATTGGAGAGCACGCTACCGTGTGGATTACCGGCGTGCCCGACGGTTGGGATACCAAATCGTCCGACAATGATATGACCTACACGGTGACTAGTCCCGACGGGAAAATCAAAGTCGTCTACACGTTCAAACATGCGAAGCACCAGTATTCCGCTTCCGAATTGAAGAACGTCACCGCAAAACTCCCCAACGGAGACTACCTCAACGGCTTCGACCCGGTCTCCGGTGGTGAATTCACCGTACCGATGGGAACCAAGAACGTGACCATCGGTCATATTCCGAACGGGTGGAACCTCACCAAGAACAATGGACTGTCCTACACGCTAACCAGCAATGATGGGGAAGTGTCCGTCTCCTATAAGTTCCATGCGAAGAACGGCCATACGGTAGTCTTCGACACTGATGGAGGAACCACTGTCGAATCCCAAACCGTCGAGGATGGGGGAACTATCACACCACCCGACGACTATCCGTCCAAGACCGGCTACCGTTTTAAAGGCTGGTATAAGGATGGTGTCCCATACGATTTCACACAACCCGTCTATGATGATGCGGTAATCACAGCCAAGTGGACGGTAAACACTTACGAAGTGTATTTCGACGCCGGAGCCAGTGACGACTGGTATCCTATGCAGACCATCGCATATGGCGATAAGGTCGTCAAGCCGGTTGACCCGACTTTGGACGGTTACGATTTCGCCGGATGGCTGTTGGATGGCAAAGTGTACTCGTTCGACACTCCTGTCACCGCCGACATGACCTTGACCGCGTCTTGGAAGACCGCGCAGGTGAAGACGCATACGGTAACTTTCACCGGTGCGGGAGACGATTTCATCCAAACCGTGGCGGATGGTTCCTCGGCCACTGTTCCAACGGTTCCTTCCAAGAAAGGCTACACGTTCGACGGATGGTATTCCGGAGACTCCCTGTACGATTTCACCACGCCCGTTACGGATGATTTGACTGTGGAAGCCCATTGGACGAAGAACACGTACACGGTCAGCTTCGACTCCAATGGCGGAAGCGACGTGGACTCCCAGCAGGTGGAATACAAGGATACGGTGTCCCAGCCGGACAATCCGACATTGGACGGTTATACATTCCAAGGTTGGACTCTTGACGGCGACCCGTATGACTTCAACACTCCAGTCACCTCCAGCATCACGTTGAAGGCGCTATGGTCTAAGAACACGCCAGTAGCCAAAAAACATACGGTCACATTCGACAGTGGCGAGGGAAGCAAGGTCGATAGCCAAACCGTCAAGGAAGGCGACCCCGTGTCCAAGCCTGACAATCCAACCCGTGAAGGATACACGTTCAACGGTTGGCTGTTGGGCGGAGACCCGTATGATTTCACCACTCCCGTCATGCAGGATTTGACGTTGACGGCCTCTTGGACGAAGAACAAGAGCACGTACACCGTGAAGTTCGATTTGAATGGGGGAGATGGCAATATCGCAGACCAGAAGGTCAAGGAAGGCTCCACCATCGACCGTCCGGCCAATCCGACCCGTGAAGGATACACGTTCATGGGATGGCAGTATGAGGATTCCGACTGGAACTTCCTGAACACCGTCGCATCCAACATGACATTGACGGCGCAATGGAAGCGCAACGAGGTCAAGAAGTATACGGTCGCTTTCGACACTGCGGACGGCACCAGCATCGACCCGCAGACCATCAGGGATGGTGGCAAGGTTTCCAAGCCGGATGACCCGACCCGTGAGGGCTACGAGTTCAAGGGATGGACTCTGAACGGCGTTGACTACGATTTCACCGCTCCAGTGAAAGCCGACCTTGTCCTGACAGCCGTATGGACTCCCGTCAAGCCGAAGACCTACACCATCACGTTCGACACCGATGGAGGAACCGTAGTCCCCTCCCAGACGGTGAAGGACAAGGGAACGGCGACCGAACCTACCGCCCCAACCAAGACCGGTTACGAGTTCAAGGGTTGGCTGTTGGATGGGAAAACGTATGATTTTACCACGCCCGTCACCAAGGATGTGACATTGAAAGCCAAGTGGGAGAAGACGAAAGTCGAATCCTACACGGTGGCGTTCAATTCAGCGGAAGGAAGTGAGGTGGCGTCCCAAACGGTCGAACAAGGCAAGACCGCCGTCAAACCTGACGACCCGACCCGTGAAGGCTACACATTCCTCGGCTGGTATGCGGGAGACGCCGCATACGATTGGGATACTCCGGTCACAGGCAACCTCATTCTGACCGCACACTGGCAGAAGGACGAGCAACCCCAGCCGAAGACCTACACGGTCACGTTCGACTATCAGAACGGCAGTCCCTCCGATACTCGAACAGTGTCCGAGGGGAACACCGTCTCCCCGCCGGAAAATCCGGTGCGAGACGGTTACGACTTCCAAGGATGGGTTGCTATCGACGGTTCCGAATTCGATTTCGAACAGCCGATTACCTCTGACACTCTGGTGAGCGCCAAGTGGAAGAAGCATGAAGACCCGAAGCCGGTCATGCACACCGTCACGTTCAACTCGAACGGAGGCACGAGCATCGACCCGCAGACGGTTCAGGACGGGTTGACCGTCCGCCGTCCGGCAGACCCGAGCATGGACGGTTACGACTTCCAAGGATGGCTGTTGGACGGCAAGGATTATGATTGGAACACTCCAATCACCGGCGACATGACTCTGACCGCATCGTGGAAGAAGCATGAGGAGCCGAAGCCCGTCACCCATACGGTCAGCTTCTACACCGATGGCGGGAACACGGTCGCACAGCAGACCGTGAACGACGGTGAGACCGTCACGGTACCGGATACGCCAACCAAGAACGGATACACGTTCTCAGGGTGGACGCTGAACGGCGAACCATACGATTTCAACCTTCCCGTCACAGCCGACATCACCTTGAAGGCCACATGGGTTGAAAACCAGAAGCCCCAGCCGAAACGCCACACGGTCACATTCGACACGACCGGAGGGTCTGAAATCGGCCAGCAGACCGTCGATGAGGGGGAGAAAGCCATCCAACCCGCAAACCCAACCCGTGAAGGATACGACTTCCAAGGCTGGTTGCTGAACGGACAAGCCTATGATTGGAACACTCCAATCACCGGCGACATCACCCTCACCGCATCGTGGACTGAGAAAGCCCCGACCCTATTCACGGTCGCGTTCAATACGGGCGGCGCTTCCAACATCCCATCTCAAAAAGTCAAGGAAGGTGATAAGGCCGCACGTCCGACCGACCCGAAGCGTACCGGATACACTTTCACCGGATGGCAGTTGAACGGCAAGGACTACGATTGGAACACTCCAATCACCACGGATATCATTCTGACCGCCACATGGCAGAAGAACGAAACTCCGAAACCGGTCTTCTACACCGTCAAATTCGACACCGGCAACGGTTCGAAGATTGACCTGCAAACCATTCAACAGGGAGGAAAGGTCAAGAAGCCCGCAGACCCGACCCTGAACAGTTACAAGTTCATCGGATGGCAGTTGGATGGCAAGGACTACGATTTCAACACTGCGGTATCCAAGGATATGACTTTGACCGCAGTGTGGGAAGCCAATACCCTGCCCCCGACCGTCAAGAAGCATACCGTGACAGTGACCTTGTATGACGGCAAGACCGAACGTTATGAGGTCAAGGATGGTGAGAAGCTGACACTTCCATCCAATCCAACCCGTGACGGATACGTGTTCGACGGTTTCATTGACAAGGACGGCAACGTCTACGACATGAGCAAGCCCGTGGTCAAAGACCTGACGTTGACCTGCGTGTGGAAGAAGGCCAACGGCGTCTCCTCCGACAAGGACAAGGAGATTGCCGACGCATCCACCAATGGGACGGTTGGTAATGGCGAACAGAATTCTGGCTCCCAGAATCCTCTAGCCAGCACTGGCGCTCCAATCTACGGAATGGTCATCGCGGCCATCATCGCCGGACTCGGCGGCATTGGAATACTGCTCGCCCGGCTATGTAGCCGAAACGAGTAACGCCTATATATAGCGAGGAAGCCTCCAGTCTTAAAAACTGGGGGCTTTCTCGGTTAAGGGTGTGTATGATTGTTTTGTTATTTTTTCTTTAGAAAGTTTTACTGTGTCTATCAATTCCCCGAAATGCCATGAACAGAATCAAGAAGACAACCGACATGTGACATACTCGGAGAGTATGTCTAATAGCGTCAACGTCGAAGCACGACGTGAGGCTTTGGAAGGGGAGTACATCTTCTCTTCTTCGTCTGTTGACGAACTGATGAGGTTTCTTGATAAAGATGATTAATTACGATTCCATTGGGGGTAGGGGCCTTCTCTTTCGTGTTTTCTGTCAAATCACGCCAATATCTGCTATACTGGGATAGTTCACAAATTCAATGGAAGGTTTAACACATGCCAACCCCAAGCACAACCCTCGAAGGCCGACTCACCGACGACCCGCAACGCAACCAGCGCAACCCCAATCTGGTTGAATTCTCCATTGCGGAAGGCACTCGCTATCAGGATAAGAAGACCGGCGAGTGGAAAGACGGGCAGACGCTTTTCGCACGATGCAAAGTGTGGGATACCACGCTCGGCAACAACATCATGAACACACTCCGTAAAGGCATGGACGTGGTGGCGTTGGCCGACGTGAAGCAGAACAGTTGGACTGACCAGCAGACCGGACAGAAGCGTTCGATGGTGGAATTCACAGTCACCAACATCGGTGTCGGACTCCGTCACGCGACCGCGCAGGTCATGCCGAATCCGAAACGCAACGGCGGATACGACGGCGGCAACCGTACCAACACCCAGCAGAACAATGGTCAGATGTTCCAAAATCCGAACAATCCGCCAGTGTTCCAAAATCCGAACAATTATGGTGCCGACAATTTCCAGCCAGCCGCATCCGACGACCCGTGGGGTGCTCCGATGGGCAATCCGGCACCGGTGTCGCAGAACGACGAGCCGGAATTCTAGTCTCTAAAAGCGCGGGGTCATGCGTTTTAAGCATAGACCCCGCGTTCTTTTTGGTTTAATCAGAAGGGGATAAAATAATGGTCAAACCCGGTCGCAAACCCATGGATGTTGCCGGTCAACGTTTCGGGAAACTCACGGTGGAAAAGTATGTTCCCAATACTAAAAAAGGTTCCTATTGGTTATGTTCTTGCGATTGCGGCAATAACGTCGTCGTATCTTTAGATGAACTACCGTGAGGCTTAAGCCGTCACGGTTTCCTGTTTCGCTGAACGCATGGAGAACATACGTAGATTGTCCGCGTATGACTCCGATGCGTTCTCCACAGGCTTGTATTCCCCTTGTTCCGAGGGTATTTTGTCTGAATATTTCGATTGTCCCATCCAGACCATGGTTTGAGCGGCTTGGACGTCTCTTGGGGCTTTATATCCGCAGTAGGCGCATTTGTATGTGCGCTGTTTGAGTGGGATTTTGGTTTTCTTACCGCAGGTGGGGCACAGTTGTGTGGTCGGCTCCCATTTGGAAAGCGTCACCACCTGACTCGTATGACGTGCGAGCCGGTTCTTGACGCGGCCAAGGACACTGTGTTGGGTTTTGCGTCCATAACGACGTTGCCAAGCCTTAACCTGTTCATCCTGCATAAAGACAATCTCATTACGCAACAATTCGGCTGTTATCTTGTTCGCGGCGTCATTGAGACGATTCCGCTGTCTCATATATGCCAAACGGATTCTCATACGATTACGCCGACGGTTGTTCGACCCCTTTTTCTTACGGTTCAGTTTTCGCTGTTCCCGTTTGAGGCGGTCGGTTTCTCCAACCATGACATCGTATTCCGTTCCGTCGGAACATGTTATGGCGGTTTCCACGCCCATGTCCAGTCCGATGACGGTGTTCTTCACCGGCGCGAGTTTTTTGGCTTCACGCCTTTTGTTGTATTCCTCCTTATCCATATAGCATGTGACATGCAAGTGCCATCCATCCGCCTCACTGGTGAGAACGGCTTTCGCTTGTTCCCAGCCTTCCAATTGTTTGACGCCACGCACACGAACCCAGCCGGGAATATTCTGGATTCTCGCCTTTTGTCCACGTATGCGATAAGTGGTCTCCGGTTGCGGAAGCCCAAGAGACCTGACTTCGTCGGTGAATCCAACATTGCCGACCTTGCGCCCTTGCTTTTTGAGGGTGGCGAGCGTCTTGATGTTGGAACGGATGGTTTTGACCAAAGACTGCTTCATCTGCGAGCCAAGCGTCCGGTACTCGCGTTCGTCCATCGCGCCATTCTTGGTTTTCACGAGGACGTTTTTCCTTGGCTTGTAGGAGAGCGGGTCTCCGCTGGCTATGCATTCGTTCCACAGCCATTTCGCTTCCAAGAACACTCGCGTCAATGCCTCACGTTGGGTGCGGGATAGTTTGTTGCCTACTATTTTCAGGTCGAACGTGGAGCAGGTCTGTGTTTTCCTTCTGGACTTTGTGGCTTTGATGGACTCTTTGATTCTTCGGTTTTTGTCCAGTCTTGCCTCTTCGGAGGTCTTACGCGGCGAGCCAATGAGACTGACTGTCATGCTAACACCTCCAAATCTGCTAAACTGTTGTTAGCATGATTATAGCATATAGAGGTGCCAGATGAAACCCAACGAATACAAATCCAAAGCGTCAGCGAAGGTGCGAACCAGATACCATATCGTGCTGGTCACAAAATACCGCAAGCGTGCCCTTGAGGGAATAGAGGAAGACGCCATTGACAGCATCCGCGAAGCCGAACAGCGCTCACGGTTCACAATCCACCGAATCAACACAGGCGACGGAAGCCATGTACACATGCTCGTCAGCATCCCACCAGACGAAACCATCAGCGGAACAGTCAGCCGAATCAAACAACTCACCACACATGAACTATGGAGCAAGCACCCCGACCATCTCAGACGCTACTACTGGGGAAAGCACCACAAGCTATGGTCTGCCGGATACTATTGCGAAACCGTGGGAAGAAACAGCGAGAGCATAATCGAACGCTACATAGACGAACAACAGGCAGGGCGATTCATCCGCGACACTGAAGATGACGCGGCTTTCTCACCAAAACAAAAAAGGTAATCTGAAAAAAGGCAATACAAAAAGCTGTGGGTGTCTTTCTAAAAAAGGAAAACCTTACGGGGAACGGCCACGGGGAAAACGTAACGAGCTTTCGTCCACTTCTAAGGGGAGACGCCGGAGAGCAGATGAGTTGTGCGGAAAACAATTCGGACGTTTGACCGTATTAAGTTTTCAAGGTGTCAATAAGAACCATCACTCCGTCTACTTATGCCGGTGCTCTTGCGGGAAAACAGTCTCAGTAGTTAGAAATGCCCTAACTACGGGGAACACTAGAAGTTGCGGGTGTTTTGAAGTTCAAAGGACTCGGGAAACCCGACTTAAACATGGTGACGCTTCTGAAAATTCTCCGTATGTTAAGCTTTTTCACTCGTGGAAACTGATGCTTGACCGTTGTAGCAATCCCCGTAACGTTTCTTATTCTCATTACGGGAAAAGAGGTGTTCAGGTCTGCGATGAATGGAAGGAATGGGGAATCTTCAAAAAATGGGCTATTGACAATGGGTGGAAAGCGAACGCTGGATTATCCCTCGACAGAATAGATGTTGACGGAAACTATGAACCGGATAATTGCAGGTGGACGGATGCCAAGACGCAGTCTAATAATAAAAGGAAAAGCATACGAGTCGTATATGGTGACAAACGTATTTCATTGTATGATTGGGCGAGAATAAAGGGAATTTCTTTAGAAGAAGCAAAAGGAATGTTCTCCTCAAATATATTGGAGAACCCACCTCAACTATTAGAAGAAAAGGACGACAACGTGGAAAAGAAAAAAATCACAAAGATTTCCGACGGAATGAAAATCGGGTATTTAACCGTACTTCGACCCAATGGGAAAGACAGGTACGGTCATGTCGTCTATCTTTGTCGTTGCGTGTGTGGCAGGGAGAAAAATGTTCTGGTTTCCAATCTAAGGAATGGTAGTGTCAAAAGCTGTGGGTGCATGAGAAAACAGCTCATATCCAAAGCTAGGACAAAACACGGGGATAGTATTAAAAGCTCTCCATATTATCGGTTGTATAGGGTTTGGGACGATATGATTCACCAGCGTCGGATTGAATCATATGAGGAACGGGAACTTATTCCCGTTTGCAAAGACTGGTCTGTATGGGCGTCTTTTAAGGAATGGTCTTTAGCCAATGGGTATTCGAAGGATAAAAAGTTAACGAGAATTTCATATCGTAAAGGCTACGAACCGGATAATTGCGTTTGGCGTTCTGAGGGTGAGTATGTTTTGCATAAGTTTTAATCAAAGATTGGAAACATTTTATGTATGGTTCTTTAGTTGACGCCGATAGCAGCGATTATGTCAGAAAAGAAATATGGGCAGTCCCCGTCCATAAAAAATCCAAGCAGATAAGAGGATACTAAATGCGCGTGCAACATTACAATCCAAATCCCGTCCCCCAACCGAAAGATGCCTACGAATGGCGCGCTTTCCTGTTCAGCCACTTGGATAAGCCAGTACCATTGAATTGGAACAGCAACTCCCAACATCAAAGGAAAAACAAGTGGCGTCGATAAAAGTATTCATGGGAAACACGATATATCCGGTGGAAATATATAAAGGCCAGCATATAAGCTTCTACTATCTTCCAGCCGGTGAGCATACCGCGCCCGGTCGTGAGGAACAGGTTCAGAAAGCCACTTTGGAGAATGAGTCCGGCAGAACCATCAATGTGACTTGGGAGGCTGTCGGCGGCTTGTTTAAGAACAAGATTGTGACCAAGCATGCTCCTCTACTTCGCCGTATGATGGGCGCTTCGGACACCTACCAGTTCGACAAGTGCATTGGTGGCCCGCAGTTCTTCTCCGCGCAGGAAGAAGCGGAGTGTTAAATTGGGTTCACCTGCACATAAAGCGGCTCCAACTAGAGTCATGCAACGTCGCCGTAGGCTGTTCCAACGGCGTATCGCGGTTTGTTTGTTGGCGGGAATGTTCGCCGCCGCCGGTACGTCTATGCTTGTGTTGAAGCCAACTCCCAGCGCTTACGCTGAGGCTAAGCCGTTTGATACGAGTACCGCTACTACTCGAAGCACGTTGACTGAAACCAGTGCGGCATCCCGTAGCGCGTCCCGTGAAGAGTTGAAGGATTATAAGGCCACGAGCAATGATGGAAGTTGGAGCATGTCCGACTCCGATGGTGTGACCGGCAAACTGACTGCTATCAGTGCGGATAATCCGGTGGTTAAATCGTTGATTAACGGTCGTGACGAGGGTCAGACTCCTGACGGTTTCAATCCGAATCATGCGACCGGAGACACGGGTAACGCCTACGAGTTTTCGCAATGCACTTGGTGGGCTTACGTGCGCCGCCACCAGTTGGGATTGCCCGCTGGCTCCCACATGGGCAATGGTGCCGACTGGGCGAACACGGCACGCAAACTCGGCTACTGGGTTGACGGCACTCCTAGGGTTGGCGACGTCATCTGCTTCCAACGGGGGCAATACGACTCCGACCCGACCTATGGTCATGTGGGAATCGTGGAGTCCGTGGGCGGGGATGGTTCCATCACCACGTCCGAATGCGGTAGCGCATACAATGGCAAACCGTTCAGCCGCACTTTCACTGCGGAACAGGTGTCCCAACTGCAATTCATCCACTACTGACCGGAAGGACAACATTCCATCCAAGATGAAAATGGAAATAGGCAAACCACAGTCAGACGGTTCCGTTGTCGTCGCAATGACTCCCCAAGGCGCGATAACAGGCCATGAGTTCGTGAAAGCCAGAGGTGGCACACCCTACCGGCTCGACACCGGCGGGGATGGAATCTTCGACCCATTCCAAGAAGACGGAAAGAACAGCAAAAGCCCATCGAAGAAATGATTTGCGGCACAGAAAGCCGCCAGAAGGAAAAGATGTAAACCATGTTGAATAAGGAAACAGCGCAGGAAATAAGCGAACTGTGCGTTGAGAAAATCGATTGGACGATAGTTGGCATTGAAGGTGGCACCGTAACCATCTTCACCGGCAGGGACAGGTATTACGCGTCCTACGGTACCGAAGGTAGTGACCCCATCACGGAGACGAGCAAGTCAAAGGAACCCGGCAATGCGAGGTGGTTTGAACGGGACGGAACCGTGTCCTCCGACCATCCGGTCATCTGCACGGTGAGCGTGCATGACGGGAAGGCTGAGACGGACGTGCGGAACATGCCGCCCATGTTCGATGAGGAAGCCTACGAAGCTGTTGCCAATATGGAACTTGATAGGAAATTCGTCCACGATGAAAGTGGAGAGGATTATTGGCCGGATTGGCCGAAGGACACCACCAAGGCATGGCAACAGTTCCGGGATGAGATTGAAGACATTCCGGAAGACTACAAATACGTTCTATTTGAGGTCGAGCCGAGCACGCAGAAACTTCTGTTCGCCTTGTCGGAAATCACCGGAATACACTATCTGTCTGAAATTCCACTCACCATCAAAGTACTGCCCGAGGATGCGAAACAAGTCCGATTCAGCATTCCCGAGAGCGAAGCGAAAATGTGGTGGGATGTTCGCGCCCGCAGTTGGGATAGCCGTTTCATCATATGTACCCACCAGTGGCCGTTCCACAAGAAAGGACAATTGGTGTACACCATCATCGACCGGAAGCGTAACGTTCGCGGCGCATGCACCTATCTGGGTGGTGGGGCGAGCAAGGACGGCACGTATACGGACGTGGAATGCGCGGAACTCATCAGCCGACTATCCGACCCGAAGAACGAAACCCAAGTCAGCTACCGCAACTACGTGCCCTTGCAACTCGTGGAATACCGTTAAAAGAAAGGAGCCGAATATGGGAACCGACATCACCGTAACCCAATTGGGCAGTCCCGCCGACCCCACCTATCTCGTCCGCCGTGGCGACGAATTCTGGAGCGAATGGCATTTAAGCCGTTCCGAAGCCCAACGATTGGCCTCTGAACTAAGGAGTATGGGACTTTGAGGTTGAGCAATAGAAACAGCATTCACTCCCTCATGCTCGTGCTTTCACTGTGCGCGAACTGTCTGATGGCATTGCCCGCCACTGCGATGGCATACCCTCCATCAAACAACACCGTATACTCCGTGCGTTCGTTCCCCGCTACCACGACCACGCGCCGAGACCTGACTCGCGAAAGCGTCAGCACCGACGTGCAGTCGGACAGCGATTGGGGTGGTATCGAAAACCTAATTGTCCCGCAGACGAAGTCCCAAGCCGAGAAAGATGCCGAAGCGAAAGCCCAACAGGAAGAGGAGACCCGCAAACAGGCACAGGAACAGGCGGCACGACAAGCCCAAACGCGAGCCGCCCAAAAGGAAGAAGCCAATAGAAGCGCGGAACGAACCGTCATCACTCCCCCAGCATCCAAAACCGGACAAGCCGTGGCAGAATATGCGATGCAGTTCAGCGGATACCCATACGTGTACGGCGGCAACCAGCCATCAGGCTGGGATTGTTCCGGATTCGTCCAATACGTGTTCGCGCAATTCGGTGTCAGTCTCCCCCACCAGTCAGGCAGTCAAATGAGCGTCGGTTCGCCCGTGGCATCATTGGCGGAAGCCCAACCGGGTGATATTCTCGCCAACGGTTCGCACGCCGCCATCTACATTGGCAACGGCATGGTCATGAACGCCATGAGTCCAAGCCAAGGCACTGGAGTCGCACCGGTCAGCATGGTCATGTACGGAAGCTACGCAATCAGACGAGTGGTTTGATTCTTTTGTTGGCTGGTATCTTCGACGCATTCTTCCATGAACTACCGTGAGGCTTAAGCCGTCACGGTTTCCTGTTTCGCTGAACGCATGGAGAACATACGTAGATTGTCCGCGTATGACTCCGATGCGTTCTCCACAGGCTTGTATTCCCCTTGTTCCGAGGGTATTTTGTCTGAATATTTCGATTGTCCCATCCAGACCATGGTTTGAGCGGCTTGGACGTCTCTTGGGGCTTTATATCCGCAGTAGGCGCATTTGTATGTGCGCTGTTTGAGTGGGATTTTGGTTTTCTTACCGCAGGTGGGGCACAGTTGTGTGGTCGGCTCCCATTTGGAAAGCGTCACCACCTGACTCGTATGACGTGCGAGCCGGTTCTTGACGCGGCCAAGGACACTGTGTTGGGTTTTGCGTCCATAACGACGTTGCCAAGCCTTAACCTGTTCATCCTGCATAAAGACAATCTCATTACGCAACAATTCGGCTGTTATCTTGTTCGCGGCGTCATTGAGACGATTCCGCTGTCTCATATATGCCAAACGGATTCTCATACGATTACGCCGACGGTTGTTCGACCCCTTTTTCTTACGGTTCAGTTTTCGCTGTTCCCGTTTGAGGCGGTCGGTTTCTCCAACCATGACATCGTATTCCGTTCCGTCGGAACATGTTATGGCGGTTTCCACGCCCATGTCCAGTCCGATGACGGTGTTCTTCACCGGCGCGAGTTTTTTGGCTTCACGCCTTTTGTTGTATTCCTCCTTATCCATATAGCATGTGACATGCAAGTGCCATCCATCCGCCTCACTGGTGAGAACGGCTTTCGCTTGTTCCCAGCCTTCCAATTGTTTGACGCCACGCACACGAACCCAGCCGGGAATATTCTGGATTCTCGCCTTTTGTCCACGTATGCGATAAGTGGTCTCCGGTTGCGGAAGCCCAAGAGACCTGACTTCGTCGGTGAATCCAACATTGCCGACCTTGCGCCCTTGCTTTTTGAGGGTGGCGAGCGTCTTGATGTTGGAACGGATGGTTTTGACCAAAGACTGCTTCATCTGCGAGCCAAGCGTCCGGTACTCGCGTTCGTCCATCGCGCCATTCTTGGTTTTCACGAGGACGTTTTTCCTTGGCTTGTAGGAGAGCGGGTCTCCGCTGGCTATGCATTCGTTCCACAGCCATTTCGCTTCCAAGAACACTCGCGTCAATGCCTCACGTTGGGTGCGGGATAGTTTGTTGCCTACTATTTTCAGGTCGAACGTGGAGCAGGTCTGTGTTTTCCTTCTGGACTTTGTGGCTTTGATGGACTCTTTGATTCTTCGGTTTTTGTCCAGTCTTGCCTCTTCGGAGGTCTTACGCGGCGAGCCAATGAGACTGACTGTCATGCTAACACCTCCAAATCTGCTAAACTGTTGTTAGCATGATTATAGCATATAGAGGTGCCAGATGAAACCCAACGAATACAAATCCAAAGCGTCAGCGAAGGTGCGAACCAGATACCATATCGTGCTGGTCACAAAATACCGCAAGCGTGCCCTTGAGGGAATAGAGGAAGACGCCATTGACAGCATCCGCGAAGCCGAACAGCGCTCACGGTTCACAATCCACCGAATCAACACAGGCGACGGAAGCCATGTACACATGCTCGTCAGCATCCCACCAGACGAAACCATCAGCGGAACAGTCAGCCGAATCAAACAACTCACCACACATGAACTATGGAGCAAGCACCCCGACCATCTCAGACGCTACTACTGGGGAAAGCACCACAAGCTATGGTCTGCCGGATACTATTGCGAAACCGTGGGAAGAAACAGCGAGAGCATAATCGAACGCTACATAGACGAACAACAGGCAGGGCGATTCATCCGCGACACTGAAGATGACGCGGCTTTCTCACCAAAACAAAAAAGGTAATCGTGTTCGACTTTTTGCTCACGTGTTTTCATCCAATTCCTACAGAAAATACCTTAATGTAGAAGTAACAACCCTCCAAAATTGAAAGGCTCCCCAAAATGACCGACCCAAACTACAATCCGCAACAATACCCGGACACCGGCCAAAACCGACAACAGTATCAGCAACCCCAATACGGTCAAACACAACAACAGACTTACCAGCAACCGCAGTATACGCAACCGCAAACCAACCCGTATGCCGCTAATCAGCAGTATGGGCAGACCCCTCAATACGGTCAACCCCAATATCAGCAACCGCAGTATGCACAATACCAGTATGGTCAGCAACCGTATGTGAATCCGCAACCCGCCGACACCGGCTCGTTCGGATGGGCGGTGCTGGGATTCTTCTTCCCTATCGTCGGCCTCATCCTCTTCCTCGTCTGGAAGTCGGAGAAGCCAGTCAGCGCGAAACAGGCGGGAATGGGAGCGCTAGCATCAGTCATCTCCACCGTGGTTCTATGGATTCTGCTCATAGTGTTCGCCGCAATGAGTGAAAGCGCCGTAACATATTGAGCCTGACAGCCCGCCCAATTTTTTAGGATAAAAAACCTGTTATCCAGTAATAACAACCTTGCTGTACTTTATGGTGAATGTTGGAAGCTGACAGTCGGTTTCCACCCAAAACGAGGCTAAAGGATTGGGATGAAGGAAAAATTCATCCCAATCCTTTCCCTACCCCCCCTACAAGCAAGGAGATAATCCAAATGACCATGCCGCAACAGCCGCAAGTCAACGTGAATATCAGCCAGCCGCCACTGCCGCCACAGCAGCCCCCAGTCCGGCAGAGCAATCTCCGAACCAAACGCAGCCTACTCAAATACATGCTCCTCGGCCTCATCACATTAGGCATCTACGACATCTGGCAGATGAGCGAAGTCGGTGAAACCCTGAACCTCATCGCCACCCGACGTGACGGCAAACGCACCATGCACTACTGCCTCATGTTCTTCCTCGTCGGCTGGCTGACCCTTGGCATCGGCTGGCTCGTCTGGTTCCACAAGCTCAGCTCCCGTATCGGCACCGAACAGGCCGCTCGCGGACTACCGGTAACGGTCACTGCCGCAACCTACTGGCTGTGGAACATTCTCGGCTCCCTCATCATCGTCGGACCGTTCATCTACACATACAAGCTTCTGCACGCCATGAACGACCTGTGCGCCGACTACAACGTGCGTGGATGATTTTTCTCATGTAAGGAAGAAGGAATAAAATCATGGTGACGTTCATTTTAGGACTTCTCGTCGGAACACTTCTTGGCATGATTGTCATGAGCATGTGTGTGGTCGCGAAACAATCCGACGGTAGGAGTGTCTTCGACACTCATGCCGAAAGCGTTGAGGACACTCCGTCGGACGGTGAGAAGGACTAGTCTCGTTGAAAAACAAACTCCTCTACCGGTCAATACCGGCTATCATCATGCTGGGGATGCTTTCGACTGGAGTACCAGCGAATGCCGCTGACGCTACGGGAAGTATTCCGGTTGGCCAGTCGGCCACACAAGTTTTGAGCACGCTTACAGTTGGTGTGAAATCCGATGTATCCTCCGACCGCAAGTCGCACCAGTGGAACAAGGTCGATGGCAAGACCGGCAATTATACGACCCGTGACCTCGTGTTGGAACGTGACATGAGCAATGTCACCTACAATAGTCGCGGCAACGTGAACACCGGCATCCTACTGGAACCATACACGGGTAAAACCATCCACTTCCAACGAGGCCAGTCAAACAAGACCGAAGGTGGAAGCGCGTCCAACCGTGACGGCGGCATCCAAATCGACCATGTGGTCGCCTATGCGGAAGCGTATCGTTCCGGCTTGGACAAGCTCGACTTCGCCCAGCGAGACGCCTACTACAACGACCCGGACGTTCTGCTCGCATCCCAAGCGGAAGCTAACAATGTGAAAAAGGACGGCACCATAGCCGAATGGGAGCCATCCAATCAAGCCTTCCAATGCGATTATGCGAGTCTGCAAATCGGCATCAAAGCCAAGTATGGGCTGATGGTAGACCAGAAGGAGCATGATAAGCTTGCACAAGTATTGGCTTCCTGTCCGGCTGAAACCATTATTTCCACCAGTCAAGTGAAACAACGGTTGACCGGTGGAACATCCGGTTCGAACACTACCGGCAATTTCGATAACAATACGAACGGAAGTAATAATCAGAGCAACCAGCCCAACGGTTCCACCAGTGGTAAAAACAATTCGCATACGACGAACAAACACCACACCACCAGTACCAAGAAGAACTGGGTCAAGAACCTATTCAACGGACTTCTAAAACGATTCTTCTAGAACAGCCGTAAACACAAGTAGTCCCCGCCATTCACTTTCGGATGGTGGGGCTACTCATATATCAGTTATGTTCTTCGTCCCATTTGTCCAACGTTTCCAACAGGTTAGGCAAGCCGAAATAGTCGTATGATTGCCCGTATTGTTTCCCACCTTTGGTCTCATATATAATGGTCATCATTTCCGGGTCATCACCGCAGGTTTCGCAGACGGCTTGGCAGAAGGGCATGTAGTCATAGTCGGTTACTTTGACAGGTTCGTTTTCGCTTCCGTCGAATAGTTCGGGGGATTTGGTTTGAAGTACCCGCATGAGTAGTTGTTTTGTTGTTGCCATTCTTTTAATTGTAGAGCATGATTTTTCGCATTTTTTTACTCATGTTATACTGAATGCGTTCACACGCCCTATCAAAAGGAGCAAAAATGAAAAAGCCAAAAACCCCAATCTACAATCCCGAAGACCTGAAAGCACTCTTATTAGGAGAATGCCCCTACTGTGGCGGAAAAGCGACCGTCACGCTAAACCAGAAGAAGGAATACACCTCATTGCGTGACTATCCCGCAGGATTTTTCATCTACGGGTGCGATGTGAAATGCGTGAACGGATGCGACCTAGCCCACTTCTACATTCCATGTGACGGAGACGAATGCCTACTCCTGAACGAAGCCCTCGACGCCTACCGTAAGGATTGGAAGCATATGTGCGATATGGTGAAGAATCCAAGTCCTTGCGGAATATGCGACGTCAAACCGAAGTGGACTGTCACATCTGATTCCGCTCGTATCAAATGCCCCAAATGCGGTAGAAGTTTCCAAGACGATTACAAGTACTACCATTTAGGCGATTTGATATTGAAGTGGGAGAAAGACCAGCGGGAACGGTCGAAAGCAAAAGAGGCGGAGGCCAAACTGAACAATTGGGCCTTATCAGAATGAGTGGAGCATATCATGCAAGAACATTGGTTTAAAACACAGCGCCGGGCATCGTCTGTCCTTCAATGGGCCATGGACATGAGCTAGAACGGGTTTCCTACAGAAGAGGATAATCCACTCTATCTTGAGGGTTGCCGGGGCGCATTAGTCGACATTACGACGAAAGCCCGTGAACTGGCCGACAGAGAGGATTGGTTCACGGACAGGGGCGATTATAGTCCCTACATGAAAATGACGTGGTGGCTTGAGCCTGAGAAACGGTATGAGGCTCAAGAAGGCCATTCGGACGCATACAGAGAAGGCTATCTGGCCGTAATCGACAAATGCGTCGAATACTGCCATATCGTGCTTGACGGCGACATGTACTCCCTGCGGCTTAAAACACTTCAAGACCATGTGAACTATCTGACCGCCTTAATCGACTGGGATACCCGTTGGATTGAGGTCGGATATTCAAAACAGGTGGAGAAACTTGTCGAAGCCGAAGACTTCATTCATGCGTCAAGCCTGAAATTGAAACGGGATAGGTTAAAAGCTTCCATAGAGTAAGAACATCAGTCCACAACAAGCCTGAAAAACGAAGGTTGATAGCGTGAAACCCCAATGATTCCAACGGTTTCGACACGCATACAGGTTTGACCAAACAGCCGTATCCCGTATACTTGATGTTGCGTTCAGCCGGTGGGTTGAACGCCTCATAATTTGACGGCTAAGTTCAAAAAGACTTTTTGTCTTTTTCTCCTTTTGGTCTGGCTTTTTATGTGTGGACATTCGAAGGCCCCGCCACTGTGCGGGGTCTTCGTTTAACTAAGGTCGGTCAGAACGGGTTGCCGTCAGATTCCCCGACTGTCACCGCTGGGTGAACAGGCGACCCTAACATTGGCATCACACCGGTCTTACTATGTCCGGAGTCCAAAGACTTTCGGCACGGGTACACTTTCAACCCGACCGGAAGGGTTTCCACATGCAGTTCAGGCCAATTATCCTGTACCAGCCGCAACGCCTTTTTGAAATGTTCCCGGAACTTTCTTGGCGGCGTATCGGCAGAATCGAACTGCATCTGCAAGTTAGCCCAAGGCACAACGACTGGTCTGCGAATGTAATAGGTTCTACGTGCAAGCCATTGGTAGATATCCAATGCCCTCGCTGAATTCCCCAGATTGAACGCGATATTCCGGTTGAGTGGAACAGGATTCTCGTTGAGGATGTTCCACATCGGTTCGGAGAATCTGATGTACGACCCTTTCAGATACTCCTTCGAGTGCTTATCGAAGCAGATATGCGTATAGTCGGCTATCAGAATGTTGATGGCGTCATGAACCGTTTTACCGTTCCCGTCATCGAACCAGTTGGTCACTTGAATGACGGTGCCTCCAAGATTATCTAACATCTGAGTCACCCGTTCTTTTCTCCCGTTGACCGGTATTCCGGAATGTTCGCAGAACGAGCTGAATGTCTCGTCCAAGTGGACGGTCTTATTGGCGGCATCGACCATTGGAGAGTTCTCCCTGATGAGGGTTTGCACGTAGAGAAGGAACATTCTGGGAATCTTGCCGTAAGCCCACTGACCGTTCCTTGGCGTGGTTGTTATGGACACTATGCCGTTTGTCCGGTGGATGCATGGCGTTCCCGGTTTTCTGACGGGGAGCAGGGACACAACGGATGAGAGTGTAGCGGCATAGGAGATTGCCTTATTGCCGGGGTTGGTGATATCCTTGTTCACGTAACCATGTCCTTTCACCAAGTGGTTGCTTTCGCCCCGTTCCATTGCCGTGGAGCGGGGTTCTTTTTTAGATTTTAGCAGGTTGTCAGCATTTTCCTTGCTATGGATTTTTACCTATTTTTGGTTTTGAGCGGCGATTTTTCTTATTTTTTAGGATTTTTCCGGTTGACATTTGAAGACGGTTTTTTGACATTTGAGGACGCTTTTTAGACATTTGTGGGCATTTTTTTGACATTTGAGGACGCTTATGCGCTCTAAGCCCTTATGGGAGTAAGGCTCAGGGCACCGGCAATAGATACATAAGTAACAATAGATACATAAGTATTGTGGTGTCGAATTTTTCTAATTGCTTATAAAAACGAAAAAATCAGCAAAAACACAAAAATGGATAAAATGTTTTTCTACGATTTTTACCAGTCTTTGCTGTAAACGCTTGTCCTCCCAATAAGAGGATATCTCGTATGTTATAGTGGAATAGTTCACATAAGTAGACTCGCTCGTTAAAAACGAAACCAAACCAGTTTCGCATGCTAGACTCCCCAAAGAGCAAAACCAGCTAAACTGGATATGTCCACAATCAAAGTCCAACCAACAAAAGGAAACACACGTATGGAAACCGGCCATCAAAACAGTCTGCCCGACTGGAACGAAATCATCGAAGGCACCAAAACTAAAACCGACGATAATTCGAAACATGTGGGAAAGCATCGCAAAGGAAGTCACGTCCGACATGGAGGCAGACCAGCCAACACGGTTTCCACCGGTGAACATGTCCTTCAATGCTCCATCGGAATCATATTCACCATCGTCATAATCCTCATCGCTCAAATCGGTTGGATGTTCTTCGGACATGACTTGGATTCCATCCACACTCAGGTCGCAAACTCGAAAAGGGTCAGCCTGAACCAGAACATCGACTTGCATACGACCCGCATAGCCAAACCGCAGTTGGGCGAAGTGCCGGTGGATGGTACGCCCACCCACGCGCAGGTAATCGGATGGATGTACATTCCGAAAATCGAATCCGGTTGGAAGCGTGCAATCCAACAGGGAACCGACCAAATCGTGTTGGACAATCAGGGCATCGGACACTACGAGCAGACCGTCATGCCCGGAGCCGTAGGCAACAGCGCCTATGCCGGTCATCGCACCGGTGGCGACTTGGGTTACATCGACCGTTTGCAGACGGGTGACGCCATCGTCATCCAAACTGCCGAACACTGGTACGTGTACAAGATGACCGAAGGTTGGGTCACTACTCCGACCGACGTGAGCGTGTTGAACAATGACGGCGCGAACCCGGACTCCCGCGAATTGACGTTGACGACCTGCCATCCTATGAGCGTATGGGCAGACCAGAGCATCAAACACAGGTATATCGTCCGAGCGCAATTCTCCTATTGGGCGAACGTTTCCGACGGTATTCCCGCCGAATTGAGCACCGCCAACGCGAACGTCGTCCAGAAGACCGCATACAAGTGGCAGAAGACCGTCCGAACCGTCAGCGCCTACGCTCCCGCGAGCATGATGTTCGCCGTGATTCTGCTTGTCGCGTGGATGGTCATGAACGGACTGTGCTGGCTGTTGTGGCGTGGGGAGCGGGAACGCAAGCCGGTGTCTTGGAACGTGCTCGTATTGTCTTGGCGTCTGCAACAGGGCGTCCTGCCGTTGCGCCTGTTGAACATGCTGTTGTTCTGGGGTGGTTTGGTTCTGCTGTTCTGGTGGTCTGTCAGCCCGCATTTCGACAGTTGGTTCCCGTTCCTGCAATCGGTGGGATTGCCGAACGTCACGTTCTGACCCATTCCCTGAAACATATTTTCCGCAAAAACTAGGAGGTAGCCGTCATGCGGCAAACATATCTGACCAGCGACAATCCGACCGTGGTGAACCGACTGCGCAAGGGCTGCCGCGAATACGCGCGTCAACGCGAACTGGAGGAATGGTTCGAAAACATCCACCATGTCCGTCTGGTGTGGAAGGAGGACGCGGATGGCAAGCGAACCGTCGAAGGAGTTGAAGCCATCATGTCCAAGGAGACCCTGACCATCCAAGGCAAAGGTGATTTGAAAGGCCACTGGCTCATGCCCATGAACGGCGTGTACAAGCCATGCAAGAACAATGTTGAAGTATGGAGGATGCTCCGCCAATTAGAATGGCGTCCCGACCCTCTGCCGGGCATCGTCAGCTCATACACGTATACGCCATACGTGGACATGTTTATCGAAGACGACAAAGCATATCTTTCCATGCCGGTGGAAAGCTGGGATGACTCTTTGTGGCATAAGAGCACGAAAGGAACATTCCGTAAGGCCGAGGAACGTTTCAATGACGGCGCTTCGGGAGATGACCGGTGATGCTTCATGTCTTGACGTTTATGGTGGTGGCGTTCTCCTCGGTGACACTGCTGTTGTCGTTCCTGTTCTTCCTCTCCGTCCAACATCCCCACCTGTTGGGACGTAAGGTCGCAAGATGTGTCCGAGTTGGATGTGTGGAATTCTCCACTATGACATCCGTCGTGGAGTTCCTTCGGTGCTTCCGGTTCGGTAGCGTAAGCTCCGGCATGTGCGGACTCGTTTGGATTGTCACCGCGTTAATCTGGCTGTTTCTTATCCGCTGGGATGATAAGCCCGACGGTTTGGACGGTTCCGACTTGGAAGACCCGTCGGAATGAGCGAGCAGGGTGTCTTCGACGTGTTGACGGCTCTGTACGTGGTTGCGTTCTTCCTGTTCATCGTCGGGACGATAGTCTGGACAGGGAACAGAAGACGCGCCCGCAAACATCCCGGCAAAGGGTATGCTCCCCGATGGATTCGCTTGGGGACGATAGTATGCTCACTGTTGGTCGCCTTGTTGGAAATCTGCCTGTTCATAGGAAAATGGGGTTTCCTTGACGGACTGTCATGCGTATTGTGGATTGTGGTGTCGGCATTGTGGATTGCCGAATACCGGTTGGAAAGAAGCCAAGAAAGGAAAAACGGCTGAATGCTTCCGTTCCGTAGATTCAAACGTGACGCGTATATGCTCGACCAGTGTGTGACCATGGTGGAGGAGACGGTTCACGATATTGGCGAATACGTGAACAAGGATGAGGACATGACCGACTCCATGACGCAGACACTCTCCCACCTGTTGGACGTGTACATCGACTTGTTGGACGTGTTGGATGATGACGAGTTGACGGTGAATCCTCGATTGCATTACCGTCAGTATCCGCGTGTTCGCGGGTATATTCGTGACTCCTGCAATCGTTGCCGTTCGGCTGTCGAACAGTTGACCCAACTGGTGGACATGCAGGATGAGTTGAACGACATCGAATGCTATGCGAACGGTGAGGTGGATTTCGGCTGTGACTTCTGAATCATCGATGTTATACTGACATTGTCTGCAAAAGTTTTGAAAGAGGGAAGACGATATGGGTACACCTTGCGTCATTGCCATGAGGAACAGTGAAGACTCTTACCGTTGGATATTCAGTCCCTACAATGGGGACATCCAATCCGTAGGGCGCATGCTGTTCGACCATTACGACACCAAAGAAAAAGTGGAACGATTGCTGGACGACGGTGACATCGACCTACTTGCTCCCAACGTCGAGGAGTGCAAGTCGCTGAGCGAGCCAAGCCCCTACTATTCCGGCGGTCAAGGCTCCAAAGACGAACTCCCGATGTTCGGTGAACTGCACACGTACATCTGGCGGAACGGATACGGGTGGGGTTGCAAACCTATGCTGTGGGAGGCTGTAATGCCCTTGAATCTGTTGCTGGGTGTGGAGAACCCTTGGGTCTGACAGCCAGATTATGCTATAGTGGGCATGTTCACATATTTTGAAAGGCCAAAAACATGCTCAATTTCGAATCCGTCAACTGTGACGGCAAGCACATTAATTGGGAGTTCAACACGCTAGAGGAAGTCCACCGACTGTTCTGGTCGGAAGACTGTCCTCTCCCCTCCAACGACGACCTAATCGTCCACGCCGAACTAGACGGCAAACCACTGCCAAAATGTATAGCGTTCCTCGACCTTTTACGCATGCTCGGATTGGACGAGGAACAATATCCGCCCGAAAAGGGGAAAACCCATAAGCTTGTCGCCATCGACTTGGACAACACCCTCGTAGACTATACGACAGCGTTCAAGGATTGCATCAGCCAATTACAGAAGAAACCGTTCAACGCTCCCGAACCAACCGACTACGGTTTCGCCTGTGAAGGCTGGTTCGAAACCCATGCGGAATTCCGTGATTGACTTCCTCCCCTGCCTGAAGGCGGGGGATTCCTACGCCGGTTGGCTTAATGAAGCTGTGCGGTTCGGTGGGTTCCCGTTTCACGGGCGTCTGCGTTGCGGTCGGTTTGCGCCAGCCTCCGTCTTACGTCGCCTCCACGGGCGTTTAGCGACTCGGCAAGTCCCGCCGCGTCGAGTATGTTCAATGCGGCGTTCCAGTCACGGTCGAGCCGTGTGCCGCATTGAGGGCATTCCCATTCACGTATGTTCAACGGTTTTTGACCGTCTCTGCGTCCGCATTGGGAGCAGATTTGACTGCTGGGATACCAGCGGTCTATGCGAACGACTGTCCTGCCGTATTGGACTCCCAATTGTTGGATACGGTCGATTATTCGCGTCCAATTCGCGTCCAACAGGCTCTTCGCCATGCGGGTGCGCGCCAGTCCCTTGACGTTCAAGGTCTCCAAGGCGACGGCTTGGTTCTCGCCCGGCACTATTGGAAGGCGCAACGCCTCTGGTCGCCCAGCTACTACGCGGGAACCTCAGAAGGCGCACCGTTGGACACGCTGAAACGGTATATCGAGAACCAGAACAGACCAGCGTGATTCCCCACCGCCCTAAAAGGACGGTGTACCCTCACGCAAAACGATGGCGGGTGGACAATCGGAGTTCTCCCCTATTTGCCTAAACCTTCTACTCTTGTTATACTGGCAGTGTCCACATAAAGACGGGTCGAGTCAAACACGACACCCGTTTACACCAGTCACAACCAGAATTGGAACGCACCTACATTGAGTATCGAAATCTACGAACAGGACAAGTACGCAACCCATGTCGTCACCAGCAAGGGTGAAATCAAATACGAGTGCAGTGCCCGCAACGTGGCCGAAGCCATCGTCAAAGAACACAACAAGCACAACGACGGGGAACCGTGGCATGTCGGTACCACCGTCACCTTGGTCAGCGCCAAGAACATCGCATGGCGTGCCGAAGCGCTCATCGACTGGGATAAGGTCAAGACCGGCAAGAACACTCCCAACAAGTGTGTGAAGGTCACGGCGGTGGAGACCCAGACGAATTTGCAGGTAAGCAAGCCAAAGGTCAGCGCCACCTATCTGCTGTTCGACGGTGACAAGCCGGAAAACTACATGCGTTGGCATGCCACGGCGTCCGATAAGGATGTCGCCATGGTGTTGGCGAAACAGGCGGCTGTCAAGGCTTTGGAAGCTTATCTTGAGAAGATTGGCAAGACCGTCAAGACTTCGGTCAAGCCGACCGTAAAGCCGTCCGGGAAGGTTGCTAAATGAGCGACCGGAACAAAGCTGACGAGAATCCGGATGAAGAGTATCTGCTGGACGCGCTTCGAGACCTAGACCCCACGCCAATCGAGGAGCTTATCGACAAATCCAACATGGACGACGAGTCGAAGAAACAGTTCCACGAATCACTGCGAGCGCATGATTCCGATGTGGCGGGGGAGCAGTCGGTGAAGATTGCCGTCGGTGAGGCGTTGCGGGAATTGGACAAGTTGAGTGAACGGTTGGATGAAATCAGCGCGTTGACCGTGTGGGATTCCAGTCGGGCGTTGTCAGATGCTATTCCTTCCGTCGAGGCAATCCGTGTCATCCTCAAGCAGATACGCGGCCATGACAATGGTTGTGTGGATTCCGGTTCTCGAATCTGTTATCGTCTGGTGTGTGATGTGGACGGTGGTATCCTGCCGTTGCCCGGTCAAATGTCGGACGGGGCTGATGGGTTGGTGTATCTGAAGAACGTGCTTGACGCTTGCAAGTCCGCCAATATCGAAGGGAACCTGCGCATCCAGTACGCGTGTGTGACCGGTTGGAGGGACTTGAACTGAAATGTCCAAGTTCGACAAGACAGCCGTGTACGGGAGGGAGAATCCGTTCATTCCCTCCCCTGAGACCATGGACGCGTTGAAGGACGCGCTCATCGAGGAGGCTGACGAGCGTTCCGACATGCTTATCGGAATGACCACAGCGCCTGATGGGAGGAAGGTTCTTCGCCGTCAGAGCGCGGGACGCAACACCGGATGGCGTTCCCTTATCGGCTTGCGTTACCGTATCCAGACCAAGGAGGAGGCTGACGAACTCCGTTTGGATTATCGTCGTTTCTTCGAGGGGTACGTGGAGCGAACCGACAAGAGCGAGCGTCGTAACCTGTTGGATTTGGAGCATAAGACCGTGGACGGCGTGTACCGTTACACGGTCGAGGGCTTGGTGGCCGACTGTGACGAGAGCAGTGTGTCGAACGGATATGTGTCGCGCCTGTGTCTGATGTTTCCTCATGTGGTGAATTCGGATGGTTCGCAGACGCTTATCGACTCGCATATTTGGCTTGCCACGTTCGTGAAGAACACTATTATCCGTCCCGACCGTATCGAACCTCATAATGGTTCCGCCGACCGGCTGATGACGATTCGGTTGGGTGACACGTTGCGTGTGGACGCCGGATTGTGCGCGTATACGGATAAGCGTGGCCGTCACCGTTTCGGCTTGGCGGATTGGACTCCGTTGGACTCGCATTTGAGGTATCTGCAACTCCGTTCGGATGGTACCACCACTCCGCGTGTGGTCAGCGAGCGCCTGTGTGGGCGTGAGTATGATATCTGCTGGTTGGAGCGGGATGGTAGGCCGGGTTTTCGTTCGGTGATGTTGGATGGGTTGAATGCTCGTGTGGAGGCGGGTTGGAGTTCGTATGATTGGCGTCATCGTCCGTTTCTGTCGGATGGGGATGGTTTTCCGTCCGTTTGTCTTGACCAGTATTTGACGCTTGACCCGTATAAGGGTGAGGCTCACGTGGTGTCCCGTTAGTTGGATTGAGAGGATTTTTGTGTTGAGGAATTGTCTTAAAAAGGGTTTCCGTCCGGTGGCCGTGCTGGTTGTGGCGGTTCTGATGTGTTCGCTCGGCGGATGTTCGGATAGTGAGTCGGGTTGGTTGGAGGGCAGAGCGTTCACCATGAACGCGTATAGCAACACCGGTGAGCTGACTTTGACGAGTCATGCCGAGAAAATCTGGTTGGACGGCAATGTGACCACCGACTCCCGTTACTACGGCATCGGCACCAATGGTTCGGTTTCCTCCGGCTCGACCGATTCCCTGTCTTCGGTTATCACCGTGACCCTTGACGGCAGGGAGTTGGATTCCTGTGGGGATACGCTCATCTTCACTGAGGATGGGTTGGAGCCGGTCAAGGATCGCCGCCGACGCTCTCAAATCTCAGGACACGGAGAAGAGACCGGTACCGGTTCAACGTCGCAATTGTTGAACCGGTATAAGGATTCGTTTGCCAAGAAGCATGTCGTGGTCATCAAAAGCCAGATGGGAACGCCGATTGAGGTGTTCAACGGTGACACCATCAAATGGGATATAGACGACAATCTGCCCAAAACAACAAGGCTTATGGTCGATGGTAAAACGCTGTACATTCATCGGGCGAATTTCCAAATCTTGGACAAGGATTCGTTGCAGTGAGCCACGATACCGAACCGGAGGATGTCAAGTTGGTCAGCATCGTAGAGAGGGAGGCCGAGGAAGCGTATCCCGTCCAATACTGGGATGGTTCCGACATCAAGAAAACGTTCGAGGCCGACAGTGACGATTTGCAGGAAGCCTATATGAACGGGCGTCTCCACCCCGCTTGCGGGGAGGAGGTGGAGGCCGTGGCGAAACATCTCATGTGGGCTGACGAAATCCCGCGATGGGAGAAGACCTACGGCGGGGCTCCCGATGAGGATTTCTTCTGGAAGCGGGCCGAAACGGTCGGCGCACGCGACGGATATCTGACTCTAGCCAAGGAGCTTCTGGAAATCGCGCGAAAGAAAGTCGAGGAGGGACTACTGTGATTCGACTGGCCGAGACACGGGGAAAACTCATCGCCGTCTACCGTGGAACGGAACCCAATGCGAACGGGCCGGACAATCCGATATGAGAGCCGCCATGTTCGATGATTGGAACGAGGTTCCCGAACTAGCGGGACAACTACTGGAAGAAGGAACGGACAGGTGAGTGTCATCAAACCCGATTTCGAAACCGCTTGCGACATGGTCAGGGACTTCGCAAGAAAATACGTCGGAACGCAACCCTACGCGAGATTGGACGAGCAAAACCGCCAATTGCATATCGGACTGCGAGAACTCAACCAGTATGCGACCGGGACGGGATTCGACAAGCCCCTGCGATTCGACTTGCCGAACGGATTCGGCTGGTTGGCGAAACAGACCGGCTCATCCGACGAGTGGAGTTGGGCTGGCAAACCGGTCAGAGAGCGGCAAGCCGTGGAACTCCTCAACCAACAGCATGAGGCCCATTCCGACTATCGTCCATTGGAAATGCTTTTGCGATTGTCCCAAGCCGTGGATGACAACACTGTTACTTACTGGCATTCCAGCCTATCCGACATAGAGAAGGAGCAACATCAGTGAGCTATGAGACCAACCGTTGCGACCGCATCGTCTGCGATTATCCCGACTGTGACGCCACCACGAGACTCTGGCGTGAGAATGAGGATTCGGCCTACAGTGACGCCGACGATTTGAAGTGGCTGACCATCGAGGTCGAATTGGATGGAGACGAGTACGTGGAGCGGCACTTCTGCCCACGGCATTTGGACACCACCCGACCTGAATGGGCGAGCGGATACATCCTACCCGACGTTCTCGTCCGGAATGGTTGGAACGTTTTGGGGTTCGGCACCATGTTCCCACCGAAGGGCGAATGCGCTCCCGTAATTGCCGGAGTGTTGGAGAAGGCCGATGCCTACGCTCTTGAGCACATTTCGGACGCATGTTTGGAGCGTGCCGCCATGGCCTTGTACCGATGCGAGAATGATTTGCCCGACGGCAAGCTTGACGACCGTGGACTCCTGTTGCGGTGGAATGGGATGTCCGAGGATGAGCGCGACAAGTATACGAATCGTGTCCTTCCGGTGTTGGAGGCTTTTCTGGACTATTGACGCAAACTATGCTATAGTGGATGTGTTCACACATAAAGAGTTTTCAGGCAAAGAAGGAAATAAACCATGGACACGTCCACCACCTTGAAGGAACAGATACAGGCTTTGATGGACTCGCTGGCCGACACCGCACTATCCGCCGCCGAGTCGCGCCATCA